TGTTTTTGCAAGTAATTTATATGGTAATCTTTTATCAGAATTATTACATTTATCTAAATTAATTATTAATTTTTCTATAAATGTAGGTTTAGTATTTCCAATTAATTGTTTAATATTATATAAAAATATATTAATTGATTTTATAAATGAATTAATTACATCATCTTTATTATGTATTATATTATTCTTTGATGTTTTATTTGTAAAACTTAATACAAATACATAACCTAAATTTTCTAAATAATAATCTTTTCCATATAAATTATATTTAAAATAACCACCTTTTTCAGTTTTTTGACATATAAAATCTAATCCTGATATTCCTTCTAAACTAATAATTTCATCTTTAAAATAAGATAAATAACTATAATAAAATATTATAGAAAGAATACATTGAGTTAAAGCATTAATACATAATTTATCATTAAAATTTAATTTATATTTTTTTATAAAATTATATAAATTTCCATTATAATTAAAATTTTCAAAAAATGAAATAGTATATTCTTTACTTATTTTATCTTTGGTATTTCCTAATAATTTTAGATATTTATTAATACCTTCATCATCTTTATCAGAATTACATTTAATATCACTATAATATAATTGAAAATGTGGTGAATATTTTTTATTAATAAATTGGTCAGATAATTCCTTTAATGTATCTATTAATATTTTATTTGGTTTTATAGTTAAAGTTATTATTACTGGTAATTGTTTATTAATATCCGCCTTAAATACAACCCATTGTTGTAATCTATTTTCAATCATTTTAAGATTATCAATTTTATTTGTTTTACATTTATTTATTAAAAAAAAACTAAATAAATGTATAAATGTTTTATAAGTTATAATTCTATCTTTTATATAATAATTATCATCATATTTTTTAGAACTTTCTTTAACTTCTTTAACTTTCTTTGCTTTTCCTTTTTTAGTTTCTTTATAACAACATTCAAATTTTTGATTATTTAATTTAATTATTCTTCCTTCTTCTAAACATTTATTATTTACTGGTCTTTTTTTAACAGGACATGTATTACCTTTTCCTATATTTTTAAATGCTCTAGTTTTAATTATATTATCTGAAGATACTTTAATAGATGATGAATTAGGACTATTTGATAATTTTCTATATAAATAATAATCAATTGCTATTTTTTGTAATATTAATAAAATTTTATTAATTATTATTTCTTTTTTTGGCATAATATCATTATATATTATCTCATCTCCTGTTTTTATTATTAATCCACCTTTAATTGGAACTGATATATAATTATGAATAATAACTTTTCTTTTCAAATATTTATGTTTTAATGGTATATCTTCATGTGATTTATATCGAATACATCTTCCCTCAATTTGTTGTTTTGATGATATATTCCATACAGGGTCTATTTGATGTAAATGTTGAATATGTTTAAAACTTATACCTTCTTTAATGGAAGGAGAACCTAAAATAACTTTAATTATCTTTCCATCCATATTTTCTTTTGAATTTAAAACTGATTTAACTATTTGTTTATCATTATCTGATAATGTTGCATCCCATAAAATATAAGTTTTATAAGGTTTATAAGATATACCTAATTTAGATATATCTAAATAATTAATCCAACCATTATTATCTAAATATTTTTTAATTATATATAGACAATAATTAATAAAATTTGAATAAATTAAATGTTTTCCATCTGTTTTATGTGATAAATATTTAAATAATGTTCTTAATTTAGGTGCATTTTTCTTTAAATCACTTAATACTAAATCAACTTTTTCATAACCATAAATAGAAATTGCCAATTGTCGCTGTTTTAATAAAAATGTTTCATTATCTTCTGAATTATTTTCATTTAAATAATTAAACATTAATTTATCTTGTTCAGGTGATAATTCAATTTTCTCTGGTTTATATTCAACCTCTGGAAAATCATTCTTATCATTTATTGCATAATAACTTATTTTACCTTTGATATAAGGAATAGTATCTTTAAATGATTTTAATTTATTATCTTTAATTTCTTTAACATTTAATAATTTAACTAATTCTATAAATTGATGATAATTATCAAAAATAGGTGTAGCAGTTAAAAAAAACATTTTACATGTTTTATCTGCATATTTTGAAATAAATCTCATAATTAATGCACGTATATTTTTAGAATTAATAGGATATGCATTTTTAGAATAAATTTTATCAATATCTTCTTCTTTCACACCATTTGATATTAAATTATGAAATTCATCAATAATTAAAATTTTATTTTTTGTTAAATCTTCTAAAGTTTTTTTGATATCAGATGATTTTTTAAATAAATTTAAAATATATTCATATGAATATATTGAATAATTTTTATTAATTATTTTTTCAAATAAAAGAAGTAATTTCTTTTTATCTTTTTCTTTTATTTTTGGGTCATTATATAATTTTAATTCTTTTTTATAATCAGAACATATGATAGGTATTAATTCATCTATATAATTAGTTTTTAGTCGTGCAGGTAATATTATTATTGCTTTCATTTTTGGATTAATTTTCATGATTTTTTCGGCAATAATAATTGATGTTCTTGTTTTTCCTGTTCCAATACCATGATAAATAAGTAATCTATCAATTATATCATCTTTTTTATAATTTTTTTCTACATATTTTTCTAAAAATAATTGTTGTTTTAAATTTATTTTATCTTTATCTAAAATTTCTCTAAAAGTTTTATAAATAGTTGTTCTATTCATAAATCAAATTCTATATAATAATTAGAATTTTAATAATAATTAATGGCTATTATAATAGGGGTTAAGCAAAGTGCAAAAACTTATCAAATTTTACAAGAAAATAATAATTTTTCATATATAAATAATGTTAATTCATCCAATTTATTATTTTTAAATGTTGATGAAAATACTAATAATAATGCTGTTATTAGGTTTAAAAATAATTATGAAATTGGATATATCGATAATAATATTTCTATAAAAAATATAAGTAATCTATTAACTATAAATAATAATAATATTAATTTCTATAAAAATGTATATTTAGATAGTAATATAAATATTAATAATTATTTTTATACATCAAATAATTCAACGTTTTTTAATAATAATATTAAATTAACTTTGAATAATAATATAAATAATTCATTTAAAATCATTTATAATAATAATGATTTACCAGTTTTTGAAGTTTTTAAAAATAAAATTAATATTCGTTCTCCTGATATATATACATCTAATATATGGTTAGCATCAAATGCAGTATTATATACAAATTTTATTAATAGTCCAAATGACCAACCAGTTGTTATTCAAAATATGTCTTTTGCAGAAAATTTAAGAATTTTTAGTGCTAATATAGTGCAAAATATTGCATTAGATAATGATATTGTATTTACTGATTTATATAATAAAAATCCATCATTCACAAATCCATATTCAACAATAAGTGAAGAAGAATGGGATACATATATGATTGATAATAATATTAATATAAAAGACCCTAATTTTTCAAAACCAAATATATATGTATGTAAATATTTAAGTTCTGGAACAAATATTGTTGGAGGTTCAAATATAGTTGAATTTAGAACTAAATATTTAAATTCATCTGATAGTAATTTAATATTTACAATAAATAATAAAGGTTATATTTCAATAGATAATAAATATAATTGTAATATTCCATTAAATATAAATATAACACCTTCAAATTCAAATATTATTCAATATACAAATATTAATAATAGTAATTCATGTTATTGTATAAATTCTAATGGTTTTATTAATATTGGTTCTCTTGATTTCTTACCAAATCAATTAAATATTTATAAAAATAATAATTATGATAGAAATAATACTGAATTAATTTCCTTAAATATAAATAATAGTAATAATACATCAAATAATAATACTACTAATATTTTATTTAAAAATAATAGTAATTTTTCAGATTTTAAATTAAAATTTTCTACACCATATGAAAATGATGTTAATATTTCATTTAATATTACTATTACTAATAATTATATAATTAATTATATTGAACCAATAAATACAACTATATATACAAACGCTTCATCATATATATCAACTTCTTATGCGGATGATTATAATGATGATAGTTTTGATTATAAAATAATTTTAATAATAAAATATCCTAAAGACACTTTACAAATAAAACAAATATCAAGAGTTGTAAATACTCTTAAATTTATGATATATCCATTTAATTCATCAGAACCTGATATAAATATTTCATCATTATTTAATAAATTTATTTATATTGTTAAAAGTAATAGCACCGATATTACTATTGAATTATATATATATATATATGATTATATATATTCATATACTGGTAAATATTATCCAAAATTATGTAATTTAATATCAAGTAAAACTAATAATAATACAATATTTGAAATATCACAAAATGGAAATATAGGAATTGGAACAAATTATACTGATATGTATAATTTATATATTGATGGTAATGCATCAATTAATAATATTAATTGTAAATATATTGATAATAATTTAACAAAAAATATTTCATTTTCTAATTGTGTTTTAAATAATATTGATATTATTAATAATGCAAATTTAATAAAAACAAATAATTTAATTTCATCAAATTGTTTTTTATCAAATTTAGATATTAATAATTGTATAATAAATAGTAATTTAACTATATTATCAAGTAATGGAAGTCTTATAGTTAAAACAAAATCTATATTCGGAATTAATTCAAATCAATATAATAATTATTTAATGACAATAAATACAATTAATGGAAATGGTTTAGTTATTAATAATAATATTATAAATAATAATCCTAATTTATTAATTAATAGTTCATGCGAATTATCATATCCATATATAAAATTACAAACACCAATTAATTCATATAATATAATTTCATCAAATAATAATTTTCAAATAAATTATAATAATGATAATATATTATTTGAAAATAATTCTAATTATAATAGTATTTCATTATTAAATAATAGTTTCAATATTTTTAAAGATAGTCAAGGTAATATTAAATTTTATGCAGGTTCTAAAAATAATGTTGTTAATTGGTATGATACTATATGTGGTATAGGAACTAATCCAAATAATAAATCATCTTTTAATATTTATGGTAATTTTAAGTTATTTAATATATATGATACATCAATAATATCATGTTATACAAATCCTGCACAATTTAATCAAATTAAAATAGGATTTGGAATTGATGTTGAAGCTAATATAACTACAGAAATTGTTAATAATTATGATGTAATTATAAATTATAATACATTATTTACTTCAAATGTAAGTGTTTTAAATAATATTTATTTAACTGGAACAATTTTAAGTGTATCTGATTGTAATTTAAAAACTAATATTCAAAAAATTGAAAATCCATTAGATAAAATAGAAACTATATCAGGTTATACATATACAAGAACTGATACTGGAAAATTAGAAACTGGATTAATTGCTCAAGAAGTTTTAAGAATATTACCAGAAGTAATAAGTTATAATACAGATAATAATTATACTATATCTTATGGAAATATGTGTGGGATATTAGTTGAAAGTATTAAAGAATTAAATAAAAAAATATCAATATTAAGTGATAAAATTGATAAATTAGAAAAAAATAATAAATAAAAAAAGATAATATTATAATGAATATAAAAACTATAATATCATGTATTTCAATTATAGGAATAAATGATATTATAACTATTTATATATCGAATATTTATTATACGCGTTTAATGATTTTTATAATTATTTATTTATTATTTGATATTTTTAGGATATACCAAGATTATTTAAATATATCTAATGAATTATCAGTTATAACAAAACATATTAATATACATAAATTAATATGTGAAGAAATTAAATATAATAATATTTTAATTAATACTATCTTAGAAAAATTAATTTTTATTGAAAATAAACTTGATTATATTGAATTGAAAATAAAATATATAAAGAAATAATTTAAGTTTCCTTATATAATTTATAATCAATTGCTGATGTTTGTAATATCTTATTTATTTTATTAATAAATATTTCTTTTTTTGGAATTATTTTATTATAAATATATTCATCACATGTTTCTTTTATTTTACCTCCTTTAAATGGAATTGATATATAATCATAAATAATAACTTTTCTTTTTAAATATTTATGATTTAATGGTATATCTTCATGTGATTTATATCGAATACATCGTCCCTCAATTTGTTTTTTTGCTGAATTATTCCATACAGGGTCTATTTGATGTAAATATTGAATATGTTTAAAAGTTATACCTTCTTTAATTGATGGCGAACCTAAAATAACTTTAATTATTTTTCCATCTATATTTTCTTTTGAATTTAAAATAACTTTAATTTCTTTTTTATCATTATCTGATAATGATGCATCCCATAAAATATATGTTTTATAAGGTTCATATTTTTTTTTCTTATTTTTATCTTTATAATTAATCCAATTATTATTATCCAAATATTTTTTTATAAAATATAAACAATAATTAATAAAATTTGAATATATTAAATGTTTTCCATTTTCATTTTTATTTAATAAATGATTAAATAAAATTTTTAATTTAGGCGCATATTCATCTAAATTTTTTAATACTAAATCAACTTTATTATAACCATAAACTGAAATAGCTAATTGTCTTTGTTTTAATAAAAATCTTTCTTTATGTTTTTTTCTAATATAAAACATTAATTTATCTTGTTCAGGTGATAATTCAATTCTTTGAGGTTTATATTCAACCTCTGGAAAATCTTTCTTATTTTCATTTGCATAATAACTTATTTTATTTTTGATATAAGGAATGTATTGTTTTAATGTTTTAAAATTATTATCATTGATTTTATTAATATTTAATAATTTAACTAATTCTATAAATTGATTATAATTATCAAAAATAGGCGTAGCAGTTAAAAAAAACATTTTACATGTTTTATCTGCATATTTTGAAATATATCTCATAATTAATGAACGACTTAATTTTGGTTTTTTATTTTTAGTTGATATTAAATTATGAAATTCATCAATAATTAAAATTTTATTTTTTGTTAATTCTTCTAAAGTTTTTTTGATATTATTAGATTTTTTAAATAAATTTAAAATATATTCATATGAATATATCTCATAATTTTTATAAGATTTAGAAGATATTATTGGCATTAATTCATCCATATAATTAGTTTTTAAACGCGCTGGTAATATTATTATTGTCTTCATTTTTGGATTAATTTTCATTATTTTTTCAGCAATAATAATTGATGTTCTTGTTTTTCCTGTTCCAATTCCATGATAAATTAATAATCTATCAATTATATCATAATTCTTTTCTACATATTTTTCTAAAAATAATTGTTGTTTTAAATTTATTTTCATTTAAAAAAATAAACTTCTTAATTATATCAAAAATAAAAAAAGCCAAAAATAACTTTTTTTGGCTTTATATAAATCTTTTTCTTAAACAAACGCAATTATTTCTCCATCTATCTTAAGATTTAATTCTCTCTTAAATTCGCAATTATACAACTTCTCATAAAAACATTCCTTATCATATGAATTTTTCCCAAGTCTGAACCCTTTGAAAGAACATTCATTACATTTCTTACATGTAAAAGATTTATGAGTAAAAGTGAAAGGAGTATTAATAATAGTCCATCCAAATTTTCTATTCATCATCTTAACAACGCGACCAACAATATAAGGTTCTTCAATCTTAAGTCCCCCAATAGTTGTCAATTCTGTCTTACATTCATAAATGTCCAATGTAATTCTTGCAATTTCTTTTTTCTTAGTATGAACATCTAAAATATCCATATAAGTGCCTGTAGTAGATGAATAACGAATACCATTAATATCCATTATAAATCCATTACATAACATATCAAGATTATTAAAAGGTGGTTCAAGGTCTGAACATTCATTTTCAGTATTTTTATAAGGAAATGAAACATCGAATATAAGTTCATTGCCATTTACTAAAATGAGTATTATTTGTTTATGTTGAATTAATGAATAAATACCCGTATATGTAAAATCATTATTAGTCTTTTTAAGAATATCTCCATATGTTGATAATTCTTCAATAAAACTATTCGCAATTTCACATGATTTAAAGTAAATATCCATATCATTCGGTTTAATCATGCGTTTAGATAATGATTTTGCAAATTTGATATTATCAAACTCTTTTTTATCATATCCATTTGCATAATAACATTCAGAATAATATTTACTTATCATCTTATCACGTATATATCCACCATAAATAATACCATTGAAATCATAAACAACTTTTTCAATATCAGTATATGAAACAATTGTCATTGTCATAAAAATGTTTAAAATTAATATAAATATCAATTTTTTTATATTAAAAGATTATAATGATACATAAATATTTAGCGAATATTTATTTAGCCTATAATTTTATTGTTGGAAGTATTTATCTTTTATGGATAATGTTATTATATTATTATAAATGTGAATGTTCCAAACATATATTAGAAAAAATAATTCATGTATATTGGTATGTTATATTTTTCTTAGATATCCTATTATTCTTTAATATTTTCTCAATTAAAGAATTTTATTTAATTTTCATAGGTAATGTATTAGGATTAGTTAATATTTATTTAACTTATAGATATATGAAATATTTAGATGATAAAAAATGCGAATGTTCTAATAATTTATTAAAAAATCTTATTATAATTATTTATATCTTTACTGGTTCTCTTATGGTTTCTTGTTTTATTGCTTTACCTGCTATATATTTAAGAAATGGTTATAAAAAATTGTATTAAAATTAAACTATTAAAAATAAAAAATGATTTAATAGTAAAATAAATATTATACGAGCTTCTTACGAACAATGACTGACTATTATCGAACAATTAGCAAAGTTTCAAATGCAACTGCAAACAAAGAAATCAAGATTTGCAACTCTCTCATCAATACTTATTATTATTTTAATAATCTTGGTGATAAAGTTAATGCTCAGATGAAAATGAAGACAATGACAAAAAGTCTTATTCTTCTCGGGAAATTCAAGATTAGCTATGACAAAGATAATATCACTTTCGGTCGTATCATGTTCTTATCTCCTGATAAAATGATTATCATCTCGGGTTCATTTATGAGAATTGACGATACAATTACTTATCATCGTCATTCAAAGACACGCGTGACAATTGTTGATACATGAGTTTTTCTCCGAACTATATTTACAAAAATATTAATTTTTTTGTAATTTATTTTTTGTAAATACTATTAATAGTATTATTCAATCGCTAAATTTACTGTTTCTATGAATTATAATAATAACTATTTTGATATTATATTGGTTATTAAAAATTGATAAATGTGAATGTACACATATAGCAGAAGGTAAATATCTTAAAGAATAGTTTATATTTACAATAATATTTGATATAATAATTTTATTTTATTTTATTTATTTATTTACATCAGGTAATAATGAAATATCTATTGAAAATATAAATTTTCATACTTTCAAAAATATATTATTATTTTAATTATTGATTTAATTATGATAATTAGATTATTAATATTTATTCATAAACTAAAAGAAATTAAATGTGATTGTGGATTAACTAAATTAGAAAATTTTATTTATTATTAGTATATTGTTGGATTTTCTATAATATTTTTTATGCTTTTATTAGGATTATTATATTATTTTTTTTAATGATATTATAATATTAATAATTATTAGATTATATGTCTTTAAAAAGCAAAAAAGATAATTTTTTTGATATTAAAGATGCAATGAAAGATAATACAAATGATACAAATAAAACTTATGGCTATTCATTATTTATGATTATTTTAGGTTTAGTTATTTATTTCTTTATATTAAATTGGCTTACTAAAGTTCATAAATGTAAATGTGCGATTATTCCAGAAAGTCTTTATTTAAAAGAATGGTTTTCATTTACAATAATTTATTTAATTATTATTTTATTATATTTATTATTCAATGGTTCTTATAATAATTCTGGAATATTATTATATTTATCTATGATTATTGGAATTATTAATTTTATAATGATTATAAGACTTTTGATATATATTCATAAATTAAAAGAGATTAAATGTGATTGTGGATTAACAATGCAAGAAAATATAATTTATTATTATTTTATAATAATATTTTCAATTATTATATTTTTAATTATTTTATCATTATTATTTTCAATAATTTCATTCATGAATAAATAAAATTATTTATATTACACCGACCGAAAAGAAAAATAAAGAACGAAAGATGCATTCTATCCTAACATATAAAATGGAAAATAAACGGAATGGTTGTATTAATCGTGATAAAAATGGTTGTAAAAATATTCAAAAAGTATTTAATCATTATATAGAATACGATGAACGACCAGAAAGATATAGGAGGGGTGTTGATTTACAAAAACTACAAACCGCAATAGTGCCGTCAAATTGTAGTTAGTTGCTTAAATGCGATCATTTACATCAAATAGAAAGAATGAATAACAAAATTATTATATTTTTATAATAGTATTGTCTCATTTTTTTTTCTGTTGGTGTAATTAGATAACATGCCTTCTAAAAGAAAAAGTTTACTCTTAAGCAGTAATAAACCAACTATAACTGAAAAATTATCTAATTCTCGCAATTCTTTAAATAAAATAAATGAAGATGAAGTTTTAAATATAGATACAAGACCATCATATGGAGTTTCATTATTTATGTATATAATTGGATTATGTATAACTTTTTTTATTCTAGATTGGCTAATTAAAGTTCATAAATGTAAATGTGCTAATATTGAAGAAGGATTATATCTTAAAGAATGGTATATGTTTTTAATTGTTTGGCAAATAATAGGAATATTATATTTTATTATTAATGGTTCTATGGAAAATTCAGGAATAATAAGTTTTATTTCAACTATAATTATGATTGTAAGTATTGTTATGATTATAAGACTTCTTATATATCTTGATAAATTAAGAAAAATTAAATGTGATTGTGGAATGTCTACAAGAGAAAATATAATTTATTATTGGTATATTATTGGATTATCATTATTATTATTAATGATTTTATTTACATTAATAGGTTATATATTTGCATATGCAAATAAATAAAAAAAAGAAATTAAAAAAATTTAATTAAAGTTTATTATTAATTTCAATAAGTAGTGAATAAATCATATTTAGATTTACTGGATTATTTCGAAGTGAATTTGTAATTTGACGTTTCTTTTTATTAGCTTGATAAGCTTGAATATCTTGTGTAGTAATTTTATATTTTACAGCTGCATCATCAAGTGTAATTGAATGATCTTCATCAATTAGATTTAAAGCTTTAACAATTAGACGTGTTTTAATACTTCCAGCTGTTCGCTGCAGTTGTTTAGCAATTTCTTCAATATTTACATCCTCGTCAATTTTATTCATAAGTGCATTATCTTCTTCTACTTCCCATTTAAGCCCTGCACGTGATGTTTCTGGATTTTCACGTTGCTTACGAAGTTTTTCTTGATACATTGTAAAATTTGACATTATAGGATTTGTATGGTTGTTCCTAATTTATAATAATTAATATCTTCTTATATAGATTTTTTAATTATTATAAAGAAATTAAAAATGGTTTTAATAATTTATTAATAAGTTCTTTAGGATATTCTAAATTATTCTTTTCAGCTAAACAAACAATCATTGTTGCAAATGAATACATATCATAATATTTTGTTAATGTTTTTGTTTTCTTTTTTTGAATTAATAATTCAGCACTTTCTATACTTTTTTCAGTAATCTTTTTAAAACTCTCTAATTCATATAACCATTTATTAGAATTATAATTAAGATTTTTAAAAAATATAAAGAAAAATTTAAATATAAATAATGATAATCCTAAATTATAAAATTTAATTGGATGATTAAACATAAAATTACCTCCTGAACCTTTTATAAATGATTTAAATGGAGTATATTTAATAAATGCTAAATCCCAATCAATCAATTTATAATGATTATTACAATATATAATATTATCAGGTTTAATATCATTATGTAAAAAATTATTTTTTTGTAATATTAATAAACTTTCATATATATCATCTATTAATTTATTAAATTCTTTTTGTGTAAAGTCTATATTATCAATTGTTTTATGGCATTTTTCTTGAAATATAAAATAATAATAACCATATGATATAGCATATATATCTATATCATTATAATTAAATATTGGTTTTAATGTTGTATAATAACTTAATTTATTTTTATAAATAAATGATAATTTATTTATTGATTTAAATTCATTTCTAAAATTATATTTTGCATTTCCTACAATTATATTACCTCGTTTAAATTGTTTAACTATAAAATTATTTTTATTTTCTAAATTCTTTAATATATTATCATATTCATTTACAGTTCTTATTTTTTTATTTAATCCATATAATGCTATTCTTTCCGGTTTAGCATCTTTAAACATCGTATAAAAATCAATATGGTCATTTGGATTATATAAATCATATGTTCTTCCTTTATATCCTTCGCTTATTTCTTTACCCCCTTTCATTTTTTTTATTAAATAATATCTATTATTAATAGATGAATTTTATTATATCATTCATAATTTGTTTAATTTTATTTATTATATTAGATGGAATATGGATATCATCCAATTTTGATTATTATATGACATTATTAAAAAAAATACAAAAAGAACCTTTTGTTATTAAAATTCCACCAATTATTATTTCATATATTTGTTTAACAATTGCATTATATTTATATTTTAAATTTTTAATATTTGAAATTCAAATGCTAAAAGATTATGATATGCATTTAATTGCTATATTTTATGGCTGTTTATTTGGAATTGCTATTTATGGAACATATAGTTTCACTTCCTGCACTTATTATAAAAATTATTCATATTATGATGGATTTAAAGATACATTATGGGGAATGTTTTTATTATCAATAATTGGTGTATTATTTACTCATATATATATACATATGAATATGAAAAAATAAATAATTTATTTTGAATATATTTCAAGTAATTCATTTTTATTTGGATTTGTTTCTAATACATACCATTTCTTTTTAGACGGGTCCCATCTTGCACCTTTACTTTTAGCATCATCTTTTTCAGCATATGCTACATTCAAATAAATCTTATTTTCTTTTTCTCCTCCTTTTTTAATAGCTGTCGGGTCTTCAATACATTCATTAGCCAATTTATCAGCATGATAATTACATATTGAATGTTTATCTTTATTATTTGTATGTGCTGCAATATGTTTATATTTAATATTATATTTTTTTGTTAATTCATATAATCTTTTAACTAATTCTACATTTGGAGGTGGTAATTTTGTTTTCTTACTTATCCATTCATTAATTACTAATTTATCTCCATAACTTGTTGCACATTTAATAACATATTCTGAATCAGTAACAATAACTTTATTTTTAATATCCATTTTTTTAATAATATTTATTCCCTCAATTGCCGCCGTTAATTCTGCAATATTATTTGTTAAATTACCTCCTTCTAATTTGCGAGAAATATTATATTTACTATCTTTTGATAAATAAACACCAATACCAGCAACTGCATTTTTTGAACCATTATTATGACATGCTCCATCTGTATATATATATACAGTATTTGCATATTCATCAATAAAATTTTTTGCTTCTTCTTCAGTTGCAAATTTCTTATAAATAGGATTTGGAATATTATCAATATTTTTTTTACATTCATCCCAAGTTTTATAAATACCAATATTATGTCCTTGTGCTACTGCATAATAATAATTACTAATTTCACTTACTTCATGCAATTGACTCATTTATTTATATTTATAATAATATAAATAATTATTATATAAATAATCATTTTTATTTTATTTGCTCAATCGGTTGATATTTTTTAAATTTTTCATTATAATTACATTTAAATTTAATAGTTATTGTTGTGCTTTTATCTTTGAATATATTTCTCATTTTAATACTATCTTGTAATGATGCAATAAATGCAATTCCTAGTTTATTTGATGTTAAAATATTATGATTATCATATATATTATAAATATCAGGTTCATCTGTTTTTGATATCCATAAATCTGTATTTGTATTATCTAAAGGTGTCATTATATTTGATGTTGATATTATTGGTAATGATGATGGTAATGAATATGATTTTGATGAAGATTGTAATGATGATGATTTTGATGATGGTAATGAAGATGGTAATGAAGATGGTAATGAAGATGGTAATGAAGATGATAATGGTTCTTTAATTATTGGTTCATTTTTAACTAATTCTTTAAATTCTGTTACATCTTTAATTTTCTTTTGAACAGATACAATAATATTATCATTGAAATTATATAATTTAGGTTTATGTTTTAAATAATATGATGAAAAATATATTCCTCTTGATGTATAATTTAATTCTTTTGAAATTGTCATTAATTCATTTAATGATTTTTTTGATAAATAATAATAATTCTTTACTTTATAAGAACATACATCACATATATCATCAGGAGTATATTTTTTATCTAAAATATTATATATAATTTTTAATCTTTCTGGCAAAATTATATCATCTAATTTATTACCTTCATATGCTATAATATCATTAATAATAAATATCCATTTATTCTCATTTGTTTTAATCATTTCACCATCAAGTAATGTATTTTTAAATAATGATTCATGAAATAATCCACGTGCTAATATTATTCTAGGTTTTTCATATCCAGTATGAATTTTCATATCAATAAAATAAATGATTGGTATATCATTGTATAAAGTAAAATAAATATAATATCTATTTCCATTTGAACGTAATGAAATTAAATGAGGTATTTTACTAATATATTTAATATTATTATCATCAATATTATAATAATGTTTTTGTATAATTCTAACATTATATAAATTTAATAATTCATTTAATATTACATCTTTTATAATATTGCATTTTATATTCCATGCTACTCTATCACCAAATGATATTATTCCTGTTTGCATTTTTTAATTATAATAAATATATATATAAATATAACTTCATTTTTTATTTATATATATGACGACTGTGAATAATGATGAACAACATTATTTAAATTTTTTAAATTTAGTTAAAAATGAAGGTATAAAAAAAAATACTAGAAATGGCATTACTTATTCCTATTTTGCACATTTACTTAAATTTAATATTTCAAATCATTTTCCATTATTAACAACTAAAAAAATGTTTTTTAAAGGAATTGTTGAAGAATTATTATGGTTTTTAAGAGGTTCAGTTAATTCAAAAGAACTTGAATCAAAAGGTGTTAATATTTGGAAAGGTAATTCTTCACGTGAATATTTAGATGCTAATGGTTTTTCTAATTATGAAGAAGGATATTTAGGACCAATTTATGGTTATCAATGGCGTTCATTTAATGGTAAAATTGACCAATTAAAATATTTATTAGAAGAATTAAAACTTGAAAATAGTCGTCGTATTCTTATTAATGCTTGGAATCCATGTCAATTACATGAACAAGCATTACCACCATGTCATATTTTATATAATTTCTTTAAAAATAATGATGAAATAAGTTGTATGATGTATATGAGGTCAAGTGATTTATTTTTAGGATTACCATTCAATATTGCATCAACTGCTCTATTAACTTATATAATTGCTAAAGTTGCAGGTTTTAAAGTTAAAGAAATAGCCATTAGTATTTGCGATTGTCATATTTATGAAGAACATTTAGAACCATTAAATATGCAAATGGAAAGAACACCATATGAATTTCCTTCAATTCATATTAAAAAAGAAATTGATATAAATAATTTATCAATTGATGAAAAAATAAAATGGATTGAGAATTTAACATTTGAAGATTTTGAATTAATTAATTATAATTGTTATCCTACTATAAAAGCTATTATGAAATAAGACCGATTTCTGTTAAATATTTATTATTATCTAACATTTTTAAATTATATAATTGACCAGTATATTTTTCTGATTTATTTATTTTTTTTATTTTTGACCAAATATAATTATCATAAATAAAATAATTACTATCTGTTGTATCAAATGATTGAGGAATTTTTATTACATAATTATTATTAATATAATTAGCATTTAATAATACTCCTACTTTCATAAATAACATTTTTAATAAATAAAAAGTATTCTTATTTGATGTATTGATTACTGAATTATTTTCCATGAAACCTTTTAATAAATATAATGTATTTTGTTTAGATAAATTAATTAATTCTTCAGATTTTAATATATTTATTTTATCTTTTGGAGTTAAATTAATTTTTATTGTTGTTGTTATATTATTATTAAAAATTTCAAATGATATATTATTATTATGTAAATATTTATTTAAAAATCCAATTGTATTTTTATTTAAATTATTATTTAAATTAAATGTATATTGTTCTAATAAGATTAATCCCTGAAATCTATATTTATCCTCATCTGTAATTTCATCTGTAATTTCATCAGTTGTTTCAGTTGTTGTTTCAGTTATTGTTTCAGTTGTTGTTTCAGTTATTGTTTCAGTTGTATCAATAATATCATAAAATGGATATCCAATATAATCAAAATCTGTTAAATCACTAACATTAATAAAAGAAGGAGAACATATTCTTTTATTTTCTTCAATAAAATTTGGACAATCTCTCATTTTTAATTCATATGGAATATTTTGAATAGAATAAATTTTATTATTTCCACTTAAATAATAATTATCAATATTATGAATTGTTTTTATTTTAAATAAATATGGATATCCTTTAACATTATTTTTAGTTATTTCATCAATTTCTACATATTTATCAATACCATGAATTAAATCTGTTTTTATTAATTTATCTGCTCTTTTAACACCTTTATTTGTATATAATAGTAAATCACCTCTTATATAATTTGTCATTATTTAAGAATAGATATTTAATTGTTTATATATATTTATATAAATTAAGTAGCAGCAGGTTCTAAATTAATATCACCACAATTCATATCACTCCATGGAATATTACATACTTTTGCATATGCACATCTTAATGTATTATTTTCAGGATATTTATCTTCTTTAGAAGCTAAAAATGAAGGATAAACTGAATTACATGTTAATGGTATAACATCAGAATTATAATCATTTGTTGGAGGATTAGCAGTAGAAGGAGGATTAATTTCAAATGTAATTGGTCTTTCTTTTTTATTAAATAATCTAACTTTTGGACCTTTAATATATATTCCAGATGGGTCATTTATTACAGATGCTGTTAAATTTTTTGTTGGATCTGGAGTACCATTTGTTAAATATGTATCTTCAAAATAAAAATCATTATTACCTGTAAATAAAGAATTAGGATTTGTTATATCATTTGCAGATTCAAAATATAATTTTTTTTTCTCTAAATCTAATTTTATTGCACCAACTTTAATAAAATTAGCTGCTGTTCCTTTAGTAGTATCAACTACATAAACATTAATATCACTTTTAGTTCCTAAATTATTCATTAAACTATACATACTTATACTATTCCAATCATAAACAGTTGCTACATATTTAACATCACCTGATGATGTCATAACAGGAGGATTAGTTGCAGTTGTACTAATAGAAGTTATAGCTGCACTAGATGTTGCCCATGTTAAAGGCGCAGGAGCACCAAAATATACTTTAGGTTTTCCATTATTTTTATCAGTTCCATCATATGATGAATTAAATATATTATCAAATTTAGTTATAGTTTTTGTAGCCGGGTCCATTGTTGTCGCTTTATAATTATTCATAATTAACGCTGATTCACGTAAATCTTTAAATACATTAGAAGTTATTGATTTATTTCCAGAATAATTTAAATTAGATGCTCCATAATCATTTATATTTTTATATAAATATGTATTATCATTTAAATCATTTATTGTAAATTTTAATTTATCATATATCCCAGTATAATTAGTTCCATTATTTTTAGTATAATATGTTGGAATATTTCCTAATCTATATTGATTAGTTTCATATTGTTTTTTATCTTGTTTATATATAAGATTTTTATCAAATATTTTATCATCCATTACACATCGATATTTAAATAATTTTTTATTATAATTATCAACATCAAAAGATTTTTCAACACTAATATCATCCAATACTTCCAATTTCCAATAATCAGGACATGAAACATTTTCATCTACTTTTTTTCTATCTATTTTTTTAGGTTTAAATGATAATATAAAATAAAGAAATATCATAATTATTATAATTGTTCCAACAATATAAATTAATGTAAATGGTAAAAATTTATCAAATAATAATTCACGAATATTATCAGAAAAATATGCGGCTACTATTAAAATAAATGCAAATACTGCATATACTATACATACAGTAATAGTTCCTTTAAACATATTTTCTTGATGTATTGAATTAATAGTAATATCATAATCTGTTAATTCAGGGTCACTTGCTTTATCACACATTATTTTATAAAAATACCTTCTAATTATATAAATGATTTTATTTTAATTATTTAATACCATTATATATATGTTCTTGTAATTTCAAGTGTTTTTGTTCCTTTTTGCGATGGTAATTGTGCGCGTTCTAATGGCATAGGTAAAGTGCTACAAGTTTTTTTATAATTAATATATTGGTCAATATTAGTTATTATATTTTCAACTGCCCATTCTACAACCTTATTATTTAATTCATTAATTTGTTCATTAATATCATATGGTAAATTTTTACCATATTGTAAATAAATTGACCTCATTATTATTAATAATTCTTGTTCATCTTGTTTAGATATTAAATGGTTTCCACAACTTTTATTATAAACGCCTTTAATTATAATTTTTTGAATATTATTTATATTTTCTTTTGAAAAAAATTTTAGGGATAAATTAGTATTTGTTAAACTTTGAGAAATAGAATTTACATTATTTTCTGATAATATTGATTCCTTAACCATTTTTGAAGAACCCTTAATTTTATCTAATATATCCACTCTACCATTTTTAATATGTGATGGTATCCATACATCGCTATTATAATCAACATTCATATAATTATTATTCATTTTTATTTTCTTTTTATCTTCTTAATTTATAGAAAAGATATGAATAATTTTTTACCTACTATTAAAGATGTCATAGCCAAATATAAATTACAAATAGCTAAAGATAAGACAAAAGATATTCATGAATTATTATGTAAATATATGGATACATTAGTATTTAATATTGTGTCAATTGCGTCAATTATAACTATGATAAATAATTCTGATACAATTAAAAAACAAACAATAAAATTAGTTAAATCTTATATTAATGATAAATGTAATTATAAAATGACCGGTGGTAATAATGTTTTACCATCTGAATATTTTGGTTTAGATTGTGGTCGATATAGTGAAACTAATGCATCTGGTGATATATTAAGTATTGATTTTACATCTGGAATATTAAGACCTCAAATTGGTGGAGGTGGAAAAACTTCCGTTGATAATAAACATATTTTAAATAAAATTAATGAAATTTTAAATTATTATAAATTAAAAGCATCTGATATTATTATAAAAGATTTATTAAAACTTATTACCATTTATACTAATTGCTTCTTTAAACAATTAAAAATGAGTAAAACAGTTTTAACAACTGCTGTTATTAATAAAATAATAAAATCAAATAAAACTTTAGATATATTTAAATAAATAATAATGACAATATATACAATTGATGGTAATATTGGTTGTGGTAAAACATCAGTATTAAATTATTTACATAAATATAAAAATATTCAAATTGATTTAGAACCTATTGAAAAATGGAAATCATTTTTAGATAATATTTATTTATCAAAAACTGGTTATTTTAATTTTCAAATTAAAGTATGGTTAGATAGAGCATGGATACAAGAAAAAGACAATAAATCAATTATATTTATGGAAAGAAGCCCGTTTTTTATTAGAAATACATTTAATAAAAATGATTTTATTAATAATAATATTAATGAAGATGAATATAATGTTATAAATGAAATGTATAATAAAACCGATAATATATGGAAATCTAATTTATATATTTATTTACGTTCATCTCCTAGCAGATGTTTAGAACGTATTAATTATAGAGGTAGAACGAATGAAATGAATATTACATTAGATTATATAACTGATATACATAATTTACACGAAGAAACATATAAAATAGCATTAGAAAATAAATTAGATATTATTGTAATTGATGTTAATAATAAATCAATACATGAAATTGCGGAAGAAATATTAAGTTTAATAATAAAAAATGATGAATAAAATAATTCAAATATTCATTATACAAAAATGAATAATGTATGCAATTTTATTAAAAATAATTATAATAATACAATTAATAAAACTAATTATATTAAATGGAATAATGATGAATGTTTTACCGGTGATTTTATTGAATTAAAAATTTCTTTATATATCAAATCAAAATTATTTGAATATTTAGGTAATGATATTAAAGATATTGATTTTTCATATAAAGATGATAATATTATTATATCATTCTCTTATAAAAATAACATAATTTTCATTTCAGATAAAACTGATATTAATGGTAATTTATTTTGGGAAATATTTATGTATTAAAATTAAAGGAAATTATTAAAAAATGATTTAAAGGATATAATAAAATATTTGTGTTATAATGCCAATATCTACCACCATTTGCGAAATGTATTTTGATGATGCCTTTGACTTTTATAGCACAACATGCGACCCTGATTATGAACATTGTCATGACAATCATTACCGCTTCTTCTTAATTAGAGAATATGCTGAATGGTTGTTTCAGATGAACGAAGTTATTAGGATTTGGGAGTGAAAACTTTCGATTTCAATTATATGTCAAAATTAATTTTTTGGCATTTTGTTTATTTTTTTTATTAAAAAAATGATGTTTAAATATTTTTTTTTAATTTTAAATAAAAAGATGAAAGAAGTTTGCGAATATATTAAAAATATTTGTGATATTACTGATTTTGAATATAATCAAGGTAATCAATATATCGAATTTGAAGATGATTATTATTTAAATAATTCAGAACTTATTGATACTATTTCTTCAGGATTAAAACTTTATTTAGAAAAAGATGTTTCTAATATCATATATAGAATTGCTTATGATAAAGTTATTGTTTCATTCCTATATAAAGGATATACTGGTGAAATTTGGGAAACATATAATTCAAGAGGATATCATTGTTGGGTAGTTTCCATTTAATTATTAAAAAAATGTATTGATTATTATTATAATAGTAAAAAAATGATTTAATGATTTTATAAAATAATTATGTTATCAATGCTAACATCCAACGATATTTGCGTAATGTATTATGACGATGCTGCGGACTATTATGAACAAAAATGCGACCCTGAGTATGAATACTGTCATGACAATCAACATAGATTTTTCATGATTAGAGATTATGCGAAGTGGCTGTATGAACTTCATCATATTGTTCGTGTCTGGGAGTAGTTGTTTCCGAATATAATGCCAAAATTAATTTTTTGGTATTAATGCTTTTTTGGGGTCGAATTCAAAAATATATTTTTCTTTATTTTCTTTTAATTTTTGAATATCAATTTCAAATGTTCCTAATGGTTTTATATTTTTTATTGTTTTATCAAAATTATTTCTTGGAAATGAAATTTCTACCCCTAATTCACTTCCTTTATGCATCATACCTTCATTTCCATGTAAAATTAATTGAGGATGAAGACAAGCCTTCTTTCCACATGTTATAGGGTCTAATTCCATAGGAACACCATCACTTCCTAAACTATATAAATATTTATATGGAATATCTTTTTGTAATTCATATACATGTAAATAACAAGGTATATATTTATCAGAACGTTCATTTATTTCTAATCCTAGCCATACTGATATTACAAAATCTATGCCAAAATAAACAACTTTACTATCATCATTAAAAGGACTAATCATTAATGGATCTTTTTGTGTTGAACATCTATATAAAGGAGTTCCTTTTGGTAATTTCTTTTTATCTTTAAAAATACTATCTATTTTTTCATATAATTCATTCCAATATTTAGTATTTCTATCTATAAATGGTCCAATATATTCCATTTTTTTTAAATCAAAATAAAAATTAATATCTTTCATTTTATAATTATGATGTGGTGGATATAATAATAATGAATACATTTTTTTATTCTATTTATATTGGATATAATGTTATTATTATAAATTTATCTAAATATGTCATAATATCTCCTTTTCTATTTTTATAATTAAATGGAATTACAATTTTACCAGTAATATTTTGTTCTGTTTTTATTATTAAATTATCATCATTATATTCATATAATAATGATTTAATAATAGAATATTCTGTATAATTGATATTACCACATGCAAAATAATACATTAAACATTCATTTTCTTTATAAGAATAATATCTTCTAATATAATCATAAATATAATCCATTTTTTATAATAAAAAAATAAAAATACAAAAATATCATTTTTTTGTATTTATAATAAAGAAAATTCAATAATAGACCAATGTCCAATGATAAATTTTCTTTGTAACTTTCTCTAGATAAATTTCACAAAGATTTTCCTTATATTGAAACTGAATCGAAGTGCGAACAGATGTTATTTTAATGTTCATATCACTCAAACAAGATTTCATATAAATCCTCAATTTTTTCTGAATATAATCTAACATTTGTTTATCAGTCATTTCATTTTCAACTGGTGATTTGAATGTTTGAATTGATTGTTTTTCAGTAATTCCATTTTCTTTGTAATAATCTTTAAGAAAATCACAAATCCTATCCATTTTTTCTAGATATAATTATTATTATAAGTAAAAAATCATTTTTATTTATTTTTACTTTTATAATGCTAAAAATTAAATTTTAAACAGAAATAACCCAATAATGATGACCTTTTAAATTATATTTTCTCCAAATATTACAATCAAAATCTTTATACATGAAATTAAAGCTCAAATGGTCATAAACAATTTCATATGTAAAATTAGAAATATCATTACCAAGATTTTTTTTTAATTCTGAATAAACATAATCATTAAGTTCTAAATCACTTATATTTTCATCTTCATTAATTTTGATATATTGACATAAATCATAAACATTATGATTTGAATTATTACAAGAAGATTTAATAAAAATGCAAACTTCATCCATATTTGTTTTTATAATTATAAATAAAATCATTTTTATTTATTAAAAATATTTTCTAATAAATAATTTTTATCTGCTGGTTCTGTATATTTTTCATTTATAGTATAACGATTATTATATAAATTAAATCTAATATTTTTATATATTATATCTTGTAATTTATTAAATTTAGTTCTATAATTTTTATCACTAGTATCTTTAAAATTTAAAAGATATTTTTGTAATAATAATAATATTTCATATAATTCAAATCTATTTGAAATATTATTATTATAATATTCTTTTTCATAATCAGCTAATATAAAATTATTTATAATTGCATTTCCATAGTCACTAATTGCTATTTTATAACCTTCATTAGGTACTCGATATTTAACTCCATTATATTTATAATAAAAATATTTTTTACTAATATTAACTTTTTTATATAAAATATTTGTAAGTCCAAAATCTCCTTGATAAAAACCTAATTTATCTTGTAATATTATAAATGTAATAAAAATTTGAAAAAATATTGACCATAATTGTTTTAATGTTAATTTATTTATAATTGATAATAAATCTCCATCATATTTTTCAATTATAAGTATTATACTATCATTGTATATATAATACTTATAAAATTTAACAAGGTTTGCTGTTAAATTTTCTTTGATTATTTTATTACATTGTTTATGAATTTCAATTTCTCTATATGGATTTTCATTATAAGTTTGAGTATCTAATGTTTTATTTATTTTTCTTTCTTCGGATAAAAAAAGAATTTTACCTATTTTATTTTTATCAAAATTTATATATCCAAGATTATTTCCACCATTGCTAAATTTTTTAATATCATATTTCTTTTTATTTATAATAACAAAACTCATATTCTATTATTAAATGCCAAAAAAATTAATTTTGACATATATTATTCCTATTCAACAATCAGACAGAAACACCCCAGCAATGATATCCCTTTGAGTTATATCTATCCCAAATTTCACCAGTGAAACCTTTATAACTGAACATCACAACGACTTTATCATTAATGACCGTATCTTGTATATTGGCTACATCAGCTCCAAGATGAGTTTTTAACTCAGAAGTAATATAATTAGCTAGTTGAACATTTGTCCAATCTTGGTCTTCATCAGGATTGAACTTGACATATCGACGACAACCATCATAAACATCCGGATTTTCAACATCGCAAACAGTCTTGATAAAACTAGAAACTTCGTCCATCTTTTTCTCCTAATATTTTTTTAATAATAATAAATCAATTTTTATAATAAAAAAGAAATAATGATACAAATATTAATTATCTAAAGTCATTGTACAAATCCATTTTGAAATATCTGGATCTGCCCAAATTTCTCCTTTAAAATTATAATATGAGAAAATAATAGTTTCATATCCAAAATGATTAAAATATTGAAGATTATCAATATCATTATTAAAATGATTTTGCAATTCAATGCAAATTTGAGAAACAATTTCAATATTTGTTAATCCTAATTCATCAAAATCTTTGAAATCAATATATATCTTTTTAGTATTAAATGTATGATGTTCAGCATTATAGCTAGACTTGATAAACTTAATTAATTTATCCATTCTTTTTTTATAAATTTTTATAATTAAAAAGAAATCATTTTTTAATTATAATGAAAATGCCAAAAAATTAATTTTGACATTTATAAGACCCCTCTAAAACATTCAGATAGAAATCACCCAGTAGTGATACCCCCTTGAATTATAGGTTTCCCAAATTTCCCCCCAATGACCTTTATAAGAAAATCGAATAATAATCTTGCCATGAATGACAACGTCATCAATATTTGCAACATCATCTCCAAGATGAGTTTTCAACTCTGAACGAACATAATCAGCCAACTGTGCATCTGTCCAATCTTGCTCTTCTTCGCAAGCTTTGAATTCGATATATTCACAGCAACCATCACTCTTTTCAAAATCTTCAACATCGCAAGCAGTCTTAACACAATTGCAAATCTCGTCCATTTTCTCTTTTGTCCCCCAATACTTTCTTTAAATCCTTTAAATCAATTTTTATTATAAAATAGAAAAATCAATACAAAAATATCAAAAAAATTAATTTTTGATATATATATGAAAGTTAGTTTTAGACGATGACATCAAACAACTTAACAAGCCAATAGAATTTTCCATTCATATCTTTGACCTCCATAATATTACCTTCTTTTATTCCATACTTGAAATAAACAACAGGAGTATCAAGATTATTATAAATATAAATGTTTCTTACTTCGTTATTTAAGTAATATTTCAATTTTTGATAAATGTGAGTAGCAATTGAATATAAACCTGCAGTATAACATTCCTCATCTCGCTTATCATGTTCAACAAATGCATAACTTCCAATCATTGCATATTTATTCATTCGAATGATATATGCAACTTTTTCCATTTTATTTTGGATAAAAGAATGTTATATAATATAAAATTCAATTTTTATTTTTTTTACTTAAAATTTATATCAAAAAAAATTGATATAATTTCATATAAATTTATATAAATAATTGAAACAATAAATAATAATGGCAACCGAAGTAGATAAAAAATATAAAAAACATGAACTTAGAACTCATATTTATAGCCGTCCTTCAATGTATATTGGAACTATTGATCCAAATACAATTGAAACTTATATAATTGATGATACTGATAAAGTAGTTAAACAAAATATTACATTTATCCCTGGTTTATTTAAAATATTTGATGAAGCTGTTGTAAATGCAATTGATCATTCTGTTCGAACAAGAAAAGAAAATATTAATGTAGTTAAAAATATTAAAATTAATATTGATAAATCAACAGGTATTATTGAAATATTTAATGATGGAATGGGAATTGAGATTATTAAACATAATGATTATGAAATTTGGATTCCTGAATTAATCTTCGGAGAACTATTAACTTCATCTAATTATAATGATGATGAAGTTAGAGTTGTTGGAGGTGTTAATGGTCTTGGTATTAAATTAACAAATATTTTCTCAAAATCATTTACTATTGAAACTGTTGATAGCACTCGTAAAAAGATTTATAAACAAGTTTTTACGGAAAATTTAACTAATAAAGAAGTTCCTGATATTAAGAGTTGTCAAAAGAAATCATATACAAAAATTACATTTCTTCCTGATTATGAAAAATTTGGTTTGACTAATATGACTGATGATATTTATAATTTATTTAAAAGACGTGTTTATGATGTATCGGCTTGTACTGATGTATCTGTAAATGTTTATTTTAATGAAAAGAAAATTAATATTAAAGATTTTGAAAAATATACTGATTTATTCTTAGATACTAAAGCAATTCAACCAAGATTTTATGAAATGGTAAATGACCGCTGGGAAGTATCTGTTGCTGTTAGTAAAACAGGAACTTTTGAACAAATGTCATTTGTTAATGGTATTAATACTATTAGAGGTGGGCGTCATGTTGAATATATTACTAATGCTATTACTAAAAAATTAGTTGAAATGACATTAGCAAAAAAGAAGAAAACAATTAAACCACAACATATTAAAGAAAATTTATTTATATTTGTAAAATCAACAATTGAAAATCCAACATTTGACAGTCAAACAAAAGAAACATTAACAACATTAGTAACTAAATTTGGGTCTAAATGTGAATTATCTGATAAATTTTATGAAAAATTATATAAATCAGGTATTATTGAAATGGCTTTAAGTGCAACAGATGTTGTTGAACAAAAGAAATTAGTAAAAACTGATGGAAAGAAAATTAATAAAATTATCGTTCCTAAATTGGATGATGCTAATTTAGCAGGAACTAAAGATAGTAAAGATTGCACATTAATTTTAACTGAAGGAGATTCAGCGAAAACAATGGCTATTTCTGGATTAAGTGTAGTTGGACGTGATAAATTTGGTGTATATCCTCTAAAAGGTAAAATTATTAATGTTAAAGATATTACATTACAAAAAATTACAGATAATAATGAAATTACTAATCTTAAAAAAATATTAGGATTAGAACAAAATAAAGATTATAGTAAAGGTATTGAATCACTTCGCTATGGTAAAATTATGATTATGACAGACCAAGACCATGACGGAAGTCATATTAAAGGATTATTATTTAATGTTTTTCAGACATTATGGAATTCATTATATAAACATGAAGGTTTCTTAACATCAATGCTAACTCCTATTATTAAAGCTACAAATAGTTCAAGTAAAGAAGTCATATCATTCTATAATATGAGTGATTATGAAACATGGATTGATAAGATTGATAGAAAATCACAATGGAAAATTAAATATTATAAAGGACTTGGAACATCAACTGACCAAGAAGCAAAAGAATATTTTAAAGAAATGAGACAAATTACTTATAATTTTACTGAAAATTCTGATAGTTCTATCGATTTAGCTTTTAATAAAAAAAGGGCTGATGATAGAAAATTATGGTTATCAACATATGATAAATATGATGTATTAGATTATACTGAAAAATCTATTAGTTATGAAACATTTATTAATAAAGATTTAATTCATTTTAGTAATAGAAATTTAGAAAGAAGTATTCCTCACATTTGTGATGGTCTTAAAGAAAGCACACGTAAAATTTTATTCGCATGTTTAAAAAGAAATTTATATACTAATGAAATTAAAGTAGCACAATTAGCTGGAAATGTAAGTGAAGTTACAGCATATCATCATGGAGAAAATTCATTACAAGAAGCTATTATTGGAATGGCACAAATATTTGTGGGAACTAATAATATTAATATGCTTCAACCTATTGGACAAATGGGTTCAAGAATTAGTGGAGGACAAGATTCATCATCTCCAAGATATATTTATACATTATTATCAAAATTAACAAAATTAATTTTTAAAGAAGAAGATAATACAATTTTAAATTATTTAAATGAAGATGGTTTATCTATTGAACCTGAATATTATATTCCTATCATTCCTATGATTTTAGTTAATGGTGGTATTGGTATTGGAACAGGATATTCAACTAATATTGCTCAATATAATCCATCAGATATTATTAATATTTATTTAGATATTATTAATACAATTGATAATGATATTGGTAAAATTCTAACAATTGAAGATATTGAAAAAACAGAAACTTTAATTAATGATAAAGAAATAGAAGAACTAATTCCTTATTATCTCGGTTTTAAGGGTGAAATTAGTAAAAATGATAAGGGTAATTATAGTAGTAAAGGAATTTATAAATGGATTAATGATACTACTATTGAAATTACTGAATTACCTATTGGAACATGGACAGAAAATTATAAAGAATATTTAGAAGAATTAATTGTAAATAATAATCAATATTTAAAATCATTTGAAAATCATTATACTGCTAAGAATGTTAAATTTATATTAAAAATTAATGATGGTTGTAAAGCTGAATTAGAACCTAAATTTTTCACTGAATTTAATCTTATTTCAACTAAAAATTTAAGTTTAAACAATATGCATCTCTTTTCAGAGAAAGGATGTATTAAAAAATATAATAATACAACTATGATTATTAAAGAATGGTTTCAAATTAGATTAAATAAATATCATGAGAGAAAAACGAAACAATTAGAGATTATGGAAGATGAATTTAAATTAATTTCTTCAAAAATTAAATTTATTATTGATATTATTGGTGGAAATATTATTATTATGAATATTAAAATTAAAGATATTGAAGAACAATTAGAAAAATTAGAATATTATAAATATGATGATAGTTATGATTATTTATTAAGAATGCCTATTTCACAATTAACATTAGAGAAAAAAGAAAATTTAGAAAAAGATGTTATTAAACTTAAAACAAAAATTGATAATCTTAAAGATATGTCAATTACTAAAATATGGGAATTAGAATTAAAAGAACTTTTAACTGAATGGGATAATCATAAACAAATTATTGAAGAAGATTATTTAAATGATTTAAAAGGAGAAACAATTGGAGGAAAACCAGTTAAAAAAGGCGTCCAAAAGAAAAAGTAATTAAATCATCAATACCATATTTATTTATATTATTAGAATAATATTTCCATTTAAAAGGTAATATTAAACTTTGATTTTTTTGTAATTTTATTATTATAATTTTATCTTCTGGTGTTGGATTTTTCTTTGTTATTTGTGCATTATATATAATAACTTCTGTATCTTCATTTGCATTTATAAATAAATATTTATAATTATTATGTTTCCAATCATTAATATCATTATCATTATTATCATTATTATTATCAGAAATAATATTATAATTGAACCAACTTTTAATAATTTCAGATGGATTTTGAATATAATCAGTAATTACAATTGGTTGTCTTGATGATAATAAATTAAAATTAAAATTAGTTATATCTGTTTGTAAAATTGATATTTCTTTAGGAAATATATAATAACAAAAAGCATATATAATTATAATAATAGACAAAATTATAATTAATAATTTCATTTATTTATATTAAATAGAAAAATATGAGAAAAAGAAAGGCATTAAAAGGTGGATATTTAAAAGGAAAAGAAACTACTACAGGACCAGCGTTAAATAAAAATTTAGATAAAATACCAGATGATGAAATTAAGAATATTAAATCAACATATGAAACAAATTTACAAGAATCTGAAAAAGATATTAAATTAAGATTAGCAATTAAAAATCAAGCAGCATTAGAATATGCTAAAGATAAAGATAATAAAACTAAAGAAGCAGTTGTAGAAACAAAAATTGAAGCTAATAGAACACGTTCAGCAGCAGTTACTTATTCAAATATTAAATATGTATCAAGTGGTCTTTTTAAATTTTTTGAAAATATAATAGGTTATATAACTAATTTTGTTTCATCTGCTGTATATAATGCTTTTCATGGTGGTCAAGGTGTAATTATAAAAGCAATATTTGCAATATTTGTAATAGTTTCTATAATATTAGGTGCTACAAATATAATTCATGGATTTAATAGTAATTCATCTAAATTACCTAAATATAATGATATTGGACAATCAATTTTATTTTCAGATAATGAAAAATATTTAGTTATGCCAAATTCTAATTCATTTTTAGCTCGAATGTCAAATGGTATTAATGATTTAATACCTAATCAATATAAATATAAATGGGCATCTATTTCAAATTCAGTTACATATATAACTAGTGGTAAAAATCAATATGACAATTATTTAACAGATAGAGAAGAAACAGATGAAGGAAGATGTGATAATATATTTCATATTAATTTCACTAATGGTTCAGTTGCTTTGCCAAAAGAAAAAACATTTAGTATTATTAAACCAAAACCTGTTATATTAGAATTTAATAAAGATTTATATCATGATTCAGATTATAATAAAATTGATAGTAATATTAATGAATTAGTTGGTAAATATCATAATAAATGTGTAATACCTATAAATCCAAATCAATATGGAAAATATGCATTAGATTTAAAACAAACATCTTATTATAATGAAAATGGTTTAATAGATGATGTAAATAAAACAAAATTTATTAAAAATATATTTAATGATAATAAAGACCTTAAATTAAATAGTTTTAGTAATTTATTATATACTGGTTATTTTGATATAAATAATGTTATTGCAAGTTATAGCACAAAATTAATAAATCCAAATTATAAAGGACCAATCTTAAGATTAACAACCACTTCAATATTAAAAAATCAATTTGATAAAACTCAAAAAACAGCTAATTTTTTTAATCGTTATAAAACTAATTATTTATATTGTTTAGTTCAAAATAAAGAAGTTTCATTTAAAGATTTTTTTAAAGATTTTATAAATAAAAATGCATCAATTTATGTATCAACAATATATGACCAATCAGGGAATGAACACCATTTTGCATATGAAGACCATGATAATAAATATATGCCTGAATATATAGAACATAATTATAATAAATTAATTAAATTTTCAACAAGAACTATATTATATCTAAATAAACCAATTGTTCATAATGATATTAAATTAATTACTAAAATAAAATCTATTAAAACAGAAATAATTTCTCAATCAGAAATTGATAAAGCTAAATCAGATTTAGATGAAGCAAAAAAACTATTTGATGAAGCAAAAACACAATATTATTATATTAAAATAAAATATGATAATGCAAAAAAAGACTATGATACAATATTAAAAGTAAAAAAGATATATGATGCAGCCCCCCCTGAACAACAACAATATATTCTTTCAAAAGATGAAGTTAGAAATTATAATAATGAATTAAATAAAATAAAAAATAATTATAATATTAATAATAATGATTATAATATCAAATTAAATAATTATAATATTAAAGAAAATGATTATAAACTTAAAGAAACTATATATAATAATTTAAAATATAATCAAATTGATGGTTATATGGACTTTTTAGCAACAAGAACATCATCTGTTGTTGCTTTATATCCTACATCTGATTTTAATAGATATAATTTTCTTTATACTGGTAATCCAGTTCAAAATTCATTTCAATATCCATTTTTAAATAATATAGATGAAATGAAAGTAATGACAAGTGAATTTGAAAATATTGAATTTATTTTAAATACACCCGAAAATTCAGGTAATAATATTACATTTGAATGTTTAGGAAATGTTTATGACCCAAGAACATCTGATGAAAAAAATAAAGATAGTAATGGAAATATATTAGGTGAAAAAGTTCATAAACATAGTTATAGAGGATATTTATCAGAATTAAGAATATTTAAAAATTCTTAATCATAAATGTATCTTGTAAAGTATATCCAAATTTTTTATAATAATTACGAACACCAGTTCCAGCAATTATAGCAATTCTTTTAAAATCAAATGATTTTGCTATTTCTTCTGCTTTTTCTATTAATTTTGTTCCATATCCTTTATGTTGAAAAGAGAATATGTCATTTGTTCCAACATTAGATAAAGTTGAATAAACATGAAGTTCTCGAATAAGAGCTGTATTTTCTAAAATTGGTAAAACTTTATCATAATTATTAAAATTTAATCTTAATCTAAGAAATCCAATTAAATATTTTGATGTTTCAAATGATATGAAATATTCATTTCCTTCACTTGCTTTATATTCCATAATATCTAATTTAATTTCTTCATCAATTACATTACCTTTAATTTCTCTACATCTAATACATTTACAACTCCAATTATTTATTCTCATATCTTTTTCTAAATTTTGGCGAATGCTTGCAAATTGTTGTGAATATCCTCCTTCAATATAATGACCCGAAATATCTCTAATAATTCTATTAATTCTAAATTGTTTAGAAATATTAATTTTAAAATTTTTAATTAATTCATATAAATATTTATCATCATAGGGTTTATAAATTCCTGTATCATATAATTCTTTTATTTTTGTAAATGGAACAACTGCACATGGATAAATCTTCAATTGGTCTAATTGTAAATCTGGATTATGTAAAATTTCATTTAACATAATTTCATCTTTTTCAACTGTGCTTCCATATAAATTAAGCATCAAATGACCATCGATTTTATAACAATTATTTTTTAATAATTTAATAGCTTTAATTGTTTTTTCAACTGATTCGCCTCGATTATTCATCTTTAAAATTTCATTATTAGTATGTTGAATACCTAATTGAACTCTTGTGCAATTAAACCTTCTTAATCTTTGAATTTCATTTAAAGTAATACTATCACTTCTCATTTCTAAGGTTAAACCAATAATATGAATTTTAGCAATTTCATTATTTGATATTTCTTCTTCTAGAGTTAAAATATCTCTTTTAATATCATCATAATAGACATTAGCAGCATAATAAAGTTTAGTTATAAATTCTTCTTGATATTCTTTTGGATATTCACTCCATGTTCCACCAAGAACTAATAATTCTATTTTATCAATTTGATGTCCCATTCGACTTAAAGAAGATATTCTTGAATTCATTTGTTTAATAGGGTCAAAGTCATTTTGATTTGCTCTTAAAACAGCTGGTTCAGTATATAAATAACTTTTAGGTTGTTGTGTCCAATTATTAGCTTCTGAAGGTTTTTCATTAGGACAGAAAGAGCAATTATGAAGACAACTGAATGTTCCTTTAACTCTTTCACCATTTGCATTAGTATATTCAGGAGTTCCACTAGTAAGAACAGTAACACTAATAATACCAGATTGAGATTTTTGAATTTTTTTAATTAATTTTTTTTTTAATTCATAATCATCATAACCAAGTTGATTATAAATCTTAATCAAATCAATTTTACTGCAATTAAATTTATAATTCTTTTTAATATCCTTAATAAAATTAAAAGTTGAATCAAAATCATTTTTAATTAATTCTTTTTTTAATATTTCAATTTGTTCATTTGTTAATTCAAACGTTTTTTTAGTTGCAATAATATCTTCAATATCCATTTTAAAGATTTTTAATAATAATAATAATCATTTTTTATAATATTTAAAAATTGATTAATTTATTCTTAAAGATTTAAATATAATATTAAAATATGTCAATTAAAGAATTAGGACAATATTTTACAACTAATATTAAATTGAAAGAAAAAATATTTCAATTTATATTAAATAATCCATCAAATATATTAGAACCATCAATTGGAAGAGGTGATTTAATTGTTTTTATAAAAGAAAATATATATAATATAACTTTTGATATGTATGAAATAGATACAACTATTAAATTATTAGATAAAATAGAAAAAGAAACAATTATTTATGGTGATTTTTTGAAACAAATAATTACGAAAAAATATAAAACAATTATTGGTAATCCGCCTTATATCAGAACAAAAACAAGTAATATATATATTGATTTTATTGAAAAATGTTATAATTTATTAGATGATAATGGAGAATTAATATTTATTGTTCCTTCTGATTTCCTTAAATTAACTTGTGCATCTAAATTATTAAATATAATGATGAATAATGGAACATTTACACATATATATCATCCAAATAATGAAAAGTTGTTTGATAATGCATCAATAGATATTATAATATTCAGATATTGTAAAAATAGTTTAATTGAAAAAGAGGTATTATATAATGATAAATTACTTTATATAATAAATAATGATGGATTAATTACTTTTTCAGAAATAAAACATAATTATAATGTTATGTTTAAAGATTATTTTGATATTTATGTTGGTCTTGTAAGTGGTAAAGATGAAGTTTTTAGAAATAAAATATTTGGTAATATTGATGTATTAAATGGTGAAGATAAAAATGAAAAATATATTTATATTGAAAAATTCCCGAGTGATAATGATGATTTAAATAAATATTTAATTCAAAATAAAGAAAAATTACTTGAAAGAAAAATTAAAAAATTTAATGATAATAATTGGTTTGAATGGGGAGCACCAAGAAATATTAATACTATTAATAATAATATTGGCAAAGATTGTATTTATATTTATAATTTAACAAGAAAATCAAATGTATCATTTATAGGTAAAATTAATTATTTTGGAGGTGGATTAATAATGCTTAAACCAAAAAAAGAATGTAATTTAAATAAAATAATATCATATATAAATAGTGATATATTTAAAAAAAATTTTATATTTTCAGGAAGATTTAAAATAGGTCATAGACAAATATCAAATTCTTATATTCCAACTGAATATTTATAATTGTCTTATATTTTTCATAAAAGTTTCTTTCCAACTTGGTTTAGGTTTTTGCAAACAATCTATAAATAATTTAATTTTTTTATTTATATTTTCATACTTAAATAATCTATTTTTATTCCAGCAAACTTGAAATGGTAAATTATTTATATTAGGAGTTAATATTGTTAATCCTTTAATACTATTAACAATAATATCATTTGTATTTGTTTTATTTAATATTATAAAATAATAATCTTTTTTATTATTTTTATTATATTCTTTATTTTTTAATTTATTATAAAGAATATCACTCATTTTTCCATTATCATATGATTTACTTCTATGAATATCTAAATATTCATTTGTATAAGCATATACACACATTGCTAAATTACCAGTATTATCATATGATAATGTAGTTGTTGTTTTTATATTACACGGTATCCAACCATATATATAATCAAATATTAATATATCATACCACATTCTCATTTTTGGTTTTTTAATTTTATTTGAAAATTTTTCAATTAATAATTTAATAACTTTATCTTCATCTATACAACTATTTATTCTACCATCATCACTACATTTTGAAAATTGAAATTCTTTTGATATTAAATATTTTTTAATTATATATAATATTAATGGTAATTGTTTTAATCTTACAATATAACCTCTAAATATTTTTTGAATTTCAATAACTTTATTTTCCAATTCAATATTCATTCTAAATTTTTATAAATATATCCAATAATCATTTTTTATATTAAATTAGATTTAAGGATTATATATGAATATCCTTAAATACTTTTCAATTAAGGAAATAATAAAAGAAATAGAAAGTTATATTAAAGATTTTGAGGAATTTGAACCATTTATGAATGTATCATATGAAAATTTTAGAAATCAAATTATTGTTAATTATAATTTTACAATAAAAAGAATTAAAAATAAAATATCATATCAAAATTTTATTAAAAAGTTTTTTCTAAATAGAAAATTTAATAATTATTATTTTGAAAAAATTAATGTTATTAAATCCAATAAAATGTTTAATTATTTTGATGAATATGATGATTTATTTGGATTTTAGATATAAAAAATGATTATAATAGATTTTTATTAATATTATTAAAAAAAATGGTTGAAGAAGTTAAAAATATTGGTATTTTATGGACTGAACAATTATTAAAAGAAGGTTTAACTTATACTAAACCAGGGTCAATTTCTTATTTATTATATGGTGAAAAACCAAGCGACCAATCTATAAATATTAAATTTGGTCATTTTGGTGAAATAATGGCTAAAGAATTAATAAAACTAAATCCAAATTTAGAATTATTAACTTGTGGCATTCATATTATTAATGATAAAAAAAAAGATATTGATTTAATTTTTAAAGATGAAATAAATAAAATTATTTATTATAGAGAATTGAAAGGTAATATTGAATTAGATACAGAAAAATTACCTGCAACTATTGCAAAATGTAAAGAAATTGAAAAATGTTTAGAAAATAAATATAAAAAATATAAGATTGATAGTGGTATTTTAAATTGGAGTATTTATAATAGAGAAATATTAACTGCTGGATTATCAAATATAAAAAAATTTGAGAATAAAGAAATAAAAATAAATCATATGCAAGATTTTTTAAATATTATTGATATTGAATGGAGTGAAGATGATTTTTATTCATATTTTAGAAAAATAGGCAATTTACTTAAAAATTCTTAATAATCAAATGTTTAACATTTATTTCATCTCCAATTCTATTAGCATATAATTTAAATTTATATTTTTTATCATATTCATCAATAATATAATCTTTATACAAATCTTCAATAAATTTTGTTTTACCAATAATCATCAAACATTTAATTTTAGTATTTTTAAATAGAAATGCTAAATGTTCTTGTTCTTTTTTACCAAATTGACAATATCCATAATCAGTAAATTCACTATCATAAGGAGGGTCTAAGAACATAAAATTATTTTCATTATTATAATTTTCAAATATATAATTAAAATCTTTATTTAAAATTTCTGTCCTATTTAATAATAATTCATAATCTTTATTTTTTAGCTCACTATAATTAATAGTTTTATATCTTCCGAATGGTATATTAAATTTACCATTTTTATTATATCTCAACATTCCCCTAAAACAAGTTTTTCTTTGATAATAAAATCTTTTTGCACTATCTAATTTATCATTAATAATCATTTCATCTCTAATTTTATAATAAGTAATTTCATCATTTGGATTAGTTTCCATAAATTCATATATTTTATCACTTTCACCATTTCCAATAGTTTGATATAAATCAACTAATTCAGTATGAATATCATTAATAACAGCTTTAAGAGGATTTAAATAAAAATATACAGAACCACCACCAACAAAAGGTTCTATATAAATATCATAATTATCTGGAAAATATTTCTCAAATAATTTAATTTCATCACTTTTACCACCACTCCATTTAATTAAAGGGTTTAAATGTTTTCTCTTATCTTCGCCATTATTTGAAATCAATTCAATTAATTCGGATTTATTTTTAGATTTATATTTAGATAATCCTAATTCTTTGCATTTAGCTAAAAGTTCTATTCTTGTTAAATCCATATTATTATATTAATCATTATATTATTAAATTCAATTTTTTATTTATTTTTGTATTTAAAGATTATTTGTCAATGTCTTTAAATATATTTTTAATTAAATTAAAAGCATAATAAGATAAAAAATGATATATAATACTACTTTAATAATCAGTATATAGCAATGAATAAATTAGAAAGAATTAAAGAATATCCTAATAATGAAATATTAAGAAATGTATGTAAATCATTTGAAGAACAAGAAATAACATTAACTATTACATTTATGGGGAAAAGTATTAATATATGTAATTGTAATGCAGTTGGAAATATATTAGAAGATGTATTTTATCCAATTATTAAAGAAAAATTAGATGATTTTGAAGAAGGACCAAAACAAGCATCACCTGATTATTATGGATTAAATAAATATTTTGAATTTGAACAAAAAGTATTTATGAAAAATCCAAATTTTGATATAGGAAATTTTACAAGTTATATAAATATGTTATGTGAAGATGATGGAGTATATAAAAAAATATTCAAAACAAAATATTTAATATTTGAATATAATATTATTAATCAAAAAATTAAAATTATAAAATTTCATTATCTTAATGTATATAATTTAGTTGGTTATTCAGGTAAAACACCAATAACTATGCAAATTAAAAAGAATATTTGGTATAATATAAGACCTGATAATGTTAAAAAATGGTATTGTTTATCAAAAACACCACAATTATTTATTGATAAAATTATTGAATGTATAAATAATTGTCCTCATATTGAAGATAAAATAAATAAAATAGCATCTATAACTAATCAATATGAAAAAATAAAATTAAAATATACATTTTAATATACCTTCAACTACATTAGGTATTACCATATTACCAAATAAATCAAATTTATCTACATTTTTAGGTAATTTATAAGACAATGGAAAACCACATAATAATTTTAATTCATTATCATTTAATTTTCTTATAAATGTATTATCTATAATTACTGCTAATTTATTACTATCTGTTGCAGTTAATGTTGGAGATATTGATTTAGGGTCTAATATATTTGTTATAGGAAAACTTAATTTACCTTTACAAATATTATAACCTATTTCTCCATTTTCATCATAAATTCTTTTTCCAGAAATTAAATTTTTTGGTTTTTCCAATTTTAAATATTTTTTATCAACTAAATTATCTAACATTTCTTTTAAATTAGGGTTATCTATAAATGTAGATATTTCTTCTAATGTAAGAGGCATTCCATCCATCCATATAATATTTTTTTTAATAGCCCAATGTTTTTTTCTTCTTTCTGTCATAATTTTATTCATTAAATTACGTTCATTTATTGTTAAAAATCCATTAACACCAATATCCCATGAATGAATATTATTTTCACCACCTCTTTTATCTTGCATTTTATAACCAAATAAAGGTGTTTGTAAATGTAAATTTAATATTTTATTTGCAAAATTATATTCTATATCTGTATATTTAGCACTATAATCTATAATACTATCTAATTTATTATTTGGATTATTGTATTCAATTTTATCTAAATTTATTTTATTTTCTAATGAACATACAATAAATACTCTTTCACGATTTTGAGGAACACCAAAATTAGTTGCATTTAATTTTTTATAACTTACAAAATAACCAATATTATTTAATTCATCACATATTTTCTTAAAAGGTTTTCCATTTTCAATAATAAGTAAATTTGAAACATTTTCAAGAATTATATTTTTAGGTTTATATTTTTTACATATATCAATTATTTTAAATATTAATCCTCCTCTATCATCTTCAAACCCTTTTTTATTTCCAGCACTACTAAATGGTTGACAAGGAAAACCAGCACATAATAAATCAAATTTATCAATTTCATCAATATCATAAATATTTATTTTTTTATTATTTTCATTAAAATTTAAATTATAAGTTCTTATAGCATCATCTTTAATATCACATGATAATACACAATTAAATATAATATTTGTATTTTTTTTTTGAAAGTTTTCTAATGCTATTCTAAATCCTCCTATTCCACAACATAAATCTATATAATTAATAATTTTTGATTTTGTTAAATCCATATTATTATATTAATCATTATATTATTAAATTCAATTTTTTATTTATTTTTTGTATTTAAAGATTTGATATAAAATTGATTTGATTAATATTATCAAAAATGGAATTACCTATAATTTCATCAGAACAAAATTATATTATTCAACAATTGATATTAAATAATAATGTTGTTGTTGATAGTGTTGCTGGAAGTGGTAAAACTACATGCAATTTACATATTGCAAAACATTTTAATGATATGAAAATATTATTATTAACATATAATTCAAAATTAAAAGTTGAAACAAGAGAAAAAGCAAAAAAATTAGGAATTAATAATATTGAAGTTCATAGTTATCATTCATTATGTGTTAAATATTATGATAATAAATGTTTTACTGATACTATTATAAATTCAATTATTAAAAATAAAATTAAACCAATAAGAAGTTTTATTTTTGATTTAATTGTTTTAGATGAAGCACAAGATATTACAAGTTTATATTATGAACTTATTTGTAAAATTTATAAAGATAATAAAAATATAAATAAAAAAATTTGTATTTTTGGTGATAAAAAACAAAGTATATTTGATTTCAATAATGCTGACCAACGTTTTATTGAATATGCAACAGAATTATTTAATTTCAATTCTTATAATTGGATTAGATGTAATTTACCAGTTAGTTTTAGAATTACTTATGAAATGTCTTTATTTATAAATAAATGTTTATTAAATGATGAACGTATTATATCAAATAAAATTACAAATAATAAACCTAGATATATAATTTGTGATTGTTTTGATATTCATTCTTCATCTAGAACATTTGAAGAACTTAAATATTATTTTTCATTAGGATATAAACCAAATGATATATTTATTTTAGCCCCTAGTGTTAAAAGTCAAGGAACACCAGTAAGAAAATTAGAAAATAAAATTAAAAAAGAAATGCCTAATGTTATGGTTTATGTTCCTACAAGTGATGATGAAAAATTAGATGAAGAATTATTAGAAGGTAAAATAATATTTTCAACATTTCATCAAGCAAAAGGATTAGAAAGAAAAGTTGTAATTATATTTAATTTTGATGAATCATATTTTAAGTTTTATAAAAAAGATGCTAATCCTTATATTTGTTCTAATGAATTATATGTAGCAACTAGCCGTGGAATACACCATTTAACATTATTTCATCATAATACAAATGATTATATGCCATTTATAAATAAATCTAATATAAAATTATATTGTCATTTTGAAAATTCAAGACTTTATATTAATGATGATTATGAAAAAAATAAAAATTTTAATACTTCAATTACAGATATTAGTAAATATTTACCACAAAATATAATTGATGAATGTTATAGCCAATTAGAAATAATACCTAATAATGATTATATAATAAATAAAATTAATATTCCTTTAAAAATTTCAAATGAAACAACTGAAAGTGTTAGTGAAATAACTGGAATTGCAATTCCAAGTATGTTTGAATTAAAACAGCAAAATAAAATGAGTATTTATGAATTATTAAAAAAAGTTGATTTTGAAAATAAAGTTATTAATAATGGTTGTTCAGTAAAATTAGAAAAAGATTATAATATTAATGATATAAATATTGAAAATTTAAAACCAGAAGAATTATTATATATATCTAATTGTTGGAATACATATAAAACTGGTTATTTATTTAAAATATATCAAATTACAAATTATAATTGGTTAGAAGAACAAAAATTAAACGAATGTATAAATAGATTAAATTTATTAAATATTTCAATAAATTCTTCATTTGAATATAAATTAGAACAAGAAAATGAACCTGAATTATTAGACCGTAAATTAGTTGGATATATAGATTGTATTGATAATGAAAATAATATTATATATGAATTTAAATGTGTGCAACAATTAGAAAAAGAACATTATTTACAATTGGCATTATATATGTATATGTATGAATTAGAAAAAAATAAAAATAAAAATAAATTAATTAAACATTTATTACGTATGAAAGAAAAATTAATTAATCAAATAAATAATAATAATTTTATTGAAACTAATGATTATGTAGTAGGTGATATAATTAAATATAAATTACTAAATGAAGAAATTGGAGAAATAATTAAAATTTATAAAACAACTAGAAAAATAAAAGTAAAAACAAATAATAATAAAATTATTGATATTCCTAAAACACTTATAATATCTGTAAAAAGAAATATTGATATTGATAAATTAAATAATGAACTTGAAAATATTAATAAACAAATTCAAGAAAAAGAAATAATAAAAATAACAAAATATATATTATTTAATATTTTAACAAATGAATATATTGAAATAAAATGTGAATTAAATAAATTAAAAAATATGGTAAAATATCTTATATATTCTAAATATATTAATGATAATTCTATAACTGATGAAGAATTTATTAATTATAATAATACTATCAAACTTAAATATTTATCATAAAAAGAATTTAAAGATTATTTGTTAATATCCTTAAATCTTTTTTTAAATTCATATAATAAGAATTCATATAATAATATAATCATATAATAAATAATGAAGTTTTATAATATCGCAAAATTTTTTACTATTCCTACATTAACAGATGTTGCTAATATTTATAATGATAATACATCAATCGTCATTAATAATGAAATTCAAACAGGATATAAGGTTTCTTATGTAAATGAAAGAATAAATTGTTTTACTCTTCCTACATTGATAGATGTTGCTAATATTTATAATATTAATGATGAAATTCAAACCGGAAATATAATTCAAGATGGCATTATGATTTCTGGTGTAAATTGAAAAAATATAATTGAATATAGTGTTAATGAATTAATAAATTCTATTTAGAATTAGCAACTATTATTTATAGTTTTATATAATATTAAATGACTACATATAAAATGGATTTAAAGATTATTTGTTAATGTCCTTAAATCTTTTTTTAATGTTTTAATAGTATATTCATAAACATTACTTTGAATAATTACAAAATATGCATTTTTATTTTTAAATGCTTCTTGTAAAATTTCTTTATAATTTTCTTCATATCCAAATAAATTATATGATGATAATATATCACTTTTATAATAATAATTTATACCTTTATTATCAACATATCTTAAATATAACCAATAAAGCGTATATTCTGTCCATGATACTTTTGTCATTTCTATAAAAAGATTTTCAGAATTTTTATATTTAATTAATAAATAATTTATCATATCATTTACAACAGATTTTATAAGAATTTCAGGAGTTACTGCAATTGTTTTTTTTAATTGATAAATATTTGTCTTTTTATCAAGTCTTAAAAGGTCTCTTGAACATTTCCAAACCTCTGGTTGTGTGCATATATTAGGGTCAGCACTATATTTAATTTTTCCATTTATAAATAAATCATTATAACCAAATGTTTTAATACTTATTATATCATCATCTAAAATTAAATATAATTTAGTTTTAATATATTTAATAATTAATAATTTTAATAACATCTGTTTGCGATGACTTGTAAAATTAAATTTAGGTGATATAAGCATATTATCAGTTATTATTTGAGTTTTTACATCTTTTATATATTTAATCATAAATGATTGAAAATAATCTTTTTCATCATCTTGAACAATAAAATATATACAATCTATATCTTCTTTTATTAAATTCTTATCATGTGTTTTCCATGATATCTCAAAAAATCTTTTAATATTATCATGTTCTTTTGTATTTTTACGCTCATCTATACCTCCATTTTTAGACCAAAAATATGTATATTTCTTTATTGGTATTACAATTGAATATTTATTTTCCATTATTATTTAAATTAGATTTAAAGATTATTTGTGAATGTCCTTAAATAAAATATGATTATTATTTTATATTAATTATTTTATATATGAAATATCTATATATTCAAGAAAATAAAGATTGGAATTCTGAAAATAAATTTAAATATGGTTATACTGAAAATCCTAAAAATAGACTTACAAGTGAACAGCATTCTCATAAATCCTCTTATATTGCATTATATGAATGTTATGAAACTGATAAATATAATGATTTCTATCATTATCAAGAATATGATAAAATTATTTCTATATTACGTCATAAAAATGATAAAGAAATTACAGAAGAAGAAATAGATAATGGAGTTGATTTATCTTCATTCAAAGAAATTAAGAAATATTTAATTAATAATGGTGGCGGTACTGAATTTATTTATTCAAATGAAGGAATTGAATTATTAGATTATATATTTATAAATATTTTTAAAGATATTGGCATTAATACACGCAAATTATCAAAAGATGAAATAAATGCTATAAATGAAATGGATAATAAAAAAGATAATGATGATTATATTGATTATGATATAATTAAAAAGAAAAATAATAAAATAAAATTAAGAAATTATCAAATTGATATTATTGAATATGGAATTAATTCATTAATAAAAAATAAAAATAATAAATTCTATTTAGAATTAGCAACCGGAGCTGGTAAATCAACAATTATTTATAATATCTTAAATAATATTATTCTTAAAAATAAAGATAATTATTATACTATTATTATTTTTACTCCAAGAATTAATATTTCTACTCAAAATATTAATCATAAATATATTAATATCTTTAAAAATAAATTTAATATTTATGATAATAATAAAATAAAAAGAATAAAAACTTTTAATAATAATTCTTATAATATTATTAGTTGTTGTATTCAATCTTATCAATTTATTTATGATAATATTATAACTAAATTTAATATTAATAATATTATTATATGGTTTGATGAAGCTCATTATACAATTGAAAGTTGGATTAAACTTAATAATCATTATAAACAATTCTATTTAACTGATAATGAAAGAATTATTTATCGTTTATTTACATCAGCATCACCTAATAAAGAAATTGTCAAAAATAATTATGATATCTTTGGTGAATTATATTCACCTATTTCAGTAAGAAATTTAATTAAAGATAACTGGCTTGCACCTATTAAACCTCATATTATGGAATTAGATGAAATGAATGATGATGATGAAGATGAAAATAATGAAAATGAAAATAATAAAAAAATTAGAAAATATTATACAAATACTATATTAAATGTATTTCAAAAATTTAATAAAAATATTGGTTTAAATTTTCATAATAGTTGCAAAAATGCTAAATTTGCATTCTTATCTCATTTTAATAAATATATTAATACTAATACTAATACTAATATTAAACCTTATTTATTAATTAGTAATGAAAATATAAATAGCAATCTTTTAGAATATTTAGATAAATATTCAAATGATATTAATGATTATAAAAAATTATTAAATTTTGAAGAATTTCATAATGAAAATAATAATGCCATTGCCTATATTGTTAATATGTATAATATGGGATATGATAATCCTAAAATAGATTTCTTATCATTCGCAGACCCTAAATTATCAAATAAAGATATTATTCAATCAATAGGAAGAGGAATAAGACCAGATGGATTAGGTGAAGATGGTAAAAATGAATTAAAAATAAATGATATAATTATTCCTATTTATAATAATACTGAAGAAACTGATAAATATATTAAATTCACAAAAATAAAAGAAATACTTCAATATCTTATTTATGATATTGGATTAGATATTAAAGATTTTAATATTTATAATAAATCAAAAAATAAATTATTAATATCTTCATCAATAATTGACTATGAAGAAGAACTAGATGAAAGTAAAATAATAGCTAATATTATTAAATGGGATATTGAACCTAAAATTGAGAAATGGAATATATCAAAAATAACAATTCATTTAATGAATAATAAAATTCATAATTATAATGATTATTTAGAATATATATCATTAAAAGAAAATAAAGAATTAAATCTTCCATTAGATTTATTTAAAACTTATTCTAATTTTAATTTTAATAATACTTATAAAAATAATTCAAGTCCTTATTATAATCGCGATGAATGTATAGAAGCTATAAAGAAATATAAAAATGATTTTATAGATAATGATGACATTGATAAAAATGATAATAATGATATAATTAAATTTCTTAATGAAATTGATAAAAAAATACCTAATTTTCTATTATGGTATTATTATGGAGGTTCAATAAAAGATTATATCTTATTTATTTAAGGGTTTCTTATTAATTTCCTTAAATCAAAATTATTTTATAGTTTATCTACGTATGTTTTTAATATTTTTGCATTACTTAATAATATTTTTAAATCATCTTTTTTATCTTTATCTTTAATTGTTTTAGATTTAGTATTTAAATGACTTATTAATTCATCTAAACTATTTTTATAAGCTTTTAATTGTATATCATGTCCATATGTTTTAGCTAATAACATCCAACCTAATTTTTCAAAAAGATATTTATGCCAACATCCTAATCCATGAAAAGTAGCGTCTTTATGCATTTATTCTATTATATTATATTATATTATAATATATAAATAATTTTGATTTAAGAGTTTATTAAAATAATTCTTAAATATTTAATTATGAAAAATAGAGACGCTACAAAACAAGCAAGAGGTTTTACTTATCAAAGACAATATTGCATTTATTTATTTTTTAAATCAATAAATACTGATATAAAAGAAATTATAGAAGAAGGAAAATTAGATGGTTTAACATATGAAGATATTACAACTATAAATAATAATGATGAATATATAACATATCAAATAAAATATCATACTAAAAAAATGTGTTTTAATAGGTCAAATAAAGATTTATTTAAAACAATTGCAAATGTAAATAATCTACAACCAAAATTAAAAAAAGTATATTTTATTGTAGCAAAAAATAATGATATACTTGATGATACATTTGATGATATTTTAAATGATTGGAAAAATAAAAATATATCAAATGAAGATATATATAATAAAATTATTAATTTAGATGAAAATGATAATAAAAAAGTTGAAATATATAAAGAATGTCTTACATTTTTAAAAACTAATCCAGATGATAAAATACTTTATTTAAATAAAATAAAACTTATTGAAGGTTTTACATATGATGAATTAATAATAAAAATCAATGATAAAATTAAAAAAATATTTAATATAAATGATGATAAAATTATATATTTTATAAAATATTATGTTTTTGATTTATTTGATAAAAATTGGTTTAATGAAAATATTCCATTAAATATTAATGATATTTATTCAGATATTAAATTAAAAATTAGCAATATTTCAATATTAATAGAAAATAATGAATTATTTAATAATATGTATTTAAATATTATTGAAAAAATAAAAAAGTATATTAAAATAATAAATGAAGGTAATAATATATATTTATCTAATTTATTAAATGAAATAAAGTATTTTATAAATCAATTTTATAATAATTTTGAAGTTAAACATTGTATATTATTAATGAAAATATTACATAACCTTAATAAAGAATTAAATAATAATATTAATAATGAAATAATTGAAATATATAAAATAACTAATAAACATTTATGTGCATTATTATTTAATATTATAAAAACAGCTCATGATACATTAAATGAAAAAAATTATAATATTATATGTTCAATTACATATTATTATAAACATAATATTAAAAAATCAATAGATTTATCAAAATCTAATTTAAAATATATATTAACAATTGATGATAAATTATTTATTAAAAAATATTTAAAGGTTTCTTAAAATAATCCTTAAATATTTATTTATATAAAATTTGTTTCATTAATAATTCAGCATTATTTTTATTTATTTCATTTTCTTTTTCTAAAGTTTTAATTAATTCATCATTAAACTCTAAATATTTAATAATTTCTTCTTGTTTCTCAATTGATGGTATCGGTATTTTTACATTACTTAAATATTCTTTTGAAATTTTCTTTTGATTAGAACCAATAAATCCATTTTCTAATAAATGAATATTTAATTTTAAATAATAATATATATATTCGGTTAATATTTGTTGAATATTTATTTTAAAATGAATATTATTAATTGTTGTTGAATAATTTTCAGCATAATATATCATACATTTACCAGAACCATTAATTGAATTAATAATTAATGCTTTATCTTCAAAATCATATTCATTTAAATATGAAAATCCTTGAATACTACAAGTTATAAATTTATATTTACCATTAGTAATAGCATCATTCGCATTTCTTCTTTTACCAGATAAAAATTCAGAAACTTCACCTAATGTTTTAATTTCAATTTCTTTATTAAATTCAATTATTAAATCTAAATAATTTTTATTAAGTTTTTTAATATTTTCAATCTTTTCATTATTATTTTTAATAACTGTTTCATATATCATATCTAAATATTCAACAATCTTATTTTGAATTTCAATTGATGGTATAAGAATTTCTAATAATTCTAATTGTTCTTTTTTTATACCCGGTTGACCTGCTCCAAATTGTAATGTGTATATTTTATTTTGTATAGATTTTAAATAGTAATATATATAATCTTTTAATATTATATCATTAATTGTATCTATATAAATTCCATGATTTGATACAAATATTTTTGAGTTATATTTACTAATATAACCAGCATATGCTCCATCTTTACTAATTATAATTGTATTTTCAATAACATTATACTCATTATGATATCCTAATGGTTTTTGACCTCCTCCAATAACTGGATAATCACCTTTAATTAATTTATCTTTCGTAATACTAGTACCATTTTTAAAAGTGCAAACTTCACCTAAAGTTTTAATTTCAATTTCTTTATTATAATTAATAATTTCTTCTTTTTTATCTTCAAATGTAAATTGTATTTTTTCATTTAGTTTTCGAATTCCTAAAACTTTAACTTCTTGATTTATTTCTATAAATTCAATATCTTGATTATAATTATCATTATTACATTTTTTTATAATTAAAGCTTTTGTCTTAACTCCTGTATTTGTAAAAGCACCTCCATTAATATTAATAACTTTTAATAATTGACAATTATTTAATATATATTTTCTAATAGTCATATTATTTGATGTCATAAGTTCGCCATCTGGTAAAATAATACAGGCAATACCATCTTTTTTTAATGAATATATAACTAATTGAATAAATAATTCTGTACCTGTATTTGAAACAATAGGATAAATATCTTTAAATTCAATTTCTAAATTACCATTAAATTCAGGTCTAGTAGTTATTTTATTTTTATAATCATTAAATAATTTATTTAATGATTTATAATTAGTTTTAGTCCCAAAAGGCGGATTGATAAATATAATATCAAATTTATCTTCTTCTTTATTAAATAAATATGGATTTTCAATTAAAGAATTACATCTCATTATATTAGAATTATATTGATTGGTTGATAACATTAATGAAGCACTGCCAAATTTAATTGTATCCTTTTCAATATCACACCCATAAATTTTAGAAGGATTAATTTTTTCTTTACAATAATTATAAGTATAGCATAATAAACCACCAGTTCCTAAGCAAAAATCACATAAACTCAAATCAGAACCTTTTTTATTTAAAATAAGGTCTTTAAAACCACATTCATTCAATAAAGATTTTATGATTGGTTTAGGAGTAAAGAATTGACCTAACTCTTTTGAATTTACATTACCTTGGTATTTAAGAAAACTTTCATGAATATCTCCATTTTTCATAAAGAATTCATCAATAAATTCATCAGTAATTATAAATTTAGAAATAATTTTTATAAGTCTTGTTATATCATAATCATTTGGAGTATTAAAATTAGCATCTTCTGAAACATAAATATTATTAAATAATTTAGACATAAATTTAGTTATAAAATTATTCCAATTATTTTTAATATTTGCTTGTTCTTTTAATAAATTTGAAATATCATAAATATAAGTTTTATATGTATCTATTTGACATTGTTTTAATACACATTTATCACTAATATTTGCATCTTCTAATACTGATAATAAATAACTATTATTTTTAGATAATAAAATATTGAAAATTTTGAGAATTAAAACTCGCATAATATCATTTTGTGCCTTACTTCCAACAATTCCAGCACTCTTATATAAATAATTATGAGTTTTTCGAATAATTACATTAATATCTGTTGTTTCTGTATCTAAGTCATCATCTTCATCATCGTCAATTAAACCAGCTTTTTTAAGATTATTAATAATAGTTTTCTTAGCCATTGGTTTTTTTTGTTTTGTTAAATAATTAATTCCTTTTTCTTTACAGAATTCAATTAATTCTTCTAACGTTTTATTTATTAAATCAGACATATAATAATAATTTCTTATAAATATTAAATCAATTTTTATATTTATACTAAAAATGACAAAAAAAGATATTTAAAGACATTCACAAATAATCTTTAAATCTTTTTTTAAGAAAATGAAATTGTAGCAACAGATATATTAGAACTTTCTATTCTATAACTATTTACAAGTATTATTTTACATCCACCTTTATAAATATAAGTTTTGAGATTATCATTCTTATCAATATAACCTTCATTTCTTAGATTTATTATAATATGTCTTTTGGTTAGTGGTTTAGGTTTTTTATCTTTGGTTAAATAATTTATTTCTTTTTCTTTGCAAAATTCAATCAATTCTTCAAGGCTTTTATCCATTTTGATATTATTATTGTAATAATCATAAAATCATTTTTTATTAAATGACAAAAAATTAATTTTGCCATTATAAAGAATTCCTCCAATCTATACAAACTTTTGCACAGACCTATAAACATCGCTTCCGTAAGTGTGCATTATAGAAGAAAGCATTTCAACCTTACATTCATGTTCAATGTATCGATTAAAATACTTGAACATTTCAGTAGTTTCTGCCTTCAAATACTCGCCAATAATTTCATTAGGTTCTTTAAGTCTCTCCATCTTATAAAGATATTTGATATACCTGAAAAACCGTCTGATTTTACTGTTATTACTTGCAATGATTGGTTCGCTTTCTTCCAAAGGATTAACAATGGGAGAATTTGCAAAATTGGTGAATTCATAGCTCTCTTCAATCGAGCTTTGCTTCCAGTACCTCCGCGTCCATGTTCCATAGACCTGTAATATCCTTCCATCACTCGCAATAAATCTATCAACCGTAGAAGGATAAGACTTATCAGTCTCGCAAGTTAAAAGCAAAGACAATTTATAGATTTGAAACAAACGAACATTTGATGTCAATTGTTTAATCGTCAAAACAACTGATTTCGCATTCAAATTAACAACAATGAACTTCTCATACTTGATAAAAGTAAAGTTGAACGGCTCGTGGTTGAAATGATTGTAATAGCAGCTAATTGATGGCAACATGATTGGCATAATAATTAAATAAAAATATTCCTATCATTTTTTATTCTTTTTCTTTAAAATTAATACAAATGACAAAAAATTAATTTTATCATATATATGAATTCCACCATTCACATGAACTTTCTTACAGCACTATAAACATCACGCCCGTAGGTATGATATATTGATGATAGTGTAGAAATCTTAGTTTCATGTTCAATGTATCTATCAAAATAATCAAACATATCAACCATTTGAACATAAAAGAACTCCTCAAAAATGATGAGAGTATCCTTAATCATTTCATTCTCATAGAAAGTATGAAATGATTTAAAGAACTTTTTACATTTCTTATCACCACTTGCTCTCTTTGGTTCTGATGCATTCAAAGGGTTTTTTTTGCTTGATTTCTCCAATTGTATAAAATCATAACAATATGGCAATTTCAAAGCACCCCAATGTTTCATCGTTGCTACTCCATAATTATGCAAGCCATCACATGCATCAATCACTAAATCAATTTTTGAAGTATCCTTAGTTAAGAGCAAAGACAGAATAAATATCTGAAATAATCTCTTGTTTGAAACTAATTCCGCATTTGTCAAAATAATGGACTTTGAATTCAAACTAACTTTAATAAACTTCTCAAATTGAATGAAGGTCAAAACGTAAGGAGGTCTGAAAAAAAGACGATGAAAGAAACAACTGATAGAAGGCATAGAAACCAAAAATAATAATAGTAAAATCAAATCATTTTTTATAAATAAATAAAAATAATAAAACAAAAATAATAAAACAAAAAAGAAAATGACAAAAAATTAATTTTGCCATTATAAGAAATCACCAATTCACAAGAACATTCGCACCTTAGAATAGACGTCATGACCGTAGTTATGCAAGACAACCGAAAGCATTTCGACTTTTCTTTCATGTTCGATATATCTTTTAAAATAATCAAACATTGCCCCTGTTTCTTGTTCAAAGAATTCATTGAATATTGCAATAGGCTCTTTAACCATTTCACGGTCAAAGACACTATTAAATGATTTGAAGAACTTTCGAACTTTCTTAGAACTAGATGCTCTTTTAGGTTCTGATGCATTCAATGGATTTCTTGAGATTGATTTCTCGAACATAGAAATATGGTAATTGTCACTCATCCGTAAATTTTTCCAATACCATATTGTCGATTGTCCATATGCAACTTTATTCATTTCTTTATTAACGAATGAATAAACAGTCGAAGTATCTTCAGTTAGAACCAATGACAACATAAAGACTTGAAGTAATCGCGGGTTTGATGCTAAATCTTCCTTCTTTAAAATAACAGATTTCGCATTCAAGACAACTTTGACAAACTTTTCAAATTCAGTAAACATGAAATTAATAGATTCGCGGTTGTAATGATTGTAGAAACAACTGATAGAAGGCATATTCAAACACAAAAATAATAATAGTATAATCAAATCATTTTTTATTAATAAATAAAAATATTAAAACAAAAATAATAAAATAACAAAAACTTAATTTTGTCATTATAAGAATAACTTCTATTTAGATGAAGTTTTGAACTCTTGAATAAAGTCTTTTACCATTAGAAATGCCTCATTAATCATCAAACTATCAAAGATTTTATCAAATGATTTAAAGAACTTTTTAATTTTCTTATCACCACTTGCTCTTTTTGGTTCTGCTGCTTTTAATGGATTTTTTGAGCTTGCCTTTTCCAACATAGAGAACTGATATCTTTTAAAATTGTTTAATTCCTTCCAATACCAAATTGTCAATATTCCATAAATAATTTTTTTGGTGTCTTCATCAATAATTGAATTAATTGTTGAAGTATCTTTGGTTAAAATCAATGACAATACATAAATTTGAAGTAATCTTTTGTTTAATGCCAAATCTTCTTTTTTCAAAATAATAGCTTTACAATTAAATACAACTTTGATATAATTCTCAAATTCAATAAATATGAATTTAAAACAATTTCTATCATAATTATTGTAGAAACAACTAATTGAAGGCATTTTCAAACATAATAATTATAAAAATAATTTAAAATCATTTTTTATATTTTTTTGTTAAATTATTACACAAATTTTATAATATTTGAATAAACATCATAACCATAATTATGTAAGATAACAGAAAGTATTTCTATTTTCTTTTCATATTGAATTAATCTTTCAATATTAAATGTTTCTTGTTCAATATATTCATTCATTATAACTAATGGTTCTTTAACCATTTTTACAAAATAATTTAAATAAAAGAATTTAAAGAACTTCTTAATTTTCTTATAACTGCTTGCTCTCTTTGGTTCTTGTGTATTTAATGGATTTCTATATCGACATTTATACAAAGAAAAGAATTTATTATAATAATTAATTGATTTATTATTTTTATCATAAACATGAGTTATAATTCCATACCATTTTATAGGCTTATTAATAATATCATCATCACATATCATTGATGCTTTTGATGTATCTTTTGTAAAAAGTAATGATAATATAAATATTTGAAATAATTCAATATTTGAAACTAATTCTTCATTTGTCAAAATAACAGCTTTAAAATTTAAACTAACTTTAATAAAATTTTCAAATTTGATAAAAAACATAGTGAAAGGTATATCATTATAACTATTATAATAACAACTAATTGTTGGCATATTTTTATAAACAAAAATAAAATAATAATCAAATCATTTTTTATATAAATAACAAAAAATTAATTTTGTCATATATATCAAATTCAAGTTAATCAAAGAAATCGCATAACATTAGCAAAGACATCACTCCCGCATTTGTTTAGGACAACTGAAAGCATTGTTATTTTTCTTTCATGTTCGATATATCTTTTCAGATAATCAACTGTATCTGCCATTTGCTGTTGAAAGAAATCATTGATAATTGCAGGTGGTTTTTTGGTCATCTGATTGTTATAAATTTCATGAAACAATTTCATAAATTTTCTAACTTTCTTTTGACTAGTTGCACGAGTTGGTTCTTTTGCAATTAATGGATTTCTGAAACGTGATTTATAAAGAGAAATGAAACGATAGTTCATTTGAGAAATGTTTTTTTCATAAACATGTGTTGAAACACCATACCAATTAAAATCACTTTCGCCAATCATATCATCATCATACATAGTTGAAGCAACTGATGTATCCTCAGTAAAAAGCAATGACATTACAAAGATTTCAAATAATTTTGAATTTGTTGCCAATTGTTCATTTGTCAAAATGATAATTCTTCTATTCAATACAACTTTAACAAAATTCTCAAATTGAATGAATGTAAAAGAATATGGACCACGTTTATTATAATAATAACAGCTAATCGTTGGCATGTTTAAAAAAAATAAAAGAAATATTCAAATCACTTTTTATAATAATTAGTATTATTATTATACAAATCCTTAAATAAAAAAATGATTGCATAATTAATAATTATAATAAATAAAAAGATGCTTGAATATAAATTATTAGATTGGATAGATATTGATAAATTGCATTTAGATATTTTGGTTAAATATAATACAAATGCAATTTATTTATATGATAATGAATATGATAATGAGACATTATGTTGTAATACAAATGATATAGCACTTGATTATTTAATTGAACATCCTGATGAAATAGAATGGGAATATTTAAGTGCTAATAATAATGATAAAGCAATTGAACTTTTAATTAAAAATCCAGATGAAATTGATTGGTTTGTATTAAATATAAATGATAATGATAAAGCAGTTGAACTTCTAATAGAAAATCCTGATGAGATTGATTGGTATATGTTAAGTAAAAATTGCAGTGATAAAGCTGTTGAACTTTTAATTAAAAATCCTGAAAAAATTAGTTGGGATAGATTATCAGGAAATTGTAATGATAAAGCAGTTGAACTTTTATATAAAAATAAAGAAAAAATAAATTGGAATGTATTAACATTTAATACAAACAAAAAAGCAATAGATTTACTTAAAGAAAATCCAGATAAAAATAATTGGTTTTCATCTTTATCATCAAATACAGGCGCAATTGAATTATTAAAGGAAAATCCTGAAAAAATTAATTGGGATTATTTATCAGAAAATAGTAATGCAATTGAATTATTAAAAGAAAATCAGGATAAAATAAATTGGAAAAGATTTTCGTGCAATCCAGGAATTATTATTAAAATTTGATTTTATTAAAAAATATAAATAAAATTATTTTTTGTTTGTTGTAATTTATTTATTATTCAACCGTCATATTTACCAATTAAATATAATCATTATTCAACTATCTCATCAAATTTAAAAATAAATAATAAAATAAAGAAAATTATCATTATGTAATAATTATAATTTAGAAAATGATAAAAATGAAAATTTTATAAAAATAATGAAATTATCAATATATATTTAAGATTATACATTTATAAATAATAAATAAATGAAAGCATTATATTTATTTAATTTATTTTTTGTTTGTTGTAATTCATTTATAATTCAACCTTCATATTTACCAATTAAATATAAGTATTCAAATAATAATATGATTAAAAATAATAATTTAATAGAATTTAGAAAACAATTAATTATTAATTTAAATAAAAATAATAATGAAGATGAAAATGAAATATATAAAATAAAATTAATAATAAATTTTGTTTATAATATTATTTTATATACATATATAATTATCCATCTTTATAAATAAAAAAGATTTAAGAATGATTTTAAATAATCTTTATATCAATGAAAGCATTATATTTAATAAATTTATTTATTGCATGTTGTAGTTCTTTTATAATCCAACCATCATATTCATTAGTTAAATATAATCATTATTCAACTATCTCATCAAATTTAAAAATAAATAATAAAATAAATAAAATAGAATTAAGAAAATTATCATCATATAATAATTATAATTTAGATAATGATAAAAATGAAAATTTTATAAAAATAATAATAAAAAAAATTTTAAATTTTACAATTATTTATTTTCTTTATTATTATATTATTATTATTGTTATAATAATAATGAAATTATCAATATATATTTAATAAATTTATTTATTGTATGTTGTAATTCTTTTTTTTATTCAACCTTATTATTCATTAGTTAAATATAATAATATCATTAAAAATAATAATTTAATAGAATTTAGAAAACAATCAATAATTATTATATATTTATAAAAATTTATATTATATTATACATAATTACAATTGATTTAAGATTATTTTTATTAAGCTTTATATCAATGAAAGTATTATATTTAATAAATTTATTTATTGCATGTTGTAGTTCTTTTATTATTCAACCTTCATATTCATTAGTTAAATATAATCATTATTCATGTATTTCATCAAATTTAAAAATAAATAAAATAGAATTAAGAAAATCATTAATAAATGTTAAAAATAAAAATAATAATGAAAATGATAATAAAAATGAAAATGAAAGTTTAATAATGATAACAAAAATTATTACAAATTTTATAAATTATATGATTATTTATATATATATAAATATATTAGTTTCTGTTATTAATGAAATGATAATGAAATAAAAAAATGATTTAAGAATATTAAAAATAATCTTTATATCAATTTTAAAAATGGAAACAATAATAGATACATTATTTAATAATTATTTAACATTAAAAAGTAATGTTGATGATTTAAATGATAAATATCTTATTAATATAGCATTATCAAAATTAGATTTTTCACCAAAAAATCACAAAATAATAAAAGATAATGATAATATTATTATTAATTGTCATGATTATTTTATAAATGTTTTTAAAGATAATAATGATGATATTATTAATAAATGTTTAATATATGAACAAGATTTAATATTTGATAAACAACCACCTCCATATTATTATGATGAAATTATTAATAATATTGATTGTTATAAACATTTGAGAATACCAAATTTATTTATATGTGTTAAATATGCTAATATAACTATTAATACAATTACAAAAAATTATAAAATTAATCAATGTTATTTTAATATTAGAAAACCAACAACAGATAAATATAATTATTTTTCAGATATCATTACTAATATTGATAATCCATCTTATTATTTTATAAATAATAATGAAAAAGATATATATTTCATTCCAGAAAATATCATTTTTAGAAATGATAATAAAAAAATAATCATAGAACCTATAATACCAAGTATTAATAAGTTATCTGATGATATTGATATAAAACCGCTTTTAAGTAATGAAATAAAAATTAAAAATTATAATGGAATTATTAATTAATAAAATTGTCTATATTTATAAAAACTTGAAATAGTAAAATCATTTGGAAATGAATATTTATCAAATAATAAATAAATTTGTTTCATATATGAATTATCATCTTTTAACATAATTAAATATTTTAGATAATTATTATTATCATAATTTTTTAAATTATCTAATTTATTATTCAAATAATAATTAAAAAAATCTTTTGTATCTACATTATTTTCAATATTAATATATAATCTTGTTTTGTTTTCCTCTAATGGTGAAAAATTAATGGAATAATTAATTTTATTATTAATTGACCCTTTGATATAATAAGGATATTTATAATAAAATCGATGTTCAGCATTAAATAATTCTTCACTAAAAAAGAATTTATTTTTTCTTTGTCTTATTTTTGTTTTATTATTACTATAAATAAATTCTAAAATAACATTAATTAAATTAACATTAATATCTATAAATGTTTGATGTAATTTTGTTGTATCTTTAAAAATCTTTGGTGGATTTCTTGTATAACTTTTAAAACTCCACCATAACAATCCATTCTTTTCAATTACATTTCCAATTGCATCAGTTCCATTATAAGACATAAAATGATTAGAACAATGCAAACAACCATCATTAATTATTCCACTATCTAATTTAGCTCCTAAATGTTTGCAAATATTAATAGTTGATAATGGAACTTTATTATCATACCATAAAACCATTGGCAATTTACCAATATTATATACATATGGTTTAGATTTATCAATATTATTTGCAATTGCAATTGGATGCCATTCTCTAACAATTTGAGGTAAAATAAATGCTGATTTAATTGTTAAAGATTTTGTTATAGGTAAAGATACAAGTGATAATAATGGAATAATTAATAAACATCTAATATAATTAGATATTGATTTTATTTTTAACATTTATAATTATTATAAATATATTTTTATATATAATAAAAAATTAGTTATTTTATATAGAAATAAAATATTATTCTAAATATATTATCAATGTATAATGAATATATAAATGAATTACCTTCACATAAACGTTTAATTATTATTGGTGATATTCATGGTGATATAAGGAGATTTAAAAATATTTTGGTAAATGCTCAAGTAATTAATAATGATTTGGAATGGATTGCAGAACCTCCTGAAACTATAATTGTTCAATTAGGAGACCAGATAGATAGTTTAAATAGAGCACCAACACAAGAATGGGAAGTTTTGAAAGATTATGAAATGATATATTTTACAGAAAATTTAAATTTAATTGCAAGAGCTAAAGGTGGTTATTGTATATCATTAATAGGAAATCATGAATTGATGAATATAATTGGCGATTTTTCATATGTTTCTAAAAATAGTAATAGTGATATAAGACAACAATTATTTAAACCAAAAGGAACATTAGCATTAATATTAGCAAAAAGACCTTTAATTTTTAAAATAGGAGATTTGATATTTTGTCATGCTAAATTAGATTTAGAACATTTAAATATTTTAAAGAAATATAATAAAGATATATTTTATATTAATCAAATATGGAAAAATTATTTAGAAAATGAAAAAATAAATATAGAAGATAAAGAAATAATTGATTCAGTTATTATTGGTTCTACTGGATTATTATGGAATAGAAAAGAAAATAATAAAACTGAAACATCTCTTTTATTTAGAGAATTAGGAATTATATATATGTTTTTAGGTCATACATCTTATGATAAAATTCAATTAAAAGATAATCAAATATGGTATTGTGATACTGGTATTTCAAGAGCTTTTGGAAAAAATAGATATCAATATTTAGATATTAAACAAAATATTATAAATATTGAAACTATTACTGAATAAATATAAATATGATTATAAATAAAAGTAATTTAATATAAAAATGATAATTATATAATGAGTATTTATTCATACATTCTAAACATGTACATTCTCGGAGGTCAAGTTTATGAAGATGAAGAGATTATGATGACTTATGAATATAATTCAATTTATGAACAAAACCCTGATGAATATATTGTTGAAGTTAGTGACGGAGACTGTGATTATATAAATGAAAATGAACATGTTTCATTGTCTTTTGAATTCATGGAAAAAATGAAGCTTACACCGTCTCTTCATTTCTCTTAGAAAAATAAGATATATAATCCAATAATAAAATATTATTTTTGGATTTTTATTTAATCATCATCAATAAAAACACATTTCTTTTTTTTATCTCCATCTTCACCACCATCATCATTTCCATCTTCATTACCATCGCCATTACTAACTAATTCATTATCAATATAAGTTTTAATTAAATAGCCATTATTTTTATAATATTTAATTCTTTTATAACCTTTAAATTTAAATAATGAAAAATCATCAAAAATATCAATACATAATGGTTTATATTTTCTTTCTGTTTTTTTTTCACGTAAAATTCTTCCAACTGATTGTTGAATATCACTAATCGGACTGGCTAATATTACGGTATTTAAAGTAGGAATATTTAAACCTTCGCTACTCATTTGATAAGTTGCTAAAATGATTTGTTTAGTTGCTGAGATATCTAAATCTGACATTTTCATACCACCTACATAATAACCATAAGATGCGATTTCATCTTTAGCAATTAATTCTTCAATATCTTTTAATTGATTTTTACGTTCAGATAAAATTAAAATCTTTCGTTCAGGTTCTTTTTTTAATACATCTTTTAATAAATTAATAATAAAAATAGTTCTAGGTTTATAATTACAAATATTATTAACCATTGCTACAATATTAGGAGTTCCATTATACATAGTTTTAACATAACTATATTCAATATCATGAACGAAATATTTATGTAAATTAACAATCATATCACAATCATTAACATCTGTCTTAATTTTATAAACAGATTTCCCCAAATACCATTCAAAAACCTTTCTTAATCCATCTTTTCTATTTAAAGTCGCTGATAATCCTAATGTAATCCTAATATTCATTTTTCTAAATGCACGTGAAAAAACCTCAGATGCAATATGATGACATTCATCTATAATAACTAATCCAAAATCATTAAAAATTTTAGAGTCATATTCTCTAATTGCTAATGATTGTAATGTAGCAATAACAATATCTTTATTTTCAATATCAATTTTACTTTGCTTAATTTTACCAATTCTTGCATTAGGGACAAATGTTTTAATACTAGTTATAAATTGTTCATTTAAAAAATCTTTATGAGAAATAAATAAAGTTTTCTTTTTAAAATAACATGCAACATAAATAGCCATAATAGTTTTACCAAAACCACATGGAACACTAATAATTCCCCCTAATTTCTTTTTTGTAATAACATTATCAATAAAAGCATCAATTGGTGCTTGTTGAATATCTCTTAATTTTCCTTTAAAATCTAATAAAGGACAATCAAGACCATGACTTAATTTATCATCAATAGGATAACCATATTTTTCAATACCATAACATTTAGGAATATATAATTTATTATCACTTTCTAAATAAATCGGATATTCTTTAGTAACATTAGATGTAAAAGAATTTGAAAATATTTTTGGACTAATTAATAATTCACTCTTAATTTTATTAATTAATTCTTTATTTTCAGGCGTCTTTGTAATACCATAACCTCTATTACTTAAAGATGTCATTATTTGCAACATTTAATAAATATATATTTAATTTTTATATATAATTTATAGTAGATGATATTATATTTTATAAGAGCGTTATTAATATTATTATTATTATTTGTAATTATTGTAGATTTTGATTTACCTATAATAATAAGCACAAAAACAAATCAATTATTCATTGCTATTATTGTATTATTAATTATAATAGTTGTTGATGAAATAATTGGTTTCTTAATTGGATTAATATTTTTAATTATTTATTTTAAATATTATCAGAAAAAAATAATGCCAACATCTAAACAAGATTATCAAAATATACAATCACCAATATCTACTTTATCATATTTATCATCATCTCCATTTATTTCAACTCCCTCATTCATTTCTACCGCATCTTTAAGTCATTTTAATGGTGGTAGTGATACTAATAATGGAAATAATGACCCAATAACATCTTTTTTCAATATGTTTAAAGGTGATGTTAAACCCAAATCATATTCAACACAACCTGAAATACCTGACCATTATATTAAAGAAATTAAAAATGAAAATAGTACATTAATCCCTTATATATCAAATGAATTATTAAAATCAGCGCAAAATAATATTTATAATGATGAAAATTATAAAATAGAAATAAAAACAGATGATAATTATTATGGTATTCAAGGTTTAAATTCAGATAATAAACATTTTGCCGCTTTTGATAATGATTTTAATTATCATAATAATTTATAAAACATTAATGCATATAATGAAATAAATATTAAAATTATTTTTATTATATAATTATGAGCTTCAAATATTACTGAAAAATTCTCAGGTATTTTACTTATAATTGTATTATATATATATGGATTTGTAATAATTGCAATTATTATACATATTATAAATGTCTTAGTTATTAATATATTATCAATATAATTTACCGGTTGTTGTTTTGGTGCTTGTCTTTGTTGTTGTAGTGGTGGTTGTTGTTCTTGTTGTTGATATTGCTGTGTTTGTTGTTGTGATTGTTGATATTGTTGTTGTTGATTATTATTAATTCTATAATTATTTTTATTAGCTTGTTCATTAATTGATAATTCTTTTTCAAATTCTGTTAAAACATCTTTAACAATCGGGTCATCCGCCATATCATCAGTTATATTTCCTCCTGATGTTTTTAATGGAACTTTTTCTATTGGTGTAATCATATTATTTTGGCTTTGATTTTGCATTATTATATTAATATGATTTAAATATATAATAATAAAAATTACGCAAATAATTTATCAATAAATCCTTTTTCCTCCATTTGATTATATGGTTTAATATTTCCACTATATGTTTCTAATGCTTTATCATTACATGGAACATTAACTGTACTATATTTATAACATGCATCTTCTAATTTAAAAACTTTATTACTAACTTCATCATGTTTAGGTGCAAAATATATCGTACAATTATCTTTACATACTCTATTAAAAATTAATGCTAATGATAATCCAAATAAAGCACTAATCATAATTTGTCCAACATTTGTATAAAACAATCTATCAATTAAATTACGTGTGTTTATCATCTAATTAAAGTTTATTTTTTTATATTATAGGTTGGTCAACCGCATTTGTTGAACAACTAATTTCTTCAACTTTATATTTATAACACACATCATTATCATTTCTATAAACGATTTTATTAGCATTATAAGGTGTTGGATATTTTATTACTATTTTAGGTTTTGGTGTTGCGATATATACATAAAATATACCAATAGCAAAAGCAATAATAAACGCAAAAAAATTAAATTTAAAAACTTGTTCCTCCATTTATTTTTATATTCTAATTTATATAAATAATAATATTCAAAAAATGTTTAATCATGAATTATTAAAACCTTATTTTAGTATAATATTTGCATTATTTATATTTGCAACAATTTATTGTTATGTATATAATATTAGTATTAAAACTTTTTTTGGAACATTATTATTTATATGGATATTACTTAGTATATTTTCTTATTTATTTAAAATATCACCTGCAAAAATTATATTATACGTTGTTATTCCTTTTTTTGAATTATTATTAAGTTTTTATTATATTATTGTTACATTAGCATATCTTCCTTATTATCTTATTATTTCATTATGGCAAACATTTTTAAAAATATTAGGAATGTTTGCATTTGCAATTAGTTTTATTAATAATATAGGAATGTTTTTTATTAATTTAAGTTCTGATGTTTATTTTGTTGCATAATAATCAATTTTATCAATTGTATATATATCAGGAACTTCAATATATTCTGGTCTTTGTAATGATATTAATTCATATAAATCTTTAACTGCTTTTGATTTGTTCCATTTATTATATAAAACTTCTTTATTTCTCAAATATTTATGATAATTATCTATATTATTTTTTCTAGGTGTATCATATTTAATAGTATAAGTATTTTGTTTTTCTATTGTTTTTTCTTTTTTTTCCATAATATCTTTATTATGATTTTTAATAGCTGCTAATAATTTAATTTTATTACTATCATTTTTTATATTAATAACATTATCTATTAATATATATCCAATATCAAATAATGATGATTTCGCCATATTAATTAATTATATTTTTTTTGAGTCATAAATATTTGGTTGTGTTAATTCAAACATTCCTTTATAAAATTCTGATAACTTTTCACTATCTGATAATGTTTCTTCATATTGACTTATTGGAATATATTTAATAATAGTTTTAGGTGTTTCAACTTTAGAATATTTAAATTCATAATAACTTTTAATTACTAAAACCACACCAATAAATAAAATAAATATAGCTATTGACTTCATTTTTATTAAATGAATACAAAAAAATAAATATCCTTTATTTAATCACTAGGAGTACGTACAATCTCTTCTTTAACTTCTTCTTTAACTTCTTCTTTAACTTCTTCTTTAACTTCTTCTTTAACTTCTTCTTTAACTTCTTCTTTAACTTCTTCTTTAACTTCTTCTTTAACTTCTACTTCTTCTTGAACTACTTCACGACCTTGTTTAGCGGCTATCCATGGGTCTTCTTGTCCTGCTAGTTCATCGGCAATATTAGTATTTTTTGTTTTAGCGTTAGCCATTAAATCAGCTTTTCTTTGTTCAAAAAGTTCATCTTTGGAATCCATATTTTGTTTATATTGTTTCATTAGAGTATTTAGTTGAGTTTCTGAATATTCTTGGTCGGTTAAATCATTTGGATTTGGAGACCATGGACACCAGCAACCAACTTGACAAATATAAATATCAAATTTATTATCTTGACGCTTAATAAATTCACTACGTGTTTTAGCTTCTTCCATTGTATCAAAAACTCCACGAATTTTAATTCCCCTCATTGAAGTTTTAAAATCATTTTCTTTATGAAAATCAGTTTCAATTTCATGAGAATTATTATCCTTGAAAAATTTATATTGTGAATCTAAATCAGATGCATTAAAAACATAATCATGATTTGAACGAATAGTCTTAACAAGTTCTGCCGAATCTGGATATTTATTTTCAATTCCATCAAGAAGAGTTTTCATATCTTTACCAAATTTATCAATAAATCGTGAAAAATAATAAACCTCTTTTTCTTTTAGAATATCTTCAGGACTTAAAAAAGATACTAAACAATAATTTTGACCCCTAATAGGTTTATCTTCATCTAGATAATCTTTTTCTTTTGTTGAAACAAGATTTTCTCCCATTTATTTATTATATATATAATATAAATAAAAATTCTTATATCATTTTATGTTTTTTAAGTTTAGAAATAATATAACAAGATGTAGAATATACAATTATTTGACCTGGTGATAAAACCTTTTTCATTTATAAATAATTTATATAAAATTAAAATGTTATAATCATTTTTTATTCATATAATTTTTAATAATACATATATAACATATTGAATAAACAATATAATGTTTTGCCGTTATAATAAAATATTCTTTAAGATTACTCATATTTATTTAATTTATTTATAATATATTTATATCTAATAAATAATTCAAATAAATTAAAATAAAAAATATATTATTATAATAGTATAATATGAATCAACAACCAACATATAGTTTTGATATATGGGAAGCATTAATCCGTATCTTAAAATATGCGATAGAAGCTATAGTTGTTGCTATTGCCGCATATGTTTTACCTGAACAAAAACTTCAATTAAGTGAAGTTTGGATGATTGCCTTAACCGCTGCATGCTTATTCTCTCTATTTGATTTACTTTCACCATCAATTGCAGCTGGTGCTCGCCAAGGTGTTGGTCTTGGTGCTGGTTTCCGTCTTGTTGGTTTTGGTCCTTAAAGAGATGGAATAATTTTATAATTTAAATCCTCACATATTTTTTTCCATATTTGGTCTTGAACATATAATTTCTCCCTACTTTTTAAAAGTGGAAAGAATTTTAAATATTCATTCAAACCTAATATTTGAAAGAATTTATATAAAACATAACTATATGATAAGAAGTTTTTACGGTCTTTTGGACAATGTTTTAAAAATGGTCCTTGAATATCTTTAAACATCGAACATAATTTTTCTTCTAATTCTGTTGAAAATTGCGGTGTTGGTATTCCATTAATCCGATTAATAATATAATTAATATGTTCATAATATTTATTAATTCTTAATCTTTTTAATATTTCCCTCATCTTTGAATAAGTTATTCGTTTTGTATCCATTATTTTTTCTTTTTTAATTTCATTTAATATTTTTTCAAATATATCATTAGGTATATCAGTACTTTCTTTTCCTTGAACTTGATTACACCACTCTCTAAAATGATTTATTCGCTTATAACTAAAATGAGATGTATCTTTAGTATTTTGTTTTAATATTGGTCTATTTTGTTCAACTAATAATAATTCTTGATATCCACAATTATTACAAATCATTATTGCATCATGTTGCAAACATATTAAAGGTATATTACATCTATGACAAATTTCAGTATTATCATTATTATTATCCATCCTTTTAATATAATATTTATTAGTAATAGATAAATATTGGTCAACTAAATCACTTTTTTCAACAATTTTATCATCTTCTTCAATTTTAATTTCTTCTTTAGGTAATGTAATATTAAATGATTCCAATATTGATTTATTTTTATATTTATTATTATTAGAAGAAGAAATAGAATTTGTGGAAGATTGTTTTTCTAACATTTCATAATAATTAAATAAAATAGAACTTGTATTTTCATAATATTCAATTTCATCAAAATAATTTATATTATTAATTTCATTATGTAATAATTTTAATTCTTCTTTTATTAAAATATTACTATTCCATAAATTAGAATATATATTATCAATCTTTAAATTATCAATATTATATTTTAATATATCATCATTAATATTCTTATAATTTATTTCTAAATTATTTATTCTTTCTATATAATTTTTATCATCTATTATTTTTTTACTATAATTATTAATAATCTTATTATGCATTGCATCTAATGTTGATAAATCTCGTGTTATATCAACATTTTGAAATCGCTTTTTAGATGTTTTATCTTTAAACATATATAATAAAAAATGCGGATATGCTTTTATATATCTTATTCAATATATTTTTTTCTCCTATTATAGTATAAAGAATATAGCATAAATGGGTGGTGGTCTTCTTCAACTTGTTGCTTATGGTGCTCAGGATGTTTATTTAACTGGCAATCCTCAAATAACTTTTTTTAAAGTTGTATATCGCCGACATACAAATTTTGCTATGGAAGCAATTCAACAAACTTTTAGCGGTATTGCTAATTATGGAAATACTGTTTATTGTCAAATATCTCGCAATGGTGATTTAATCCATCGCACTTATCTTGAAGTTGGTGTTAATGCTACAGATAATTCTAAATCAGGAACAGAATCATATGTTAATTATTTAGGCTTACGTTTATTAAAATCTGTTTCAATTGAAATTGGCGGTCAACAAATTGATAAACATTATTCTGATTGGTTATATATATGGAATGAATTATCTTTACCCCGAGGAAAACGTTTTGCATATGATACTATGGTTGGTGCTGATCGTGATGCTTTAAATTCTGGTGTATATGGTGTAAATGGTGTAACTACTTTATATATACCACTTGAATTCTGGTTTTGCCGCAATATTGGTCTTGCTTTACCTTTAATAGCTCTTCAATATCATGAAGTTAAAATTAAAATTGAATTTGAATCTGCTGCTAATTGTGTATATATTCCTGATTCTGCTGCTAATGTTTCAGATTTAAGTTCTTATAAATTAGATAGTCCTAATTTATGGGTTGATTATATCTATCTTGATACTGATGAACGTCGTAAATTTGCTCAATTATCTCATGAATATTTAATTGAACAATTACAATTTACTGGACAAGAAACTTTATCTAATTCTGGTTCTCGTGTTAAATTAAATTTTAATCATCCTTGCAAAGAATTAGTATGGGTTGCTAAATTTCCTCTAGCAAGTCAATGGTATAATTATACCATTAAAACAGATATAGCAAATGGAGTTCCTACTAAAAATCCACTTGATTCTGCTACTACTGGATTTTTACCATTAGGTGATTTAACATCATTAACATCTAATAATTTCTTACTTTCAAGTAATATTGCAAGTGCTAGTTTAGGTGCAATTGGTGATGTTTCTTTAGCAACATTAAATAAATATTTACAAGATAGTTATATTCCTTATTTAGATTCACAAGCATCAACTATTGCTAATCCTTTCGATACTTGCTTATTACAATTAAATGGAAATGATCGTTTTAATGTTCGCAATGGAAATTATTTCAATTTAGTTCAACCTTATCAACATCATACTAATATTCCTCTTAATAGAGGTATTAATGTTTATTCATTCGCCTTAAAACCCGAAGAACATCAACCATCAGGAACTTTAAATATGTCTCGTATTGATACTGCTATTTTAGATGTTAAACCAAAAACTGCTTTTAATGGTAGTTCAGTTAGTGGTAATATAAATATTTATGCTGTTAATTACAACGTTCTACGCATTCTTTCTGGAATGGGTGGTTTAGCATATTCAAATTAAATTTAACTATATACATTTTTTTTCTCCTATTATAGTATAAAGAATATAGCATAAATGGGTGGTGGTCTTCTTCAACTTGTTGCTTATGGTGCTCAGGATGTTTATTTAACTGGCAATCCTCAAATAACTTTTTTTAAAGTTGCATATCGCCGTCATACAAATTTTGCATTAGAAGCGATAGAACAAACTTTTAATGGTAATCCTACATATGGAAATCGTGTAACTTGTCAAATTTCTCGCAATGGTGATTTAATAAATCGTATGTATTTACAAGTTAAAGTTCCTACTGGTGGAAGTACTTATGTTAATTATTATGGTCTTCGTCTCTTAAATTATGTTGAAATTGAAATTGGTGGTCAAAAGATTGATAAACATTATTCTCATTGGTTATATGTTTGGAATGAATTATCTTTACCAAAATCTAAACGTAATGGTTATAATGAAATGGTTGGTGGTTTAGGTGGTGCTAGTGTAGCTGGTTCTACTTTATATATACCTCTTGAATTCTGGTTTTGTCGCAATATTGGCTTAGCTCTACCTTTAATAGCTCTTCAATATCACGAAGTTAAAATTAATATTAATTTTGAAACTGATACTAAATGTGGTGCTGCTTCAGGTGCTACATTCACTTCATCTCTATGGGTTGATTATATTTATTTAGATACTGATGAACGTCGTCGTTTTGCTCAATTATCTCACGAATATTTAATTGAACAATTACAATTTACTGGACAAGAATCAGTTAGCACTACTGCTGTTAAGACTAAATTAAATTTTAATCATCCTTGCAAAGAATTAATATGGTTCATTGCTAAAGATACTTCTGCTAATAATTGGTTTAATTATACTACTGCAGGAACAGCTGTTGATTCTCTATTAACAACTAATGTAGATTTAAATGAAAAATTATTACAAAGTGATATTAATTATACTGCTAAATCATATAGCTTACCATCAAATCCTGTTAAATCTGCCAAATTAGTATTAAATGGAAATGACCGATTTTATGAACGTCCTGGACGATATTTCAATTTAGTTCAACCTTATCAACATCATGAAAATATACCATCTAATGCTGGTATTAATGTTTATTCTTTCTCATTAAAACCTGAAGAACATCAACCATCCGGAACTTTAAATATGTCTCGTATTGATACTGCTGTATTAAATTTAAATTTTGAAGAGCCTATTACAGGTGGTTATAATGCTACTGATTATACATTATTTGTATATGCTGTTAATTATAATGTTCTACGCATTCTTTCTGGAATGGGTGGTTTAGCATATTCAAATTAAATTTAACTATATACATTTTTTTTCTCCTATTATAGTATAAAGAATATAGCATAAATGGGTGGTGGTCTTCTTCAACTTGTTGCTTATGGTGCTCAGGATGTTTATTTAACTGGCAATCCTCAAATAACTTTTTTTAAAGTTGCATATCGCCGTCATACAAATTTTGCATTAGAAGCGATAGAACAAACTTTCAATGGTAATTCTGCATTTGGTTCTCGCGTAACTTGCCAAATAACTCGTAATGGTGATTTAATTAATCGTGTTTATTTTGTAGGCACTATTACAAATCCATCTGAAATACAAGGCACTACTACTCTTAATAATAATTGTGTTGCTTTAGTTCCTTATTTTGGTCTAAAATTATTAAAATCTATTGAGCTTGAAATCGGTGGACAACGTATAGATAAACATTATTCTGAATGGTTATACATATGGAATGAACTTTCATTACCTCAAGGAAAACGCGATGGTTATAAATTAATGGTTGGTGGTGATAAATACAATCGTTCTATTGTTTTACAAGCTAAGGAAAGTTATTCAGTTTATGTTCCATTAGAATTTTGGTTTTGTCGCAATATTGGTTTAGCTTTACCTTTAATAGCTTTACAATATCATGAAGTAAAAATAAATATTGAATTTGAAAGTTCATCAAATATGATTGATACTGGTCTAAATTATTCAAATAAAGGTTTAACAATGAAAGGTTCAAATGGTTCTACTACTATTACACCTGCTACACAACAACTAAATAAAGCATTTACTGGAACTATAGCTCTTACAAATTCTGCTTTATGGGTTGATTATATATTCTTAGATACTGATGAACGTCGCCGTTTCGCTCAATTATCTCATGAATATTTAATTGAACAATTACAATTTACTGGAGCTGATACTGTTACTGCTTCTCCTGCTAATTCATCATCATTAAAAAGTATTCGTATGAATTTCAATCATCCTTGCAAGGAATTAATATGGGTTATAAAACCAACTCCAACTACAACAGCAGCAGATGTTTCAACACCATATTGGAATAACTTTACTGATCGCACTGGTGATAATCAATATGTATTAGCTAAAAATCCAGTATTATCTGCCAAGATACAATTAAATGGAAATGACCGTTTTGCTGAACGCAAGGGTTCATATTTCAGTTTAGTTCAACCTTATCAACATCATGAATATACTCCTAATAACTTTAATAGTGGTATTAATGTATATTCATTTGCTATAAAACCTGAAGAACATCAACCATCCGGAACTTTAAATATGTCTCGTATTGATACTGCTGTTTTATCAGTTGCTTCAAGTGTTGCGGGAACTATATACATATACACTGTTAATTATAATGTTCTACGTATATTATCTGGCATGGGTGGCTTAGCTTATTCAAATTAAACAAAGCATACATATTTTTTTTCTTTATTAATAATATGATTAATATCATTAATATCATGATGATGTTTAGGATTTTCATATAAAATTTTATTTCTAGTTGATTCAACTGTTAATTTTAAAAATTCTAATTCTCTTTTATTAGTCATTTTTTTAAGTTCAATATCATGATTAATTTTAATACGATTAAATTTAATAATATCTTTAATTCTAATATTTTCAAAAATATTAATATCTTTAATTTCTTTATTCATATTCTCAACATTTTCAACTAATTTTTCAAATAATTCAATAGTTAAACTATTAGACATTGTAAAATAATCAATTAAATCTTTTTGTTTATTATAAGAAATTTTATAATTAAATAAAGTATCATGAATATTTTTAAGTTTTTCCATATTTTCGCGATAATTTCTAAATTTAACAATTGAACTTAAAATAGTTAATAATGTTCCTAATATTAATGATACCATATTAATAATTAATGAAATTGTACTTTTTGAAATAACTAAACTCATTTCTGAGTCAACATTATCATTTTGATAATTTATTAATGTTAAACGAATTGCTTCAATAAATGTTGTTACAGTTGAAATAATTAAAATTAATAAAGATATACGGTTATATCTAAAATAAATTAAATCATATTTTGCAGATATAATATATAAAGAAGTTGTAATTTTCTTTTTATTTTCTTTTATAGTTTTATATAATTTTTCTTTTCTATAATTAATATCATTATATATATCACCTGAATCAGTTTGTGATTCTGTATTTCTTTTATCATTAAATTCATATAAAGTTAATAATCTATTATCTTGAGACATTGGTGTTAATGGTGTATTAACATTAACAAAATCACTTCTAATTGTCGGAGAAGATTGTTGTTGTTGAGGATTATCCTCAATTAATACAATAACATCATCATCTTTTTCGGACATTGTATTAATAATTAAAAATAAATAAATAAATTAATTATTAATAATATTATGATAAAAAATAAAAATATTATTATAATATCTTTAATAGTATAAGGACGTTTAATATAATGTTTTTTATTATACAATTGATTAATTAATGATATTGCATTAGTTACGGCACTTTCCATTGAAGTGAAATGAACTTTTCCATTACCATTATGAGTTCCTAATGTATAAATATTATCTGATATTTTATTATTTAAATATCCATAATTAGGAATTTTAATAAATGCACTTTCATTCGATTCCCATCTTCCATTTTTATAATAATTATTTATAAATGATAATGTCGGAACTGGTAAATTTTTATAAATTTCATTTAATTGTCTATAAGTTTCATCAATCAAATCTTTTTTATCTGAACATTCATTTGCTGTTTTATTTATATTTTTACTTTTAATATCAGTCATAGTAATAACACAACTAATAACTGTTTTAGAATTCTTTTCTTTAAAATTCATATAATCAGATAATACAATTGCACCAATACCCCAATTAGTATTATTATGAAAACCATATATTTTTTTATCTAAATTTAATTTAAAATTCCAATGAAAAGTAATAGAAATATATTCATTATATTCCGTTTTATTTGCGTATAAATCTAAATTATTATTAAATAATTTTTTAATATTTTTTGAAGATTTTTGTATAATTGCGTTTAAATTTATTGGTGGAATTGCCATTATTAATTTTTTAGTGTAAAAAGTTTCATTATTTGCACTATTAATTTTAATAATAGAATTACTATTATCAATATTAGTAATGGTAGTATTTAATTTAAAATCAACATTTTTTAAATAATTTTGCCATACAATAAATAAACCTTCATCATTTGGCATTTTTGGTTGATATCCATTATATAATAAAGTTTCATTCAATACATTTAAAAAAGAATTTAGAGAAGTCTTATCTAAACCTCCCCCATCCATTAATCGACAAACCCGATTAATATAATTAACAGCTTTATCGCTAAAATTATTAATAGTTAAATATTCATCCATAGATGTATTTTTTGCATAATTTGGATTTCCAAGTAATTTAAAAAAATCAATAGTCATAATAAAACTTTCATTAATTGTAAAAATATTTTCTTTTATAGTTGTATTATATAAAATTTCAAAATAACTTAAATTATATTTAACAAATAAATCTGAAAATTTAACACCAATAATAGATAATATTGTTTTAAAATTAACATAATTATTAAAATAAAGTCTTGGTCCATGTTCAGAAAAATAATATTCATTTTCATATTTTTGTCTATTAACTTTATGACAACCACCAATAACTTTATCTTTATCAATAATCATAATTTTATCATTTTTATCAGCTAATGTAGCAAAAGTTAAACCCGCTGGACCTGAACCTACAATAATATAATCGTATATAATCATTATATAAATGAAATATTTTTTAAAAAAAAATAAATAAATAGATATGAATTATTTATTAAATATAGAATTAAATATATTTTTAATTGCAATATCTCTTGCTGTAATATATGCAATTACTCCAATAACATATAAATTATTAGTTATTCATAATAATATATCATTTGAAACTTATTTATTATTATCAACATTCATTTTATTCATGTGTAGTTTATTCTATTCTCTTATGTTCCATAATTATATAGATATATTTAAGGAAATATCAAAAATAAATTCAGATTTATTATTATTATTCATAATAAATATTTTTGTTGTTTCATTTATTAGTCAAATATTATTTCATTATGCAATAAGACATACATCAAAAATATCATTATTTACAATAATAACTGGATTTTATCCATTAATAACAATGATATTATCAATATTATTTTTAAAAGAAAAGATATCATTTAAAATATTATTTGGTTTTATGATATCAATGATTGGAATTATAATAATATTTATTTAAACATTAAAATTATGACATTGTATAGTTTTATTTCCATTTTTATGGAAATCATTAAGAACTAAACAATCAACAGCAACTTCTTGCATTAATTGATATAATATTAAAATCTTTTTCATTTTTTCAATAGATTGTTTATAAATATATTCATCAATATTAATAACACCAGTAGCATCTAATTTAGGTTTTTTAGTAGCTTTGCCAGTTTTTTTATCACCTGCTGGTTTTATTGATTTTAATTCAGCTTTTAATGTTTTTAATATTAATTTATTTTTACTGTCTTGTTCATCAATAATAGAAAGATTATTATTATATTGTTTATTTTCATTTTCAAGTAATTCAATTTCATCTTCATTAGTTTTTGAATTCTTTTTTAATTTAGTTAATTTTTTATTATTTGCAGTTATTTTAGCTTTATTATCTTTAATAGCATCTTTATTTGATTTAATTAATTCATCAATTTCACTTATTTTATTTTCAATATCAGTTATTTTATCAATATCAACAGCTCCATCATTAATTACCTGAGGTAAATTACTAATATATCTGTGAATAGATACATCCCATTCTTTTTTATTTAAATCAGCATGAGAACAATAACGTGCAGCACGTCCAATAGTTTGTTTATCACTAGCCCAAGTAATTAAAGGTTCGAAAATATGAATATGTCTAACAGCTTTAAGGTCAAGTCCTTCGTTATAAGTTTGAGATGCTAAAAATAATTTAACATAATCACCATTTTTATTAAAAGAAGCATTATATAATTGACGTAATTCAGACATATCTTTATTTTTATCAACACCTAATTGTGTAGTTATAGCTAAAATATATCTTGGTTTTTTATTATCTTCTGTTGGATTATTAAAAATCTTAACAGCTTCACTAGGTGTTAATTTTTCATAACCTAATTTATCAAGTTCTCTTGCAATAGCTAAAATACCATGACCACCATAACCTCTATTTTCATAAAATGCAGAATAGATATATTGTTTATGGTCTGAATATTTAGGGTCATTAACAGTATTTAATAATTGTTCTAATTTAGCACTAAAATCATGTAATGATAATCCTTTTTCATAATTATAAAGCATATTTGAATAACGACGAGCAGCTGCCCAATATTTATTTAAAGAATTTGCTTTAGATAATTTATCATAATTTTTAGCAGTTTCTTTAATTTCTTTATAAGCCGTAATATATTTTTCAAATTGTTTTGAAGACATATCAATATATTTAGGTTCATTATCAATAACAACGGGGAATTTGCTAGTATCACTAGACATATCAAAATAAGAAATAAGACCTCTTGTTTTTTGTTTAAATAATTCAGGGTCATTAATATCTTCAAAAAATATTTCAGAAGTATTATTATCTCTAATAATATTTAATAATTTCATAATTTCATCAGTATTATCACCTAAAGTAGCAGTTAAAATAAATGTTTTTAAATCTGGAAATTTTTGAGAAGAATTTAATAATAATTTTTCTAATAATGAATATTGTTTTTTTTGTGTTATAATTGGTCTAAATAAATTATGAACTTCATCAATAATTAAAACACAATTATTTAAATTAATAGATTTATTCATAATTCGATTAGCTAACATAGCAAATGTTAAGAAACGTATATTATTTGATTTAAATTCTTTTCCTACATCTTCTAAAGATTTATTATAAAATCTTGGAAATAAATTCATTGCACATTTATAAAATTCATGAGGTGGATTACTAGAAAGTGCATTAACAGTACTGCAATAAATAATATCTTTACCTGAACCCCAGAAACCATCAATTATAGCTGTAGCAGTGCAAGTTTTACCACTACCTGTTGAATGCCATAATAACATACCTTTTTTAGGTAAATTGTTAACAGTAATTAATTTACAAATATTATTAACAATAGATTGAGGAACAGTTGGTGGTTTATTAATTTTATTATTAGATTTAGAACTAGAAGCAGAACCAGAACTACTAATATTAGAACTAATTATAAATGAACTAGTTTTATTAGTATCAACAAAGAAATCAGGGAAATAAATTTTATAAATCTTGCTCATAGCATTATCATCTTCATTATGAACATTATAATATTTTTTATAATCATTTAATAATGTTTCATTTTTAACATATTTTTTAAGTTCATTATATTCATCTTTAATATTAGGGTCTAAAATTCTAATAATATTTTGAAGATATAAATAATGTTCTTTGATTAAATCAGTATTATAAAAATCAAAATATTTTGGAAAATAATTAAAATATAAAAAGTCAAATTCTTTTTGTTCTTTACATTTATTATAATCATTTCTAAAATCTTCAAATTTATTTTGATGACGTATATATCTTAATAATTCAGTTGCATCATCTTTATAATTTGGATTTAATTTTGGAATAATAGCTGATAAATATTTATTATAAATAGATAATAATTCATTATTATAATAATCAGTTAATGCTTCATCAAAATATTTTGGAAAATAAGCTCTATATAATTTATGTAATTCATCAACATCATAAGAATTTGATTTAAATAATTTATTATAATCAAGTTTGAATGTTAAATAAGAACCTGGATTATTTAATAATTTTAATATTACTGATTCATCATCTTTATTATTTGGATTTAAATTAATAATTAAATAAACAAAATAAAGATAATAGATACGTTTATTTAATTCAATAACATCATCTTTATTTTTAGGAACGGTAAAATATTTAGAGAAATATTTATAAAAAAGATTATAAATACGAGAATATCGTTTATCTTCTTTATATTTTTTACCTAAAACAATTTGTTTTCGTAATTCAGATTTAAAAATATTATAATCTAATTTATAAACATCATATAAACTAGGGTCATCTAAATATAATTTTATTTTATCTTCATCATATTCTGGACTTAATTCAATTATATCATATTGAACATATTCAATAAATTTTTTCTTATATTTAGTTATATAATCTTCTTTTGGCATTACTTCAATATTAACACTTCCACTAATATTATCATCATTTGAAGTTTCATCATTCTCATCATTTATTACACATCTATTTCCTTTTCCAATTAATTCTAAGGTTTCAGGTGCATTTTTACCATTATAAAAATCATATAAAGACTTTTCTAAATTGCTTATATCAATTTCAGAAATAGGAGAAGAGACGGAAGAAGCTTGTTTATTATATTTTTCATCATCTTTATGAATTTTCATTAATTTTTCTTTGGATATACAATCTCTTGTAAATTCATTTATTTGTTTAAAAGAACATTTTGGATTAACTTCACATGTTTTTTTAGCTCTCTTAATATTTTTACTTGTTATACTTCCATTTTTATAATTTTTTTCACGTAAAAATTTATTACTTTCTAATAATTTGCCACATACAGCATCTGTTTCATCTACCCAGCAATTTCCTTTATCGAATGTATTATGTCTATTTATTGTTTCTCCTACCCAAAAACCATTTGATTTTTCACATCTTTTCTGAGTATAAATATCTTTATAATATCTATCATATTTATCTTTTTTATAAGAAACATCTGGAATTATTAATTTACAATTTTTCTTTTCATCAAAACTATTATCTATTTTAAAATTTTGAACGTCTTGATATTCATATGGATTTTTATCTGGACGTTCATATTCATAAACAGAAATATCATTACATGTTTTTTCACGTTTTAATAATTCTTCTTGAATTCCTTTATATCCTTTAATTTTTGAAGAATTCATTTAATAATAATCTATTTTATAAGCATATAAAAATTATAAGTATTATAAAATAACTGAAAAATAGTATAGTAGGATTAGGCATTATATGAATATTATTTGTTATTTCAAATATATAATCAGCCAATTCATCAACTCCAACATCAATTATAGTATGTCTATTTTTAATTAACCATTTACAAAATTTTCTTTTATAATGAAATGGTCTTTTTTGAATAACATTTCTTTTTAATGTTGTTGTTTTTGATAATAAATATACAGCAACAGATGCCGTAGTTGGTTCTAACATACGTATAGAAGTTATAAACATAATTTATATAACTATATAAAAATAATCACATTTTTTTATTATATAGATGGATCATATAATAATGTTTCTAGGTATTCTGGCAATTCTTTACATTTCTTCTTTGTATATTTATTAATAATGCTTATAATTTCATTAATTTCTGTTATTTTAAATTTATGATTTTTTGCTTTTCTACTATACCAATCATTTTTACCTTTTCTAATATAAATCTTTAATTTCTCTTCTTCCGTAATATCATATTTAACATCTAATATTATACCTTCATTCGTTTGTTTGAAACCTTCAATATGAATAGTTCCATTATGTTCTTTATCATGACATTCTTTACAAATATTAACTAAATTATGTTTTTTATTTTTATGAAAATTTTCAAAAAAACCATTTTCATTACTAAATGTTTGATAATTAATATGATGAGTATCTTCACTTTTATTTTTATTACAAATTTGACAAATATCCATAAATAATAATGAATTATAATTAGATGTTTTTGTTTCTACAAGTTTTGAATTAATTCCCATTATTTCTTTTCTTATTTTTTCTGCATTTGTCATAAAATTTAATGGCATATCCAATGATTTACAAACTTCAATTCCATAAATATTAGAACCTTGACCTTCTTTTAATTTTCTTTCATAAATAATTTTATTATCAGAAGTTATTTCAATATGCATATGATAAATCTTTAATTCTGGTCTATCTTTAATTAATGATATTGTTGGTAGTTCGTGTAAATGACTTGTAAAAATAAATGATACTTTCTTATTTAATAATTCATTAATTGCAGCACTAACAATACAAATTCCTGAAATTGCTTCTGTTCCTGAACAAATTTCATCACCAATAATTAAACTATTTTTATCAGCTCTTTGAATAATATTTCTTAATTCTGTCATTTCAACAACAAAACTGCTCATTCCTTTATAAATATTATCATTTCCACAAATTCTTGTCATAATATGATTATATGGATAAAATTTATAATTAACTGCTGGAACATACATTCCGGCTTGTGCCATAATTACTGATAATCCAATTGCTTTCATAAATGAACTTTTACCTGATGCATTAATTCCATATAATAAAATTCCATTTTGATTTAATTCTATATCATTTCCAATATATTCAACATCAGTTATAATTCTTTCTATAATTGGATGTCTCAGATTTTCAGCACTTATAAAAGAATTATCAGTTGTTAAATCAATTGATGGTTTATAATAACAAAATTCAAACGCATTTTTAGCATTACAGCAAGTAATATCAATATCAATTAAATTTTTTATAATAATATCAATATCATTATTATTTGTATTGAAGAATGATAATAAGAACTCATAATATCTTGAAATAACAATTGAATTAATATCATTTTGTGTTTTTCTGATTGTATTAGAAGCATTAGTAATATCATAAGAAGTTAATTTATAAGAATTATTAGTTGTTAAAAGTTTTTTATCAAATTTATTCATATAAATAATATCTTTTTTAGATGCATTTTCAAATCTTTTTTTAGTTATAATAATAAAATAACCTTCACTTTCATTATAATCAATCTTACATAACGAATCATTAATATTACTGATTTTATTAGAAATAATAACTAATTTTTCATAAGCATTTTTATATTTTAAATTCAAATCATCTAAATCTTTATAAACACCTTCATTAAAAATATTAGTTTTAATATCATTAGTATTATATTTAGAACATTCATCTAAATTTAAAATAGAATAACTTGAAATAATTCTATTAGCATTTTCAATTAATTCTGGTTCAGTTAATTTAAAAACTTCTAATGCATTTTCTAAAGAAATCGCGAAACTATTCCATTCACAAGGTTGTAATTTTTTAAGAAAAATCTTTTTTTTAATTCGTTCTAAATCATTAATATTAGAAAGATATTTATTAATTTCTTTATATTTTTCATCAATTAAATAATTTTCAATATTATTATATCTTTTAATTAATTCTAATTTATTATTAATCGGATTTAAAAATCTTTCTTTATATATTCGAGAACCAAAAGCTGTTTTACAACGATTAAGAATATCAATCAAAGGTTTTTCATTATTATTATTACTTATGATATTTAATTGAAGAGCACTATTAAATTCAATAGCTAAATTTTTAGAATTATCAATCAATTCAGGAATTTGTAATTCTTTAATAATTTCATTATTATGTTCATATGCAAATTGAAGAAGACAACAAAAACTTAAACGACCCAATGAATATTTTTCTAAATTGAGATATTCAATAATAGATAACATAGATTTATTAATAAATGATTTTTCAAGAATTTTATTTTGATAATCTATTTTTTTAATATCAGTATTTAATTCATAATCTTCCCATTTTGCATGAATAAGACAATTATTATTAATAACATTTAAAATAGTTTTTTTAGTATTATCATTTAATTTATCAGAAAGAATAAGAATTTCACAAGGATTATAAATAGTTATTAATCTATATGTCTCATCTAATGTATATTGAGGGTCTGATTTTGAACTAGCATTTTCATAAATAAAAGAACGTCCTGTTGTTAAATCAACACCAGTAATTCCAACAATTAAGATATTATCAATTTCTTCATAATATAGAACCATAATATAATTACTTTTTTTAGAATTAATATTAATATTAGTTGCTGGACTTAAAATTTCTGTTATTTTTCTTTGAGGTTCAGGAGGTTCTGTTACTTGTTCAATTAAAACAATTGTATAATTATTTTGCAAAATTAATTGAATATATTTATTTAAGACATATAATGGAAATCCACACATAATAGGATTATTGCGTGAAACTTCTAAAATTGATTTATTTTTTCTTGAAATTTGAATATTACAAATATCAGAAATATTATATAAATATCTAGAATTAGCATCAATTGAATACAATTCAAAAAAAGAACCCACTTGCATCATGATGATAGTATTTTCTCCATATTTTATGCGATATTCATCAAGATAATTTAAATAATCATCAATAATCATTATATTTTCATCTTATTTATAAGATTAATCTTTATATAAAAATAATTATATTATTTATAAGTAATAAAATATGTATAAATATAAAAAAACGATAATTATAAATAATCGTAGAAGAAGAATATTCTGTAAAGAAAAATCAAATAATGAATATATATTATATAAAAATAATTATATTACATTAAATTCTTATTATAAAAAAACAGGTGGTGGTATAATGAAATATATTACCAATCCTAGTAATACTACTAAAAGATTTTTAAGTGATAGTTATTCTATAAAAGAGTTTGATATTAAATATAATGATTTTTTAGAATATATAACTCAAAAAAATTTAAAAATTAAAATAGATACATATAAATTTGATTTAAGTACTATAATATCTAGTTATTTAAAAGATAAATCAAAAATAAATACAAAAAATACTAAAATATGGATATTTACAGAAATTAATAATAATGATTTAAAAATAAAAGGTTTTAATGATAAAAATGAATATCAACAATATATAGATGATTTAAATAATGAATATAATCTTATTCAATATGGCAATTCAGATGATATTAATATATCATCAGTTAAATTAAAATTTGGAAATATTATTACTAATGAAATTATTCCAACGCAAGAAAAATTGAACAACTTATTAAAATTTAATACAAATAATTATATAAATGATATAGGTTATGAAGTATATGATAAATTGTATAATAAAGGATATTATATATATATTTACAAAAATAATAATTATGATAACTTTAAAGAAGGTGATGAGTATAAGTTATATAATTGTATATTTAGATGTGAAAAAATTATTGCTATCGAAAATGGTATTATAGGTAATGGACATGGTGAATTTCAAAAAAACTTTAAATATGATATTCTTTTTAAATATATAAGTAAATTAAATACTGAAGATGAAATTATTAAATTTGGAGAAAAACATAATACTTTTAATCAATTTTTTATAGATAATGATAAAAGATTATTTTACAATAAGTTAGTTTCTCGTGATGGTAGAAAAGTATATGATAAATTAAATATAGATGGATATTATATATATTTAGTAAAAAAATATTCAACAAATGATTTAGTAAAATATGTAGAAAATGCTATATATGATATATATGATACTAAATTTATATGTTATAAAATAATTAAAAATGGAGATAATAATGTTATTTTTAAATATTTAGGAGACTTCACTACAAAAAAAGATATATTATTATATGGAAGTTTATATCATAACACCAAAATATATGAAAATGGATTATTATATTATAAATATGTTAATGAAGAAGGGAAAAAAATATATGATAAATTAATTGAAGAACAATATAATGTATATTATACAGAAATAGTACATTGTACTGATAATGAATATAAAATTGAATCCATATATAAATTACATGATATTAATAAAATATTTAAATGTGTAAAAATTATTGAAGAATATCCTAGCATATTTCAAAAAACAATAGTTTTTAACTATATTGGAAATACTGAATATTCTACTGTAGCAACGGTAGGAGGTCAAAGAAAATATAAAAATTTCAAATTCAAAAAAATGATTTAAGGAGATTAATAAGAAATCTTTAAATAGAAATGAGTATTATAAATGAAGATGTATATTTATGTATAAATTATTCAATTCTTTTATAAGAAGCTAATAATTATTATGAAAAAAAATATAATAATATTGATAATAATATTATTTGAAATATAACTTATTTAAATTATAAAATTATTTTTTTACATTTATTAAAGAAATATGACAAATATTCAGTATTTTTGAATATGATTATTTTGGATTTATTTTTTACTACTTCTTTTACCACCTATTTTTGAACCTGAAGCTTCAGGTTCAATAAGATATTTTTCAAAATTTTTAATATCAAAATCAACACTTTTATTTGTTAGAGGATTATCATTTTTATATTCTAATACTTTTTCTTTAGCTTCTTCAATTATAGTTTTAATATTTTGATTTGTTTTGGCAATAATTTTTAAATCATCGAAATGTTTATGATATAAATTTTTAATTGAAGAAGTTCTTTCCGTTTGAATATCCTTTTGAATATCTGTTAATAAATTTTTTACTGCATCTCCTATTTTATCAAATGTTTTGTTATTAATATGTCTAGCATATCCTGCTAATCCAACTAATGCACTATTAAATTGATCCTGTTCATATGATAATATACCATATTTATTTTTTTTATTATTATAACATTTATAATTATCATGTTTATCTAAAAATATAGCATATGATGCATGTAATATTTCAAATTCATCAGATGCATATGATAATGATGGTATATATAATACATTAACACCAGTATTAATAACAGCTCTATACATTGTTCCAGTTTTTTTTCCTGTTGTTTCATCTATTCCAAGATATCTTTCAGAAGAACCATAATTTAATGATAAAGAACCAATTCTTGTATTAATATATGTTCCTTCATTTATTCTATATATATTAGGACCACCTGTAATTAAAGTATCATCCATTTCATGTAGCTTAATATAATCAAAACCAACAGCTCTATAGCAATATATATCAGTTTCACATGGTGGAGCACCAGCAATTATATTATCAATATCGTTAATAAATTGACGCATTACTTTGTCCCATTCTGGAGGTGTTAAATCAGAAAAAATACTCAAACTATTAGGTTCGGCTCTATCAATTTTATTATCTTCAAGGAATTGCCAATATTGGTCTATATTAGTTACACCATTGCCATATTTTTCAAGTAATGTAGTGTTTGTTTTCAAAATATCTTTAATTATAGCAGCATTAAACCTATGCTTTCCAATAACATCAAATATTTGCTTGAAAAATGAATCTCCAAAACCAAATTTTACTGGAGATACATTATATTTATCCGCGTATGTAGTATCATATGTTTTTACCCATTCGCCGTCTTGATTCATAATATATGTTTTCAAATTTTCTTCACTTATCATTTTACTTGCATATGCTGAATAAAAATGAAAACATGATTTTTTTGTATAATCATTTATTATAATTTTATATGTAATACTCATTTTATGCATAAATTCATATTGTTTTTCCATAAATTTTGGTAAATTTTTAATATTATCAATATAATTTTTTTCATATGCTTGCACAATTTCCTTATTATATCCTGAATGAGAAAAATCTTGTTTTGTTACTGATTCTCCTTCCTGATTAGTAACAGATTTAGGACGATTACCTACATCTTTTAATTCTGATATTTTATATCTACCATGTTCATCATGGTTTAATATATTAATATCATTTATATCGTGTGGTTGTGTATATGTATCAATATAATGTTTGAGATTTGGACCAAGTATTAAATCATAAGAAATACTATATGTACCATATTTAGTATTATCAGGTAATTTTTTATTTTTAAAATAATATTCTAAAATAATATCATCTATATTGCGTTTTTTATCAACCTTATCGCATTTACTATCAATATTAAAATTACAATAGATATATTTTTTAGCAGTTGAATATTCTTTATCCATAATTGAAATAGTATTTCTTAATAGTTTAAAATCATTTACAACAGTTGGAGTTTTACAAATATCTAATACTTTATCAGAATATCCAAATATTGCACAAGTATTTAAAGCGGTTTTATCTGCACCATCCATACCATCTTTATCAATTGCACCACCTTTATGTGTTTTTTTTTGTGTATATATAACACCATTATTAGTTGCATCAAATAAATCTAATAATTTTTTTGTTCTTTGTATTTTTTTAGCCATATCTCCACCTATTATTTTATTAAAATAATCAGTATAATCCCCTTTTAAATTTTTAGATAAATTATAGTTTTTTGTATTTTTAACCATAATTTTAAATACAATACTATCTTATAATATACAAAGATTATTAATTTTTCATTTTTAAAGTTAATAACTACAATTATTAATTTTAAATATTTTTTTAGATAATATAAAAAATCAATAAGATATAAGAAATATTAAATGTTATTATATGGTTTTTTATAATTATATAGAAATTGGAACTTCTGATTTTGATACTGAAATACAAAAAGAAAATAATAATTTTGGTATTAGTATTGAACCAATTAAATATTATTATGATAAATTGCCTAATAAAGAAAATTCGATTAAATTAAATATGGCAATTAGTAATTACATTGGTAAATGTCATGTATATTATTTATCAGAAGATACTATAAAAAATATAATTTTCCTAATTATATAAGAGGTTGTAATTGTATAAATTCATATCATCCTGAAGTTATTATTACATGTAAAAATAGAAATATAGATATTGATACTATATATGAAAAAGAAGAAATTGATGTAACTACTGTATATCAAATAATGATTAATAATAATATTGATGGAGTATATTACTTAAAAATAGATACAGAAGGACATGATACTGTTATTCTTAAATATTTTTATGAAGAAAATAAAAATAAATTATTTTTACCACATATTATTAGATTTGAAAGTAATCATTTAACACCAAATGAATATATAATAGATACTATAAATTTATATTCTACAATTGGATATGATTTTATATTAAGAACAATTGATGATGTAGTATTAAAACTTAATTTAACAAAACTAAAAAATAAAACAACTTTCACAACTGGACTTAAAAATTATTATATAAATGACCATCCACCAAATTATGATTTTAATAATTTACCTCATGAGAATACATTAGAATCAGCAAAAGAATATTGTATTAAAAATAATTATTCAGGCGTAACATATCAAGATAATATATATCAAGTTAGAACAGGAACTTATTTAATTTATTATGAAAATATTGATTTATATACTTGGGTTTATATTTAAATATCTTTTTATATATATAGTATAAAAATAAAAATTGATATAATATTATTGAAATATAAATCATTAAGTATAATTATGGATATTACAAATAGTGATGATTTAAGGGAAAAAATTCATGAAATTCATAATTATATGAGAAATAATGGTATTGGATATGGTTTAACATCATTAAAAGTATTTAATTTATTTTATGGTTTAATGAAAATTGAAGAGTATGGATTAAATGAAAAAATAGGATTAAATAATGAAACATGTAAATTTTCATATTTATTAAAATTAGTTAATGAACCTAATAAAAAGGATGATTTAATTAGTATTCTTTATAATGAAACACTTGAGTATATTTTTAATAATGAAAATATTAAAGTATTATTAGGTTATAATATTCCACTTGATTTAAAAACAGGTGTTTATAAATATTTGATAAATGAAATTAATCTTATTAAAGATATTGAGAAATCAACAAAAGAACAATTATCAGGAAAAATTTATGAATATTTCGTTGGTAGAGACCAATCTGCAATATCTGAATTGGGTGCTTATTTTACTAATAGAGGTATTGTTGATTTTATATTAAATAAAATTAAACCTCAATTAAAACCAGATGGAACTATTCCAAAAATGATTGATATGTTTGGAGGTTCTGGTGGTTTTACTATTGGATATATGGATTATTTAATTAAAAATAAATTTGAAATTGACTGGAAAAGTCAATTAGATAATATTTATCATTTTGATATAAATGAAGATGTTCTAAAATCAGCAAGATTGGAATTATTCTGTTTATCTCAAGGAATTTTTCCAAATATTAATAATGTTAAAAGAACTAATTCTTTTAAAGAAGATTTCAGAGATATTGGAAAGTTTGATATAATTATGACAAATCCACCATATGGAGGTGATAAAATCGGAACATCAGCAAAAAAAGAAAAAAGAGATAAAATTATTAAATATATTGATAATGAAATTGATATATTTAAAAATTATATAATTCAAAAAATTGAAAGTATTGATAATAAGAAAAAATTATTAGAAGAAATTAAGAAACCAAAAAGTAATATTGATAAAATAATATCATTAATTAAACATATTGATATATTTGAAAATGATAAAAATAATATTAAAAGAATTCAAGAATTATATAATCAATCAAATCAATTAAAAAAAGAAAATAAAACAGAAATTGAAAACAATAAAAAATTATGTGTAAATGTTGATAGTTGCAGTGAACAAATTATTAAATTTGCTAAAAATACACATAAAATAACAGGAACTGATAAAGAAGCATGTTCTTTAATGTTGATTATGGATTTATTAGAAGTAAATGGTACAGCAGTAGGCGTTATTAAAGAGGGTTTATTCTTTGATAGTTCATATATGGAATTAAGAAAAGTTTTATTGAAAAATTATAATGTTAAAGAAATAATATCAGTTCCTCAAAATCAATTTGAGAATACCTCAACAAAAACTTCAATTATTATATTTAATAATGATGGTGATATTAAAACAACTGAAATTAAATTCAGTGAATTAAAAGTTAATTTATATGAAAAAGATGAATTCATTGAAATAATTCAAAATGACAAAATAGAAATTAAACTAAAACATAATAAAGGAGATATTATAAATATTGAAGAAGTATTTATAAAATCAGTATTTATTGATGATATCTTAAATAATGATACTATATCATTAAATTCAAAAGATTATAATAAAGTTTCTATTATTCCTGGTAAAGATTTTGAATTAGTTAAAATTAAAGATATATGCGAATTTCAACCAAAAAGCAAAAGACAAGCATCATATGGTAAAGAAAATGGATTATATAATTTCTATACATCAAGTGATAAAATTAAAAAATGCGATGAAGCAGATTATAATGATGAATATTTAATTATTGGAAATGGAGGAGTAGCAAATATTCATATTGATAATAAATTTAGTTGTTCAGATCATAATTATGTAATAAAATTAAAAAATAATAAATATTTATATTATTTATTTAATGGTAATATGTATTTATTAGAAAATGGGTTTAATGGTTCAACTATAAAAAATATATCAAAACAATATTTAGAAAATTTAGAAATACCAATTCCAAAAACTCCTGAATTAATTAATAAATGGGTTAATTTAATTTCAGAACCATTTGATATGAAACAAAAAAAAGAAATAAGATTAAAAGAATTAGAAAAAGAAATTAAAAATAAAATTAAAGATATTCAAGAAAATCATGAATGTGAAATTATTGAATTTAAAAATTTATGCGAATTTATTAAAACTGGTAAAAATAAAACACCTGATGATAAAAAAGGAACATTATATCCATATTATGGAACATCAGATATTACAGGATATACAAACTATTATTTATTTGATGGTCATTTTATTTTATTAGCAAGAAATGGAACAATGGGAAATTGTTTTTTAGTAAAAGGAAAAATATATCCAAGTGATCATATATTTATAATTAAAAATAATAAAAATATTAATATTATGTTATTATTTTATATAATTAAAGGATTATCATCAATAATTGATAAATTATCAAATGGTTCTATAATAAAAGGTATTAGCAAAACTAGTTTAGAGAATATTAAAATAAAACTTCCAAAAGATAAATCATTAATTAATAATCTTCAACCAGTATTTAATGAAATTGAAGAATTGCAAAAAGAAATAAAAGAATTAAATGAAACTTATAATAATCAATTAAAAGAACTTAGAAAAGAAGCAATTGTTAATATTAATGATATTATTTCTATTGAAGAAGATATTAATAATGATGAAGACATTGATAATGATGAAGACATTGATGAAATAAAAGAAGAAATTCAAGAAGAAATCAAATCAACCAAATCTACAAAATCGCAAACATTAGAAGAATTAAAAGAACAATGCAAAACATTAGGAATTAAAGGATATTCAAAAAAGAAAAAAGATGAATTAATAGAACTTATAAAAAATCATAAATAAGTTATTTAACAACTTCAATAAAATCAATATAATATTCAATATTTATTTTTTTTAAAATATGACAGGTTAATCCAATACTTAATATATGAGGTGTTGTTATATTTTCTTTTTCTTTAATAATTCCAAAAACATATTTAAAATTATTTATATCAATATTATATTTATTTATAAAATCTAAACATTTATTAGGTTTTGTTTTTAAAAGTAATAAACCATTTATTATTTGAGTTGCTAATATTCTTAAATCTTTATTTCTTTTATTATGAAATAAATATAAATTTTCTTTGTCATAAATATCAGCAATTTCACAATTAAGAACTGTTTTACAATCTAATAATGTATATTTATCAGGATTATTATCACATATTAATTTATTATATTTATTTTCATTATAACCTTTTTTATTATTATTTAAACAATCATTGCAAATTAAATTACTTAATTTTTTATCATTATTTATTAATTTATTTGTTATTAAATCTTCATATAAATTATTAAAATTATCAAATGAATAATCATTATCTGTAATATAATCAATTGATGATATATTTAGGTCTTTACATATATTATTAATTTTAGCGATTATTTCTTTTTTATTTAAGATAAAATTACTTATTTCTGTATGTAATTTTTCAGATGTATTAATATTTTTATTACTAAAATTTATATCAATATTATCAAAACTATTAATATATGTATTTAATATTTTTGATTGTCCGCATTTTTCAATATAAATTGTTATACTATCATATTTATATATTATAATTCTATTATGAGTAATATTTTTATCATTATAATTTTTTATTTTAAAATTAGATTTTGACAACCATATAGGATTATTATGTTTTTCAAAATTACATATACATAAATTATTATCAAAATTAAATTCTGGATTATCTAAAATATATTTTTTATTTTTTTTGTTATTATGTTTAAAAATATTAGCTATTTTTGAAATAAATTTATGAAACTCTTCAATATTATCTAAATATAATAATTTACAAAAAATATCATTATTCATCAATTATATAAATATAATATTTTAAATATTGTTAAATATTATTAATATATATTTAAAAAATTAAAAAATAAAAACTAATATTTAAAATAGTTTGATTTATTTTCATGATTTTTAAAATTAGATAAATAGTTGTTATAATTATCTAATTTTTTTTCATTTTTTGTATTCTGTATATTAATTATTTCTTTTGTATTTTCATAAACAAATTTAGAAACAATATAAGAAGGTGTATATTTAACCATTTTATATTTTTTTTCAATAAATATAATTATCATTTTTTTTAATAATACATAAATAAAAACAATTTATCTTCGTTTATTATTGAATAATTGTAATTCATTTATAATATTTGAAAATGAATTATAGAAATCTTCGGGGTCTTTTGGTAGTTCTATATGAATTAATGATAATCTATTATAATCTTCTATTGTTTTTATTTCTTTTTCTTTACAGAAATTTAGCCATTTTTGTTTAGTTGGTATAAATAAACTTGTATCATATCCTAGGAAATCACACCAATTAATCCAAACGCCTTTATTTATGAAATATTTATCAGGATTTTCAATAAAATTTTCATGTTTTTCTTTTGAATTATAATAATCAATTCTACAAGTTAAATTTAAATATTTATTTATAGATTTAATATAATTATATTCATTTTCTTCTTCTGTAAAATCACATATTAAATCTCTACTATTTCTTAATTTCATTTTAATTTTCAATAATAAATCAGGATTACTTATAAATTCATATGATGGTTTTTTGTGATTTATTAAAGAATTACTAGAATAAGACATTTGAGAAACCATTATTTTTTGTTCAATAGTTTCATCAACATTTGCTAATTGTTTAATTATATGTCTAATATTCAAATAACTTTCATTAGATAAATAAGGAATATTATAATAAGCTATTTTATTTGGTTTATTAGAAAATAGACGATTAGCTCTTAATAAATATTGAACTATTTTAATTTTACTAATCATATTACATGCGATAGTTATACCATCAATAATAGGACAATTAATACCTTCTCCAAATAATTGAACGCACGAAATAATCCCATATTTTTTTCTTTGAAATTCTTTAAGACCATCTTCAATAATCTTTGGATTTTCTACTTGACTATGTAAAGAATTATAATATAAATCATCAGGATTAATATCAATTATATCATAACTTAAAATTTCTTTAATATAATTATTGGCTAATTCTGCGTCTTTAATTTCATTTGTATATATTAATATATGAGTTGGTGATTTTTCTTTAAAAATAGTTAATAATTTTAGAGTTAAATATGCACATATGAATAATTCTTTATTTGAGATTGTTGGAGAAATTTTATGTTTAATTTCCAATAATTCGTGAAATTGATTTTCAATAATTATAATTTTATAATTTGTTATCATTTCTTTATCAATTGCCCATTTAAATGTTTTCTCATCAATAGTTTTACCAAATATCTTTTCATTATCCATTGAATAACAATTATCATTATTATCAATATTTTTAATTGTTGCAGTCATATATAATGTTTTTATTGAATTAATTTTATGAAAAAGGATAAATCTATGTTTATCTGGATTATCATTTTTACCAACTAAATGATGACATTCATCCGCAATTTTAAAATCAAATATAATATCATCATTTATATATAAATGACATGAATGATAAGTAGTAATTATAAATAATGGTTCATCTGTATTTTTAGAAAGAAATGATTTAATAGTAATATCATTATCAGTAGAAGAACCAATAAATATATTAGCTCTATTTGGAAATATTTGAATAATCTCATTCGCAAATTGGCGTTGAAGAAAACAAGATGGAATGCCAATAATAATTTTAAGAAAATTAAGTTTTTGTGTAATTAAAATTGACATTAATGATTTACCAAGACCACATGTCCAAAGTAAATTTCCAATATTATTATTTAAATAAAAATCATCAATAATATTTAAAATTTCAAATTGATGTAATTTAGGAGTTATTTTTTTAAATTCTATATATTTATTAATAATATCATTAAAAGAATATTTATTTTCTCTATTTATTCTAGTTAATTCATCTTCATTAACTAATTTAAATTTAATATTATTTTTTAATAGAAATTCATCTATTTTATCAATAATAGTAATATCATAAAATTCAGTTCCTCCATTAAAATAAACATTTAATTTCTTAAATTTTATTTTTATAATATTATCAATATATTTTAATTGTTTATCATTATTAAAATCTAATTCAAATATTTTAATGAATTTACCTCTAATAATTTCACCTGTAATATAAGAATTATTTCTATCTTTTATAGATTTAGTTATACCAACTTTATAAATTTTTTTTAATTCACACCATTCATTAGTTCTTATGTAAATATATCCTTTCATTATTTTTTACAAATAATCAATAAATATAATCAATTTTTATAATAATTCAAATTAATATTTAAGGATTATTTGGTAAAGTTTTTAAATAGATTTAAAAAAATGATATAGTTATTTATAAATATTATTAGATAATGGAAATAAATAATGTAAATGAAGATGTAAAAGAAGATGTATATTTATGTATTTGTGATAAAAAATATGTAAATATTACATGTAATTATAAATTATTCAGTTCTTTTATAGAAGCTAATAATTATTATGAAAAAAAATATAATAATATTGATAATAATCATATATCAACAATAATATCAACTAGATATATACCTCGAATATTTCAAAAATATTATTTGAAATATAAATTATCAACATTATTATTATATTTTGATGAAAATAAAAAGATTTAAAGATTTCTTATTAATATCTTTAAATAAAAATTGATTATTTATTTTTTAATATAAAAAAAGGTAAAATGAAATATGTTAAAACTGTCATTAATGATACTATAATAATAGATGATATAAATGAAACTTATATTTGCATATATTTTCCAGAAAATATTAAAAATTATAAAAATAATAATTATATTGCATCAACAATTTATATAAATAGATTTGATGGAACAATTAAAAATAATAATAATTATAATGAATATTCATATGGTATAGAATTAAATAATTTCAAAATTGTAAATAATTTCAAAAAGATAAATTTTAATTTCAAAAATTTTATTAAAAATAATAGATTTGTTATTGATTATAAAAATAAAAATTTTAAATTTTATATTCCATTTTCTCAACAATCAACTTAAATTTTTTTTTAAACTTCAATAAATATTAAAGATATTTAAAGAAATTAATAAGAAATCTTTAAATATCTTTTTGTTTTTTATATTATCAAATGAAGTATATTTATGTATTTGTAAATCATTTAATATTATAATGATGAAAATATTATTTAAATTATAAAATTATATTTTTTTGTATTCTTTACATTTATTAAAGAAATATGACAAATATTTATTTTCCCTTTAATACTTGTGAAGAACCTAATAAAAAAGCTTGGGTTGCACAGCCAGTTAGTGCGTTTATTAATATGATTACTTGTATAATATTAATTTATTTATTTTTACAAGCAAAAACATTAATAATAAGATTATTAATTTTAGCATTTATTTTATTTGAATTATTTCATACATTTTCACATATAAAACATATTAATGGCACAATTCAAAGTAATATTATTCACGGGATATGGTATTTTCTATCATTTATGGTATTAATAGCAAGTATAAAAATAACAAAACAATATCCTAAAATTTATACAATCTTAATATTATTAACAATAATAATAATTGATATAAATCTATTTTTTCAGCCAAATAAATTATACATGATTTTTACAGCATTAACATTACCAATTGTTATTGTAATATCATATTATAATTTATATCCAATTTATATTAAAAAAGCTATTCCATATTTAATAGGATTATTAATAATTGTTGGAATATTTTTAATTAATGAAAAAATTAATTGTGAAAATATGATGAAATATGCAAAATTACCATATCATGCAATTATAGAAATATTAGGAATGATATTATTTATTACATTGGCAAATGTTTTTTTGCAAACTGAAAAAGATATTTAAGGATTATTTATTAAAGTCTTTAAATATCTTCTAATTTCTTTTTTATTTGTGGTGCTTCTATAATAAGATAATTTAGGAATTTCATTAATAAATTTTTTATTATTATTTTTTTCTGTATTTTTAATTCTTATATTAAAATAGTATAAATATTCTACCTCTAAAAGTTATTAATAAAGCACCATTAATAATAATATATGACATTATATATAATTTTGTTTATAAGTATTTATAGTTTCCATTAATTCAGCTTTAATATTATCAATAATATTATGTATATCTTTTCTTTGAATATATTCTTCTTTATCTCTATTAATTTCTTTCATCAATAAATTTTTATTTGTATATATATTTTTATCATATTTATATTTATAACTAAAAGTTAATACAATAGGTGGTTTTGATAATGGTAAGTTTTGAATATAAATATTAAAAACTTGATTATTTAAAGCATAAGTATTTGTTAATCTAAATCTTAATTCAATTATACTATCTATTGAAAAATGTTTATCAAACCATTCTTTTAAAGGTTGAATATTAGTTTTAATATTTTCATATGTTTGCCATTCTTCTTTAATTAATTTTTTAATTATAAATTTATCTTGATTAATTATATTTTTTAAATTTGTAGATGCATTTATAGAAACTGATGATTTATTACTAGTAATTTCAATTGCTATATTATTTATTAATTCTTTACCTAAGAAATTAGACCAACCAGAACTATTTTCATCATTTGACCAATCTGTTAAATAATATGTTTTTGGATCATATGGTATATAAATTAATTTATTTAAAATATTTTTATCATCATCTTTTAATAATGAATATTCAGTATTAAATCCTAAATCGATAAAATTATTATAATATTCAATCCATTCTTTAGGAGATTTAATATTATCTAGATTTAATGATTTAATAATTTCAATTGATTCATTATATGTATATACTTTATTAAATAGAAAATCACCATAACATATCCAATCACTCTTATAATATAAATGTGGTTTATCAATGGCATAATTATCTTTGGTATATTTATGTAATGTATATAAGTTAATAATTTTTTCTTTTTGAATTATTTTTTTAAGAATATCTAATTTTATATTTGATAATTTACCATTACTTGATTCAATTTCAAATGAATTAAATATAATATCTGAAATTGAATTACATTTAATTATTATATTTTCATCTAAATTAGGTTTATCATTAGTATATATATTATCATTAATACTAATTATATTATCAATTAAACCTGATTCTTCATTAATATTTTCATCATCATTTAAATTCTTTAATTTTTTAAAATTACCTTTTGTTTTTCTTTCAAAATAACGAGGATTATTTATTTCTGGTGGTTCTCTTAATATATCACATATTTCTCTAATTTTTTTAAATTTACTTGAAAATGCTGTATCATTATTATTAATTGTATAAATTTTAGTAGGTAATATAATATATGCTTTTTGTTTGTTATAATTAATATTATTATATTTTCTTAATGCTCTACCTATATTTTGAGCAATAACTGTTTCTGAATTTCTTTCTTCAGCAAATAAAATTGAATCGCAAATTGGAATATCAATACCTTCATTAAAAATATCAACTGATAATAAAATTTTTGATGTTCCATCATATGTTTCAAAATTATTTTTATTAAATTCTCGTTCTTTTTTATTTTGATCTGATATTATATATTTAACATTATTTGATAATTTATCTTTTTTTATATAATCATTTAAAATTTTATATAAAGAATGTACTTTAGATTTATTTGATAAATAAACTAATGTATGTTTTAAATTATAGATATCTATAGTTTTTAATAAATATTGCGCAACTATATTAAAATATATTTCTTGTTGTTCTTGTTTATCATCTATATATTTTAATTCTTCTAATGCTAATTTATTATCTTCATCATTTGTATCAATATCAGTTAAATAAATAACATCAAAATCTAAAATATATTTATCATTTATACCTTCACAAAATGTATATTCATAAAATACTTTACCATATTTATCTTCATTTGACATTGTATATGTAATATCATCATTTTTAAAATCATCATTCTTATTTCTTTTAATAATTTTTAAAGGTGTAGCAGTCATAAATAAATATTTAGATGGTTCAAATTTTATTCCATCTTCACCTTCATTTTCTTCTAATAACAATTTAGCAATTTTTAAATCATTATCATTACTAACTAAATTATGTGATTCATCACATACTAATAAATTTGGTATTATCATTTTTGGTATATGTTCAATAATATTATAATTATTTATACAATTAATAATAGAACTAATTGAATCATATGTTGTTATAATTAATATTTTCTTTTTTTCTAAAATATATCTTGCTTTTAAAATATCTATAATATCATTTGTTTCCATTAATTTAATATTATTTTTATTAAAATTATTAAAATAATCATTAAAATCTGTTTTATCAAAATTATTATTATTATTATATTTACTTAATATATTTTTTTTAATATCTTTAATATTAAAATCAGATACTTTAATTAATAAATCTAATTCTATTTTTTCAAAATATAACCATTCAATTAATTCTTGAACTATTCCTTGCACTAATAAAATTCTTGATGTTGTATAAATAAATAAATCTTCATTATATATATTCATACACACTTTTAATATTTCATAAAATGTACGAGTTTTACCAGAACCACAACACATTGATAAAATACCTCTATTATTTGTTTGTTCATAATAATATTCTTCAAATTTTAATATTGCATTTTTTTGATTATCTCTTAATTTATTCATATGAATAATATTATTTGTTTTATTTTTAAATAAAATAAATAAGCACTAATGTAATTATTATGAAAAAATGTTATCTTTTTTGATTAAGTTTATTAAAAAGTATTGAAAATTAATATTATTTTCTTTATACATAATTTAATAGTTATTTTAAAAATATAATCAATGTCTGATCCTTTATATTATAAAAGAATTTATAAAAAAATAGATAATTCATTATCAATATCATCAATAGTTAAAAAAATATTAGTTGCAAGAATGAAAAGAGAGAAAAATATTAAATTTAATAAAAAGATATTTTATAATTTTTTAATATTTTTTTTAAATAAAATTTTAAATATATTATTGAAATCATTTATATTATAATTGTTTTTCTTTTTAATATTAATATCATCTGATGCTTTATCTAATCGTTTTTTAACATATTTATAACATTTATCTAATTGACATTTATGTAAATTTATTGTTTGAATAGAATTAAATAATTTTTTATGATTTCTAATTGCTTTTTTTATAAATTCTTTTTGTGAAATTTTATGTTTTTCATAATCATCATAAAGTTTATTATTTTTTTTAGTAATTTTACGGTCTATATCATTTTTAGACTTATCCATTTCTTTTTTACAATGTTTTATATAACATTTAATATCATCATTATCTTTTGTCATAATATCTAAATTATCATTATATAATATATTTAAGGATTATTTATTAAAGTCTTTAAATATATTTTCATAATAATGCCTAAAAAGTGGGTTTATGTATTAAAAAATACAGATAATGAATATAATGATATATATGTTGGTGAAACAATACGATTATTTAGAAGATTTAATGAACATTTAGGAGGACGCGGAGCTAAAAATACAACTGATTTTCAAAATATTGAATTGATTGGTTTATATGATGTTATACAAAATAATATATTTATTAAATATCATACAGACATTAAATATAATTTAATTGAAGAATTAAATAATTTTACATTTGATAATATTAAAGAAGAAATTAAGGATAATGATATTGATAAAACTTTATCATTATTTTTAGAAAATCGCATAACTGAAAGATTTATGTATATACATAAAAATAATGATAATTATAATATAACTGGAGGCAAATATACTAAAGGAAATTATATTAAAGATTTAAATAATACAGATATAATTGATAGACCATTATGTAAATGTAATTTACCTTGTGAAGTTTTCTTATCAAAAAAGAATGATTTTTGGTTTAAATGTCCATTAACTAATACAGAATGGATAGAATTTTCAGATGATAATTTATATATTCCAAAACCTTGTGATTTTTTTGAAAAATATAAAGATGATATAATATTAAAAAATAATTATAATGATTTTCAAAATAAAATAAATAATGATATTATATTTAATATTCCTAAAATAGAAAAACAATCTACAAATAAATTATCTTGTATTATATGTAATTCATTTAATTATAATCCAATATTTAGTAAAGGATATAGGCAAATATGCAAAAAATGCGTAATTAATAAATATGATGATATTAAAAATTATAAAAAACCTAAAATTCAATTTATAAATGATGATGATTAAATAAAAAGATATTTAAGGATTATTTATGAAAGTCTTTAAATATTTAAAATGAAAAATTTAAATAAAAAAAAAGATAATTATATTAATAATGTAATATTTGAAAATATTATTTTAAATCATTATGAAACTTATTATTATACATTAGGCAATGATGATATATATTATAATTATATTATGAAACATATAATAAATTAAAAACTTTAAAAAATTAATTACTATATTTCAAGAAATTCTTTTAAATAAACATAATATAATATATGATATAATTAATTTATATAAATCAATTATATATTCTATATATTGTCCATCAAGTGAAAATGAAATTATTATAATTTTTTATCATAAATTTATTAAATTAATATAAAAAAAGATATTTAAGGATTATTTATGAAAGTCTTTAAATATATTTTCACAATCATACCAACCATAATCAAATAATTTTTTAGAACTATTTTTATTTATAAATATATAATTTCTAAAATCAAATTTACGATTAGCCATTTTTGTATGAATATAAATGCTTCTTTCACATTTACTATATTCATTATTGATACAATCAAAATGATGTAAATTTTTAAAAATACCACCATCAATAAAATTTAAATCCTTATATTTCTTTGAAAATGTATTACCACATATATAAGGGATATAACTACTACAAATACAATAATCTAATAATTCTTCAAGATTTGCAAATTTATCTATTTTTTTATTGGTAATTTTGAAATCATCAATATTTGATACAACAATTGAAATTGGAATATTATTTATATTAACATTTTTATAATTATTTATAATATTATATTTAATAATTTGTTGAAATTCTTCCATATTTTTATTTGCTTTTATTACGTAATTATCATCACCTAATAATTTATTCCATAATTTATCATGATTTGATAAATCATCTTCTAAATGATATATAACAGATGCAAAAGAACCTCCTGAAATACCCGTTAAATGATAATCACATATATTTAAATTTTTCTTTATATAACCTAATGCACCGATGCTATATGGAATTAAAAGACCAGTTGTATCTACATTTATTTTTATTAAAGCAAATGTTAATATTATTTCCTTAAATAGCATAAATAAATATAAAAACTTCATCATCTATTATAATAATTTATAATGAATATTGAAACTTTTTATAATACAATTGCAGATGAATTTGATAAAACGAGAGTTCGTCTTTGGGATTGTGTTAAAAATTATTTAGATACTTTTGAAGCAAATTCATATATATTAGACATTGCGGCTGGTAACGGAAAATACATGAATTATAGGAAAGACATTATTATGAAAGGTATTGATATATCAATTGAATTAGTTAAAATATGTAATAAAAAAAATTTAGATGTTATTCATGGAAATATGATAAATTTACCATTTGAAGATAATATTTTTGATGGTTTTATTTGCATAGCTGCATTTCATCATTTAGATAATGAAATGGATAGAAAAAAAACATTGGATGAAATGTATAGAATTTTGAAAATTGGAGGAAGAGGGTTTATTGAAGTTTGGGCGAAACAGCAAGAAGATAAATCAAATAAAAATACATCAGAATTTAAAAATAATAATAATTTGGTTAAATGGACATCAGTAAAGACAAATCAAATTTATTATAGATATTATAATATTTATTCAAATAATGAATTAATGGATGAGATTATAAGATTAAAACCAGAATTTAAAATAAAAAAATATGGATATGAAAAGGGCAATTATTATATTATTTTAGAGAAATAATTTTATTTTAGTTATACATAAAAACAATAACCACGAGGTTTTGAATAAGTATTTAATTTTTCTTTTAAATATATTATTATATCTTCTTTTTGTTCTAATTTTATTTTAAGAGATAAATTAAGACATTTTTCTTTTTCTAATTCTTCACTTAAATTATTATAATATGAATAAGTTGTTATTGGAATAGATGCAGCATAAGTTAATTCTTCTAAAAATATCTTTATATTAGTTTCAGACATTTATATAAAAATAATTTAATGTTAAAATTATAAATCAATTTTTAAATATTAATAAAAATGATTTAAAAAGATTAATAATATTTCTTTAAATCAATTGCGCATACTTAGGATATCTTTTAAAGTTAGATTTAATTTTTGGAATATTTTTTTTATTAGGATAACATCTGCTTTCGCTCGATGTTGTTGAATTTCATCTTTATTGCATATATGTTTATATAAATTGATTAATTTATTTGATTTTATTTCATCTTTTATAAATAATCTAATTTTATATAATGTATCTATTCTTATAACTTCATAATAATTAATAATATTATGATATACTAATATTGGAAAATCAAATCTTTCGCCATTATGAGCAATTAATATTGGATTTTCCATATATTTCATAAAATTTGCAACATCATTTTTAATTGTTTTATAATCATTATCACCATTTAAATTTAATTCTTCTTGTGTAATTCCTGTTATATGAGAAGTTGTTAAAGTATGTTTATTTTTTATTAAGCCTTCGCTTAATACTGTATTGAAATTATATTCATAAAAATATCTTTCAATAATTTCAACATTTTCAGGTAATGTAAAATCTTTAGTTTCATTAATAGTATTAGTTTCAATATCTAAAATGATTATATTATTTTTCATTTTATTTTCAATGACATCACATAAAAAATAATTAAATTTTAAGATTTGATTATTAATAAATTGATAAGTATATTTGATACCTGTCATTAAATTTATAATTTCCATTTTATTTTGAAAATAAAAGTTATTATTATAAAGCATTGTTTGAAGTATATATTTAATATCAATATTTTTTGCAAATTTAAGTTCAATTATATTTTTATCTTTATTATCAAAAACATCAATAATTCCATGAATATTTAAATGATTATTTCTTGTCTCAAAATCCAATAAATAATTAGGTTTATTAATGGTAATATTATTTATATGATTATAATAATGTTTAATAGATGATAAATGATTAATCCAATCAAATTTTAAATATCGCTTACATTCATTATCAATCTGATATTTATATAAAACAATATTAAAAATAATTTCTTCTTTATTTTCATTGGATATTAATGATTTATATAAAGATGAATAAAAGACTGAATCATATTCGCATAAATCAATAGTAATAATAATTTGAATATAATTCTTATCTTTCAAATTTATTTTAGATTTAATATAATTATAAAAAGATATTTCATCTTTCTTCAATTTATTTTTATTTTCTTCAATTGATTTTAAATTTATCATATTGATATTATCAATTAATCCTCGTTTTTTCAATAAACTTATACCATATGAATATTTATCATATTCGTCTTTTGAAGAAATAGAATATATATCTTTAATTTTTTGAATACCATTTGCCATATAATCATCAATTGATTTATTATTTTTGTACCAATAGAAATTAAATAATTCATGAAAGAAACAGCCGTATAATGCTGAATATTTATTAAATTCATAGATTTCATTTTCTTCATCCTCATCCAAAATAAATAATTTTTCTTTTTCAATTGTAAATTTAAAATCATTTTCAAATTTATAATAATTATTTTCATTGAAATATTTATTATTATTGATAGTATCAACAATTGGAAATGCTAAATCTTTATAATTTTTTTCTAAATCTATTTTTGAAATAATAATTTCTTTATTTGAATTATATAAATCTTTTGGAACTTTTCTGATAAATGGAAAAATATTTTTTTGTTCATCAACATAGATAATTAATTTATTGATAGCTCTTGTAAAAGCTACATACCATAAATATTTAAAGATATTATAATCTTCTTTTGTTGGTTTTCTACTAAAAGTTTTTAAATGATAATTGATACATAAAATCTTTTTGAATTCTAATCCTTTTGAACTATGAATTGTTAAAATATTTACATGGTCATCTTTAGCATCAATTTTTTCATTTAAATCAAAAGTAGTATTTTTACCTGCATCTTTAAAATATTGGACATATTTGATATTATTATCATAAAGAAAATTGCATATTTGTTGTAATCCAATTGATGCATTATTTTTAGATAATTTAACAGGACCAATAATGGCAATATCTTTTAATGGATAATCACCTTTTTTAATTTCATTTAATATATGTGTTTTAATATCATCAATAGAATTTATATAAATATAAGGTTTCTCATCTTTAATATCAGTTTTGCATTCCATAGATGGTAAATCATTATGTGGTCGTAAATATTTGCAAAATTCAACAATTTCATTCGAGGACCTATAATTATTAATAAGTTGATGATTAGAGATAGAATGATTTAATAAGAATTTATCAGAACCTCCTTGAAATTGATAAATAGATTGATTAGGGTCTCCAACAAGAACTAAAGGAATTTTTAATTTATTACAAATTTCTAAAATTAGATTATATTGATTTTCGTTAATATCTTGTGCTTCATCAATAAAAATAATTTTACAATTCTTAAAGAAAGAAATATGACTAATGTCTTCAGTTTTAATTAATTTCAATGTTGATAAAATGAGAGTATTTAAGTTATTTTCACTTGATTTTTTACTAATATTTTTAGAAATTAAGCATGCTAATTTATGAACAGTTTTACAGTTATAATTGCTAAATAAATCAGAAATTCTTTTACCTTTTTCAATAAAATCATTTTGAGCTTTATTTGAAAATGTAATAATAAGAAAATCACTCTTTTTAGTAAAATTACCAATACAATAATCAATAATGGTTTTTGTTTTACCACAACCCGGATTTCCTATAATAGTTGTATTATCGATAATAATATCCAACATGATTAATTATTATCTTAAATCCTTTTTAAATATCTTTCATAATTTAAAAAGATTTAAGGATATTAATAAGAATTCTTTAAATCCTTTTTATATTTAAATATAATAGATATATGAGTTTAGTAAATCCGGAAGAATTGCAAAAAAAAGAAATTGAATATATTAAAAATTTAGAGATTAAAAAACATTTTAATGATATGTTAATTGGTATTGAAAGTATAATATATTATAGAGATTTAGATAATAACCAGGACATTATTAATATAATTAATACAGCTTTTTGTATTGATGAAAAAAATGATGTTAAACAGGTTTTAAAAACCATATACGATTTTAAACAAATTATCAGGGGTAATAAACATACAGGTGTATTTAAAAAATTTGATAAAATAATAGAAAATGAAATAATAATTACATCTGATTTATATGAATTTACAGGTTTAATTTATTTTTTAATAAATTTTACTACGTCTATTTTAATATTTATGTTAAAAATGAATAATATTAACTGTCATGAAAATTTTAAAAAACTTATTGAAAATAGTTTAAAATCTTGTATTAATTTATATGATAATTTATTTAAATTACATACCTTTGTAAAAGACCGTAAGCTTTTTGAAAAATATCAATCGACTGCAAAAAGTATGTATGAACGCGAAGAGTTAAAAACGATAAATATGAATGAATATATAGAAGAATTAAACAAATATATAATAAAAACTTTTATCGTAACAAATGAGATAAATGAGATAAAAAAATTTATAATGTATATTAAAAACATATTTATAGGTTATTGTTTTATAAATAATAAAATACTTAGTATAAAAGATAAAATAAATGAAAATATTACAAGAGAATTATTAGAAAATTTCTTTGATATTATATCTCAAAATATTAATAATTTAAATAAAAATAAACAATTAATAGAAATACTTAATAATCTAGTATATTTAATTAAATATTTAAATAATAAATATTTAATTAAATATTATTCAAATAATTTTCTTATAATATTATATGGAATAGAAATATATATATCAATTCAAAAACTTATTGAATATTTACATAATTCAAATTATATTATAATATATAATATAATATCTCCTATATATATAAAAGTAACAAAAGATAAAATAGTAAACTATTTAAGCCATGAAGACCAAAGTGAACACGACCTTAATTCTGAATTAAGTAACTTTATAAATATACATATGGAAATATCTAATTTTATTGATAATTCATCATCATCATTAAAATCTTCATCATTAAAAGCACCATCTTCATTAAAATCTTCATCATTAAAAGCACCATCTTCATTAAAATCTTCATCATTAAAAGCACCATCTTCATTAAAATCTTCATCATTAAAATCTTCATTGTCATTATCGTCATCATTAAAATCTTCATCGTCGTTAAAAGAACCATCAAGACAATTAATATTAAGAGAACAACCAGTATTATTTAATAAAAATAGAATAGAAGGTTTAAATTTTAGTACAATTACATTTAATATTTCAGATAATATTGAATATATTAAATTTGTTAATTTTGTAAAATTGCAAGTATTGAATTATTTATTTGAGTCATATAAATTAGGAAATTTATATTTTGAAGGCTTTCATGATTATTTAGGTATGAATAATGGTGAAAATATAGAAAATTCAAAGTTAGTTATAAATTTAATTAAATTATTTAAAATAATTAATAAACCTGTTAAAATAACTGAAGATATTAATAATTTTATAAGTGAAATTATTAACTTAATAATAAATATTAATTTAATATTTCATTATAATAATAATAATAATAAAATAATAATATTATATGGAATTTATTGTATAACATTATTAAAAACATTAGTTAATAATGAAAAAAAACAAACAATTATTTATACTCAATTTACATATAACCCTAAACTGCAACTGACAAGTTATTTAGTCAATTTTATTAATGAAATTTTTAAATATGATTTTAATAAAGATGTTAGAAATAATAAATCATCAGATATTTATAGTAATATTTCTATTTGTATTATTGCAATAAATGATGGATATTATATATATGATGATACAATTATAGCAGTTGACAAAATCAAATCACCTGTATTAAATGATGATGCAAAATTTAAAGAAAAATCTATAATTGAAACTATTCAATTTAATATTGCAGATACTAGTGAATATATGAAATTTGTTAATTTTATAAAATTAACAGTATTGGAGTATTTATCAGTATTATCGGTATTTAATGTAAATGTAGATACTGATAATACTTTAAAAAATATATCTAAATTATTTGATATAATAATTGAAGAAAAAATAAATGCAGATATTAAAAGTTTAGTATCAGAAATTATTAAATTAATTGTTAATATTAATTTATCATTATATTATAATAATGAAAAAGATATAAAAAATATATTAATGGGAGTTCATTGTATAAACTTATTAAAAACCTTAATGAATGAAAATGAATCTGGAACAATTATTTATTATAAATATAATTATGATTATAAAACCTCGAATAATGAATTATTGAAATTTATTAATGATGATTACAATTATAATTTTAATACAGATATTAAAAAAGTTAAAAAGATAAATATTTATGAAAATATTGAATTGCAAATTATATTAATAAATACTAATCCTATTTTTAATATAAAGAAGTCATCATCATTAAAACAACAGTCAATTAAATTAAATTCAGAAGATATAATAATAGCTAATGTTAATAATCCTGAAAGTATTTATATATTTATTCGTATATTAAAAACATATATATTAAATTATTTATATGAAGTAATATATGATGTTAAAAATGAAAGATTAAATAGTATATTATTAGAATATATAGATGAACAATATACTAATCTAAATTATATTAAACATATCCAGAAATTATTTGATATTATAGAGAAAAAAATAGGTAATAAAAATAGCATAAATTATCCATATACATATTTATTACATAATATAAATCTTTTAATTACAAATATAATTTATTTATTATCAAATAATATTACTTTGAATATTATAATTATATTAAAAGGTATCGAATGTATTATATTATTAAATAAACTTAATGATTATTTAGCAAATAATACAAATATAATTACATATAAATATTATAATTATAATAATGATACTGTTCAAGAACGTGATAATTTTAAAAAAATAATTGAAAATGATTTTGCACAAGATTTAGAAAAAGTAATTAAAGAGAAACAATCAATTACAAATGAAGATAATATTTATATAAATATTGATAGTCAAATTAATGCAATAAATGGTAACTATACATACAATGAAAATAATATAGAATTTAATGTGAATGGTGGTGCAAATAAATATAAAAAGACAGATAAGAAAATTACCGTTATTTATAAGAAAAAAGAATATACGAGAGTTATTTATATTTGTGAACGTAAGAAATATGTAAAGATTAATAAAACTTTCATGTTATTATCCAAATTAAAGAAATTTAAAAAAGGATGACATGAATAACCGTCATTATAAGCTTATAATGACGGAGCAAAAGAATATTGTGTTAAACATAATTGTTCCTGTATAACTTATTTATTTAGAAACGGTAGTTATTTAACTTATTCTGATACTACAGAATTACTATATTCATGTATATATATTTAATGTCATTAAGAAGTAAGAAATCTAATTATTAATTTTATTGATATTATTTTTACTTGAATTTATATTACCTGATGCTAATTCATTTAAAAAAACACAACAATATAGATTAATAAGATGATAATTATCAAATTAGAAATATTATTAACATCATTAAAATCGTTTAAAATTATTTAAGGATTTCTTATTAATCTCTTTAAGTCTTTTATAAAAAAATTATATATATATATATATAATGACTAATATAATGAATGAATATTACTATTATAAAGTAGAAGTTACTAGTAAAAAAGAATTACTAGATATTATAAATAATTTATATGATAAATATATTGATAATTTTATAAGTACATTACAAGATACAATTAAGCATATTAATACAGATATTACTAGTTGTATTTCCAACTTAAACAAATTTTCCAATGAAAATAAAAGTAAAAACGAACATTCATCTGAAATAGATTATCTTATGAATATTTATACATTATTAAATAAAATAAAAAAATTATTAAATGGTGAAAATGTAAGATATGATGTTATAATTAATAATTTAAATGAATGGTCTCTCTTATTAAGATATATTTGCTTATTATTATATATTAAAAAAGATAATTATAGTATTATATATCTTAATGAACTAATTGAATATAGTAGCACATTTTATAATATTAGTAAAATTATAACTAATATTAAAAATGAAGAAGAATTATCTCATTCTTTTTATATGAAGAAATATGATAATGATACTAATATATTTAACGTAAAAAAACAGCATAATCTCAACCCATACAGTAATTTGCAAAGTAATGATATAATAATTAGAGAGGTATTTCCTAAAATAGCTGATATTATAGATGATAAAAATCTACTAGATAATTTTAATGATATTCTTTTAAATCCCAATAAAGATTTTATTATAAAACATATATGTCAAATATTAACTAGACAATATATACAGTCACAATTAACTATTAAAGTTTATACATATAAAGAATATTATAATAAATCTCTTGATAATTATAATAACATAATTACTATAGTTGCAAATTTAAAAGAAAAGTTAAATGAAAATTTATTAGAATCAATTAATATTATCAATTCTGATAATGCTGATAATATAATAAAAGACGATAAAAAACAAATGTTAATGAATGTATTAGATAATATTATAATCTATATTAGAAATAAAATTTATATAGAGGAAATATTAAAATATATAACTACAATTATAAATATAAATTTATATTTATTTTTGTTAAATAAATATGATAATTTAATTATAAATATAGAATTTTATAAGTTATTAAAATTTATTTATAATATAAAATTAAATAAATTTGAATCATTTAAAAGCATAAACTTTGAAATAGAACCAAAAGAAATATTGTATACTGATAAAGATTTAAATACTTATTTAAATAAAAAGGGCTTTATTTTTAGTAATAATGATATTGATACTATCAAAGCTAAAATAAAAGGATATAGTGATGAATTAAAAGATATATCACTACCATCAACAGAACCAGAAACAGCACCAGCAGAACCAGCACTACCAGCACCACTACAACCAGCAGTTCCAGCTATTACTATATCTTATTACAACTATAAAGAATATATCAACACAGAAAATAATATTATTGATAATATTATTTTAATAATTAACAAATTAAAAGATAAGTTTAATTCTAATTTAAATTCATCAATTGATATTATCAATACTCATATAAATAATTTAATACCTATACAAAAAAAAAAAATATTAAACAATGTATTAGATTATATTTTAAGTTATTTAAAATATAATACAACTAAAAGAAAATTTCCAATTATAAATTCATATATAGATATGGTTGATTTAATAAATAAATATTTATATATATTAGGGAAATATGAAGAATTACTTATAAATTTAGAATTATATAAATTATTAACATTTATTAATAATTTATATAATTCTAAACCTATTGAAAAATTTTATATCATAGACATTGAAAAAGAGAAAGAAATAAAATTTCCTACAATAAATTATTTTAATTTATATCTATATTCTGAAAAAAACTTTAATACATATAACCTCGATTCTTATGATATAATTAATAATATAATATATAAATTACCCGATATAACCCATCTAATACCACCACCAAAACCAGCAGCTAAACTAGAAACAGCACTACCAGAACATAAAAAAATACATATAATAACTAATATAAATGATGTAAGAGTATTATCTGATAATAATAATATACTTATAATTAAATATGGTGCTTTAGGGTGTAGTTCTTGTGTAGATTTAGACGAACCATTTAAAGAATCAGCGAAAAATAATGATAAAAAAAATTATAGATATTGTAAAATTACTTATAAAGAAATTACACACGATGAATTTCAACAATTAATAAATGCTAACATAATGGAAAATAAACCTTTTTATCCATTTATTAAAATTTATAAATCTGGTTCACTATATAGCATTAGAAATTACAATGATTATGATTATACTATCATGAATACAATAACTGATGTGGAATATTATATGAAAGAATTAAATAAATTATTGCAAAATGGTTTTTCTGATTTAGCTGATCTAACGCCTGTGAAAGTAAATTTACAACCAGAAGTACCAGCACCAGCAACACCAGAAGCACCAGCAACTAAACCAGTACCAGCACCACCTGCAACAAAACTAGAAACAGCACTACCAGAACATAAAAAAATACATAATATAGAAAATTTTAATACATTTGCACCGTACATGAAAAGTGATAAACTAATTATAATTATTTATTATAAATACACTTTAAATGATGATATTCTTTTAGAATATACTAATATAGCAGCAAATAATACAAATGATAAAATAATATTTTTAAAAATAAATATAAATGTTCATGATGAAAAAATTAAAGGTTTTATTGAAAACCATGTTGAAAATCTTGTTAATATTGAAAGGTTGCCAGCTATTATGATATATTTTAAAGCTGCTGCTATATACATATTAACAGCTAATATTATAAACGAATTAAATAATAAAATGATTGAATTAAATCAAATAATGATTGATTATGATACAAAAAAGTGTACTGAGATAATATCACAAGAACATATGTTTATTTTAAAGAAAATGTTTGATATACTTATAATTAAATGTAGTGCTATATGGTGTGGACCATGTAAAACGGTAACCCCCGAATATACAACATTTGCATCTAGTAATGAATATAAAAATATTATATATACTGCAATAGATGGAGATACTATAAATAAGGATTTACAAACCTTTATGAGAAATTATGAAATATTAGAATTTCCAACACTAGTGATTTTAATTAAAGATAATATAATAAAACAATACAAAGGTCTTGGCTCCGTTACAGAGATAAGAACATATTTGTCAAGTGATGAATTTGAAAGATTATTAAGTGAATTAGAACTAAAATTAGGTGGTGCAAATAAATATAAAAAGACAGATAAACAAATTACTGTTATTTATAAGAAAAAAGAATATACGAGAGTTATTTATATTTGTGAACGTAAGAAATATGTAAAAATTAATAAGACTTTCATGTTATTATCCAAATTAAAGAAAGTTTAATAAATTTGATTTATTTGATTTATTCTTTGCAAGAAAATTTAAAAAATGATTTAAAGATTTATGAAAAATATTCTTAAATCTATTTCAATGATGATATATGCGATGATTGTTTTCATATTGATTGCTGTATTTGTAAATTTCAAATCGAGAATTGCAGAATTTGATAAAATGATTGATATCTTTGAAAAATCGGATAACATAATTTTCATTAATTCTAAAATCGACGATTATATTTCAAATCATCTTTCAAGAAGTAAGCAAAGTATCATGCATACAATGATAAATACTTTGATAAATAGAAAAAGAATTAAATCTACAATTGATTTGAGGAATAGATTAATTGATGATAATCAAATAACAATGGAAATAGTTGAAATGGAAATGGAAACTATTAACAATGATATCATCAGTTATAGAAACAAGTTATATGAAAAATTAAATGCTATTTCAGAATTGGAAAATAAAGTTATCATCTCCAATATCTAATTTAGGGAGCATTTGATTAATATGTCAAAAATTTAATTTTTTGGCATTTTTTTATTTTTTTTTCCTTAAATTAAAACTAATTTATTTATAATTTCAGTACCATTATCTTTAAGAATTCGGATATGATGATAATTTATATAATTGAAGAATAGATAATGAGTTGTAAAAAATAACATTAATAATATTAGCCAATAATAAATATTATCTTTTTCACGGCTATTATTATTAACAATAAATAATATTATCATTAGTATTATAGATAATATATAGCATCTTTTCCAAACTCCTGCTTTTTCATGATATGAAAGAATACTAATCATTTTTTTAACTAAAATTTCTTTTGTATCATTTTCTTCAATTTTAGTATTTGCAATATAAATATTTTTATTATCATCAGTTTGTTTTTCTATTGTAAATTTATTACATCCGGCTTCTTATCTTTCCTTTAGTATAGCATATTATAATAATACCAATATAAATATTATAACAATTAAAGTAATTACAATCATTTTATAATTAAAGTAATAAATCATTTTATATAAATAAAATCCATTTTTTTAAATCAAAAAAATAATTATAATTTTTCTATTATAATTAAAATGACACAAGAAGATATTATATATAATTCAGTATATAGTTATAATAATTACGAAAATATTAAGAATAACGAGATTAAATTATTAGAAATTGTTAATAAAAATAAGAATTATTTGAAAGATGCTATAAATAATTATATCAAAGATTATTATATAAATAATTATATAAATGATAATTTATTCAAAGATAATTTATTGAAAAAGTTGATTAAAGGACATTTTGTTTATAATGAAATGCTAAATTTAATTGATAGAAAAAATAAAGAAATTGATGAATTAAAAAAACAACTCAATAAAACTATTTAAAGACATTTACAATAAACCTTTAAATCAATATAACTTTAATAGTATTCATTAAAAATACTGAAATATTAACAATACTAAAGATGCAAATAAAACAAATGCCAATAATTATATTTATAATTACTAATATACTTACAAGAGTATAGTTTAATAGTTTATTAAACATGATTATGAATTTTATTATTGATAATTATAAAAATTGATTTAAAGAGATTTCAATGATTTCTTTAAATCAATTTTTATAATATTTAGATAAAAAAATAATCTAATATTTTTTCAGAAATCGTTAAAATTTTTATATAATCATCTAAAGTATATTTATCTTTAATATCATAATTGATATAAATGGCAATATAATCTAACTTTTTTTTGATTAATTTAGAGCATTTATCTAATTCACATGTAAATAAAGTTTTAGCTTCAGTTGAATTATAATATTCATCAACTAATTTATTTATTTTTTCTTTAAAAACTTTTTGATTAATAGTTTTTTTATTTATATAATCATCATAATATTTACTTAAATTTTTAAGATATTTAGCACTATTATTGCGATTATTTTCATTTTCTTTATTACAAAAAGCAGTATTGCATCTAATTAAATCAAATGGATTATCAGGAGTTATTTTAGAAGATAATTTAATAATATCTATATATTCATCTATTGTATATTTAGATTTATCAATATAATCATAGTCATATCCTGTTTTAGCAGCAATATAATCCAACTTTTTTTTAACAAATTTAGAACATTTAGCTAATTCACATTTATGAATAGCAATAACATCAACTAATTTATAATAATTATTATTTAATTCATTTTTAATGTTTCTAAATTCTTGTTTAGTAATTTTTTTATTTATATAATCATCAAATATATTTCTTATTTTTTGTAAATATTCATTTATAATAGTTTTATTTTTAATCTCTTTCTTACATTTTGATATTTTGCAATTAGTAAGTTGCAAAACACTATCCTGTATAGTCATATTATCTATATTAAATAAATAAAATGATTTAAAGAGATTTATAAGAAACCTTTAAATCATTTTATAATAACATTATTTATATAAAAAATAGTTATAAATATATTTATAAATAATGAATAATCTTATTAAATATTTTTTTAGTGCAATGAAAGAAGTTAAAGAAGATAAAGAAGTTAAAGAAGATAAAGAAGATAAAGAAGATAAAGAAGATAAAGATTATAGAAGAATTAAGAATTATTTGAGAAAACATTCATCAACTATTGCGAATGATTATGAAATGCGTTTGAAACTTCAACAATTATTTTATTATAATATTGATGGCATTCCAATTGCTAAATTAAAATCAGAAGATGAATGTTATAATAATGAGGAATATCCATATTATTTTCAAAATAAAACGAGAGAAGAAATTATAGATATTTATAATAAAGAAGTTAAAACAAAATATTTAATTAAGATTTATAATCAGGATGAATTGAATGATTATGATATTAAACAAAATATTTATTTGGATATTTCATTAAAAACATTCAGACCTGTCTATAATGAAAAATGGAAAGAAATAAGTGAAGAAATTAATGAAGTTTCATTTGATAAACAAAAAAGTTTTTATGCGGATTATTTGAGATGTTATTTAAAAATTAAACATTTTCCATCATTTGAAGAATTTATGAAATTTATTTATGATAAATATAGAATGCCAGTTCATAAAGATATTAGAATTGTATTTAATAATATTGATAAATCTTATGAAAAAGTTAGAGATTATATTCAAAATAATAATATGACATTTAAAGAAATTAGCAAAATTATTAAACAATCAACAAAAATATCTAATAGAATTACTATTGAAAAAAATTGATTATTTTAAATGAAAAATTATATAAAATGGCAGACGAAAATATTAAATACAAATCAATTTATAATTTTATTTATAATTTCTCAGATTATAATAAAATTCAAAATAATGAAGAACGATTACTTACTATTATAAATAAAAAATCAAATAATTTAAAAAATACTATAAATAATTATATTGGTTTTCATTATTATAATACAGTTAATAATCTTTTCAAAGATAAATATTTAAAAAAACTTATAAAAAATCAAATAATATTTGATGAGATGTTAAAATTAATTGAAAAAAAAAATAAAGAAATTGAAGAATTAAAAAGAGCAAAAAGTAATTATTGACAATTAAAATTTATTCATTTAGGTTTCAGCGATTCCGTTTTCAGTAATTAAACATTCAACATCTTAGCCCATATACATATTTCTATATATACTTTGATCATTCTCAAACTTTCAAATCATTATAAATTTCTTTTATCAGTAATTACTTAATGCATGTAATAATTTATTATATAAATGAAGTATCAATTTTTATTATTAATACTTAAAAAATAATACAAATTTATTTTTTTTATTTAAAGATTTATTTCAAATATCTTTAAATAATGGTTTATTATGATTATATTAATATTGGAATTAATGATAATGATGATAATGATGATAATGATAATAATGATAATGATAATAATGACAATAAAAGAGGAATAATAATAGAACAAAATAAAGAAAAATTGGATAAAATTACTAATATAAAAAATTGTATAAAATTGAATATGTGTATTAGTAATTATGATGGTAAATGTAATATTACAATTGAAAAAGGAATATTTGAAATATATGTAAGAACATTATATCAAATAATGATTAATTTTAATATTGAAGGAGTATATAAATTAAATTTAAGTTCAAATTCAAATAAAATACTTGAAGCATTTTTTGAAGAAAATAAGAATAATATATATTTACCTCATATTATTACATCAATAAAAGAAGATATTTCAAATATTGATGGTATCAAAAAATATTATGATTTTATTAAAGATAATAATAATCAATATTATAAATTAAATTTAACAAAATTAAAAAATAAAAGAACATTTACTCTTCCTATTTATAATTATTATATTGATGATGATATTGATAATAATAATTATAAAGATACATTAATAGAAGCCAAAGAATATTGTATAAAAAACAATTGTTCAGGAATTACATTTAAAAATAATAAATATCAAATCATGAAAGGTTTATATTTTAATTATAATAAAAATAAGAATGAAAATGAAATATATTCATGTTTATATTTATAAAAATAATTCATATAAAAATTATATATAACTATGACATAATATGAATTATAATCAAATTTTTGTAATTATATCAGGTTCAATATTAACAAGCACATATATAATTGTTAATTTTATAAATACAATTAATGATATATCTAAAAAAATAAAATAATTAAGTATTTTTATATTCATTAACAATAATTTTTTTAATTATTTTTTTCAATAAAATGTCTTTCAAATCAGTTATTTTATTTTTATGTTGTTGAAGTTCCAGAGTTAATTTTTTATTCTTATTTCTTTCTTCTTCAAGTTCCAATAATAATTTTTTATTCTTATTAATTTTTGTTATAAATGATATTAAATAGTTAATGAACCAATTGATGATTAATATTAATTGAATAATCAATATCAAAAGATATTCAAGAATAATTATCATTAATTTTATTTATTATAATTATCATCATAATAAGTCATTTTTTTATTTTAATTCTATAAATAAAAAAAATGACTTAATATTAATGATTTTTATTTTAATTCTTATTAATTTATAGAATTCTATATATGGATAAAGTTAAAAAATATTCTACTAAAAAAGTAAAGGATATAGAAATAGAGCAAATAAAAATCAATGAATTTATATATTCATCAGAATATACAATAAATAATAATTATGCTGATAATCTTATAAAACAATTACATTTTTTCAATAATTATTTTAAACCATATATAGCAAAATTAGAAAAAACAAGAACATTTAATTATAGTTTATTAAATTTAATTGATAATTTAATAACTATTGTAACAATAATTAATTTAGTAAAAAAAAATAAAATAAATAAAATAAGTATATTGAAATATTTTGCAAATATTATATATTTTTATTTAGAAATAATATTATTATTAAGTATTATATTTTATAAAGGTAATAAATATAATGAATTTATTATTAGTATTGAATTGTGTAATTTATTGAATAAAATGGATAAATATTTATTTGTAAAACCAAATGAAACAAATAAATATAAAATAATACTTAATATAGATGAAACCAAAGATATAGAAATAAGTGATATAGATAAATATATTATGCTTAACTATACACCAATAATATATAAAAATTTTATTTTAAATAAATATATAAATATAAATGAATTATTTGATTATATTTATGCAGAAATACTCCATATAGTAGAACCAATGGCTATAATTATGAAATATATTACTAATGATTTTATTAATAGTAATAAAGAAAAAAATGAAAGTAATTATAAGAAAACTACTAATAAGATAACTGTTATTTATGATGGAAAAAAATATACAAGAATAATTTTTATTAATGAAAATAAAAATTATGTAAAAATCAATAAAACTTATATGTTATTATCTAGACTTAAACAGATATAAAAATTTTATTAATTTTTTATTTAAAATGATTTAAGGAAAACAAAAAGATATCTTTAAGTATCTTTATAATAATGAAGTAGATAAATTTCATTTTGCCTACTATTAACAACAACAATTATAGATTTTAGACTTTCAGTAATTTTTTTACATTGTGATTTATTAATTCCTGTTATATCTTTATAATCAATATAAGTTTTATTATTAATTGCTTCTTTAATTTTTTCTGTAATATTTTCATTTGAAGTTCTTTTATATGTATTATCATGTTGATAAAAGATATCATAATAATTATTATTTTTCAAAATTTTATCAAATATAATTTTATTATAAACATCTTTTTTATTAATACCATTAATTAATTCATTTTCAATATCAATATCATGGTCTTTAATAACTTTAATATTATATTCTTTTATTTTTTTATTTTTAATATCAAAAGTAATATCAGTAATACAAGAAGTTATATTATAATTAATATCTTTATCATTAATAATTTTTTTATTTTTTTTAATTTTATATAATTCTTTTTCATGTTCATTTTTAATTTTTAAAAGATAATTATGAACAATATTCAAATTAGTATAAATAATTATATTTCTATTTGAATTATCATAATAACCACATGCTCTACCCAAAAATCCTTGTATAATAGTTGTTTCATTTTGAAAAACTGTTTCAGCTTTTCTTTCATATAAAATACCAATATGAGTTTTATTTATAGTATATGAACATCTTATTTTTTCTTTAATAATTATAATAGTATGTTTATTAGGTTGATAATTTAAATAAGATTTATTTAAATCAATTAATGCTATTTCATCATCATCATTAGAATAATTTCTAATTAGGAATATTTTTTTATCTTTATCATTATTAAATACTGATTTAATATTATTCATTGTCATTGCATTATCAATAGCATTTGTTTTAACTCTTAATAAATGATATTTGAAATTATTTCCATATTTAATTTCAATTATTTGTCTAATTTCTTTAACATTATTAATATCAAGTAAAGATTTATATTCAAATATTTGATTATTATCTAATAATTTTTGAATACCAATATAATTATCAGGTGATTTTATAATAGAAACATTATAATTAGTTTCATCCCATTCATATAATTCAGATAATGCAATATCTGGAGTTGCAGAAATTTGAATAATCTTAATATTTCTTTCAATAAGATTATTTATATTTAATAAACCACAGCTTAAAAATGTTTTTCCAATTTCATTTTTAAGTTCATTAGCAATATGAACTTCATCAAAAAATATTAATAAATCATTTTGTTTTTCTAATATTTCTCTAAATTTTTCAATACTATTTCTATGAAAAATATTAGGTCTAATCATATCAATAAATCTTTCTCTAGTTTGTTTTACCCATTCACATGAAGAAAGACCAGTTAAAATTAAAATATTAGTAGGTTCAATATTACCATTTTTAACAAATTCATATGTTAAAGCTTGCATAATTCCCGTTTTTCCCATTTGAGTTTCTGCAACAACTAATGATAATATTTTCTTATCATAATTAAAATTATCATAAATTTCTTTTGCTTTTTCAAATTGAAAAGGAGTTATAAATTTACCTTCTTTTTCTTTTAATTTCTTTTCATTCTCATCAAATTTATGTAAATAAATACTATGATTAGTTATCTTTTTATCAGAAGACATAAATAAAAAGTATCATCATAATCAGTCATTTTTTATTTAAATTGATTTAAGGAAAACAAAAAGATATCTTTAAATAAAGACAAAAATGAATAATGTCTTTATATCAAATCTTTATATTTACTCAAAAACAAGTAAATTCAAGACGATTTTTTGGATATTTTTGATACAATCATTGATAATTGTCTCATCAAATTCTCCATTAATCATATCATCATAAACCTTCTTAATATCAGTTTTATAATCAATATAAATATCATCAGAAATATATAATGATATATGTTTGCTATAACGGTTTAATTTTCTATAAAACCTTTCAATATTTCTATTCTTAAGATAATTAAATAAGATAGAATTGAGATTATATGCCAATTGATGTTTAGCAATCATTTCTTGATTATCTATGAAATTATTATTATCATAATTCCAATTCATTTTTTTTTAATTATTCTTGATAATTATTATATATTTATTTATATATATAATGCCTGGTAGTTTTTCAAGTTTTCCAACTTTATCAAGTTTATCAACTTTATTATCAAAAAAATCTCCCCCTCCTATTCCTAAATTTGTACCTGAACCCATTATAGAACCTAAATTACAAGAAGAAGTAATAAAAATATATGATATAGTTTTTGAAGAATATGATTTTAAAACTATAAAAGTAACTAATAATAATATTATAAAATTAATAGATAATTTTATTGATAAAGAAACAGAATATGTTTTTTATAGATTAGATTTTACACAAAAAAATAATAGAAATCTAATATTAGATTTAGATAAAGAACATATATTATTATTAATTGAATCTGGTAGTAAATTAAAATTTATAACAGATTTACTAAATTTTTTACTATTAATTAAGAGTAAAATAAAAAAAGATGATTCAGAGTTTAGTAATTTATCATATGATAATAGATATTCAATTATTTTAAAAGATTATTTACATATAATAAATTATATAAATATTATTTTTTATAAAAATAAAAAATATGAAAATTTAATTATTGGAATTGAATATTATGATTTATTATCTAAATTATTTATTTTATTTAAAAATAATGAATTATTTTCTTATAAAATAATATTAGGAATAAATTATAGAAACCATCCTAAATTAATAAAAATTTCTGATATAGATAACTATCTAAAAACAATATTAGGTATAGATTTATTAAATCAAATTAAACAATATGATAAAAATAATACTAATCAATTATTTATTACAATAAATACAATAATAAATGATGCACAAAATAAAATAGAAGAAATTAAAAAAAATACAGAATTAACTCTTTATAAAACAGAAGAAAATAAAAAAAATACTCAACAAACATCATCTGATATAAATGTATTTGAAATAATTTATCAAACATATAATTTTACAGATAATAAAATAACTAATAATGATATAATAGAATTAATAAATTATTTTATTAGTAAAGAAACAGAATATAAAGAAAAATACGAATATGAAATGTATTTTAATAAAGATATTAATTTATATGATACTAATAGAACTAAATATAATTTTTTTAATAATATTAAATTAACTATTACTGGATTAACATTATTTTTAAACTATATTATAAAAGAAATAACTAATAATAATGAACAAAAATCCTTAATTAATTCAATAGAATATTCTAATATTTTAAATAAATATTTAGAAATATTAAAAAATTTTAATATTTTATTTTATTATTTTAAAATGTATAATGATTTAATTATAGGACTAGAATTTTATGTTATATTAAAAAAAATAATTAATTATTTTAAAACAAATAATTTAGATAATTATAGAAAAATTTTAACAATAAATAAAGAAAAAGAAATTAATTTTTCTTTAGAAAATATTAAAAAAGAATATGATATTGATTTATTATTAGAAGTACAAAATTCTTATATTGATTTATCTATAAGTATAAATAAATTAATGCAAGAAACATATAATAATATAAAAAAATATATTGTTATTGGAGGTGCGAATAAATATAAGAAAACTGAAAATAAAATTACTGTTATTTATAAGAAAAAACAATATACAAGAGTTATTTATATTTGCGAACGTAAGAAATATATAAAATTAAATAAAACTTTCATGTTATTATCAAAACTTAAAAAAATTTAATAATATATTATTATAATAGAAATAAATTTATTTAATAAAAAATGAATTTTTTTTAGTAGTAGTAAAAAAAAAGAACAAAAACAAAAAAATGAGGACTTAAAAAAACAACAAAATGAGGAACTAAAACAACAAAATGAGGACTTAAAAAAACAAAATAAGGAACTAAAAGAACAAAATGAGAAACTAAAAGAACAAAAAGAACACCAAAAAAACCAAAATGAATATCTAAAATATAAACTTCAATATCAAATTGAATATTTAAAAAAATTAATTATTAGTAAAACTAAATGTATTGATGATAAATGCGTATTAATAACAGATATTAAAATATTAATTGATACATATCTATCATATTTTTCAACTTATGGTGATGAAATAAATAAATTATTAGAAATTAAAGATAATATAAAAAACAAAATTACTAATTTTTTTAATATATTACAAACTATATTAAATATAATAAAAACTACTGATAAAGAAAAAATTAATAAACCAAACGTAAATATAATATTAAAAACATATATAGATATAATTAAAAATATTAATGTATTATTATATTATAATGTATTATATCATACTAATAATAAATATAATATGTTAATAAAAGGAATTGAATTTACTATTTTTTTAGAAGAAATTTTAAATTATTTTTTTAATAACGAAATTAAAATTTATTATAATGATGATATAAAAAATTTAAAAAATTATTTACAAATATTAGATAATAAATTATATAATTATATTGTTGAACTAGAAAATAGAGAAAAAAAATAGAAACATATACAGAAGAAGATTCAGAACCAAATATAAACACAGAAACAGATATAAAAAAAAATATAGAATATGATATTCAATCTTTAGATAAAAGATTTATATTATCTATTTATTCAATACAATTAAATGAAATTGATGAAATTGATTCTACTAAGTATGATAAAAATTATAATATTTTAAAAGAAACAAAAGAAGGAGGAAAAAATAAATATAAGAAAACTGAAAATAAAATTACTGTTATTTATAAGAAAAAACAATATACAAGAGTTATTTATATTTGCGAACGTAAGAAATATATAAAAATTAATAAAACTTTCATGTTATTATCAAAAATGAAGAAGTTATAAAAATAAAAATGTGAATTTTTAAATAATAATAAATAAAAAAATGATATAAATTAATAAATTATTCAAAATATTATAATGTTTGGAAAACCATTTATTAAAGATAGAAAATATTGCCTATTGGCAGTTTTCAAAAATAATATTTATCATTGTGCATCTTATAATAAAGATGATGATTATTGCGAAGTTATAACTTCCATTAATACTGGTGAAAAGTTTTATTCAATTAAAGGTTTTGTAGAGAGTATTCTTGGGATGAAATCAGTGAATGAATGGGACGAATGTCTTTATTACAATAGTAACAAAAATAGATGGAGGTCTATTAAATATCTTTTGAAGAACATTTAATTAGATAGTTATTTTTATATAGTCAAAAAAATATCATTTTTTGGCTTTTTTAAACTAAAAAAGATTTAAGGAGATTAACAATAAACCTTTAAATCTTTTTATATAATAGAATATATGTCTATGCTTTCTATTAAAAAAATATTTAAAGTATTAGAAAAACCAATAAATGTACCTAATATTAAAGTAAATGAGGTTATTTATAAAACAAAAGATGAAATTTCATCATTTATAAATAATTTTTTATTTCTAATAAAACTATATTTAAATAATATAAATACTTTATTACAAAACCCTTATATTATTAATTCTAAATTTTTAAATAATTTAAAATCATTATTCAATTTTATAAAAAAAAATATATTTGATTTAAATAATGATAAAAAGATAATTTTAATAAAATTATTAAAAAATTTAAAATTAATTATTATTAATATAAATATTTTATTATATAATATATTTTTAACTTTATTAGATATTAACATTTTAAATTTTTTAATAGATGGTATTGAAATATTTAAAAATTTAAATAATTTTATATTATATTTAGAAGGAGAACAACTTATATTAATATCATTTCAAATAATTCAAAAACCTGAAATAATATTAAAAACATTTGGAAGTATTCAAACATATATATTTAATTTAGATGATTTATTTTATGATGAAAAAATAAGAAAAATTACAAAAGAAGATATTAATAATAAAATTATATTATTATCTGAAGAAATTAGTAATTATTTTTCACAATCATTTAATAGTAAAAAAAGTATTGAAATTTTTGATAAAGATTATGATTATATATATTGCAATACACCTAAACTTATAAAAGAATTTGAAACTTATTTATTTATTTCATTAACAAAGTATTTTAATCAAATATTTGAATTAAAAACTTTAAATATATTGGATAATAAAAAATTAAAAGAATTATTAAATAATATTAAAACATTATTTAATAATTTATTAAAAAATAATATTCCAACACTTAAAATATTAATAGAATTAATTAATAATATAAGTCATTTATTATATATAAAAGATGATAATAAGAAATATAATATTTTAATAGATGGTATTGAAATAAATATATTATTGAAAAAACTTATAGAATATTTAGAAAATAATAGAAATATTATTAATTATAATAAATATGAAAATAATCCTAATAAAATATATAAATTTGATACTAAAGACCTTTTATATGGATATATGAGAAATAGAGATAATAGTATTGATTTTTATGAAAAAAAATATAATGAAGAACTATTAAAAACATATATAGATGGAAATATTTATTCATTTAATATAAATTTATTTGAACCAATTGAAATAAATATAAAAACAATTATAAAAATATCTGAATGTAAAACAAAAGAAGATATTATAGATTTTATATTAAATACAATCAATCCTTTATTACACATTTACCATTTAAAATGTCCGATTTTTATATCTTATATTCTTTGTATTTTCTTATTTTATTTTTCTTAATATAATCTGTTTGTCTATTATATGTTCCATTTAATATCTTCTTATAATAGTCTTCTGGTATTGCTTTTATTACTTCTTTAATATTATTATTTAAGTGTTCATAATATAATCCTTTTTTCTTATGTAATTTTGATTTTAGAAGACTAAAAAACATTTCTATACTATTTGTATAATGTTGATATGGTATTGAATAAATCAGTTTGTTATTTTTATTTATTAATTCTTTAACTCTTTCGTTTCTATGAGAACTTGCATTATCTAAAATAATAACCTTATTTTTATATTTATTAGTAATAATTTTTTCTAAAAATGCTAACAATCTATCACCATCTATACCACCTTTATTATACAATTCATAACCTATAACACCATTTATAGAAATAGCAAAAATACCAGTATATTTTTTGAAAACTTCTTGTGAATTAGTTTTTATAACACACCTTTTACCAACCTCATTATAACAATGATGTCTTAATTGTAATGAATTTACA